AAGTATAATGTGTGCAATATTTGGAAGTAGTGATAAAGACAAGTTTTTAGAACTTGCAAAATTGAATGAATACAGAGGTTCAACTGCTTGGTCTTGTACTATTTTAACTGCATGTAAATTTAAACACTATTATGAAGGTATAAATCTTGTCTCATCAGAATCAGTTGAGAAGAACCATCTCACTACTGATATGTTAATAGACTTGTCATCTACTATTAATGAATACGAGTCAGTAACTAAAAATGATAGTGGAGAGGTCACTTACTACCTTGGTCATACTCAAACACCAACAACACAAAGTTTAGAACATCATCCATCTGTTTATGGTGAAGATTATCTTTGGCACAATGGTATCATTAAAGAAAACCAAAGAGAGGTTTGGAAAAAACAATATGGTGAAGTAGAATGGGATACAGCTTTACTTCATAGACATATGATACTTAATGGAAGTCTATCTGATGTAGATGGGACATTCTCATGTGTAAGATACAGAGACAAAAAATTAAAAGTTTTCAGAAATGAAATAAGTCCATTGTTCTTTGATAAAGAACTGAACATAAGTTCAGTAGAATTTGAAGATGCAATGGAAACGGAGAGTGGTTTTGTTTATGAATTGGATATACAATCTAAAGAATTAGAAAAACAAAATCATTTTAAAACTAAAGAAAACCCATACTACTTTGGGTAGCGTGACAAAACCACGTTTATAAAAAATGGAGATATCATGAAATATGATGCAGAGTTAGGAAATAAAGTAAAGGAACATCTAGAAAGTCTAGGTGTAGAAACACCAATGAATGGTGGAAGAAGTGATAATGTGGATGAAATGGCAAGTGCTTTTCATACCATTATGGAAAGAATAGGTTGTGATATGCATGACGACAGTATGAAGGATAGTCCTCATAGAGTTGCATCAATGTATATCGATGAGTTATTTGTAGGGATGGATTATAACAAGTTCCCTAAATGTACTACATTTGAAAACAAATATAATTTTGATTCAATGGTAGTTCAAAAAAATATCATTGTTAAGTCAGTATGTGAACATCATTTTCAAACCATTTATGGTAAGTGTCATATTGCATACATCCCAAATCCCGAAACTGGATATGTTGTTGGGTTATCAAAACTAAATCGTATTGCAAACTTTTTTAGTCGTAGACCACAAGTACAGGAAAGGTTATCAGAACAGATTTTCAGAGCGTTACAATTTATTTTGGGAACAGAAGATGTTGCAGTGTTTATGGATGCAGACCATTTTTGTGTTAAAGCAAGAGGTGTAGAAGATGTAAACTCATCAATGACGACATCTAGATTAGGTGGTGCATTCTTTGATGATGAAAGAACTCGTAATGAATTCATTGCAATTATAACATCATGTTAACACTACCCGACATAATAGGTTATATTGGAGTAATAATATTGTTAGGAACTTATGCAGCCTTACAGTTAGATAAGATAGACCCTAAAGGTTTTTGGTATAGTTTTAATAATATGATTGTTGCTATACTTATAACAGTAAGTCTAGTATATAAGATGAATCCTGCTAGTCAAGTTATAGAAGTGTTTTGGTTTTTTATAAGTGCAATTGGACTTTGGAAATGGTATAGTAAGAAACATGATTAATTTTGAATATGTAATCTCGGGAATGACCATGGGTATGTCAGACATGTACAATAAAGTAGAAGTCTTAGAACCATATGCAGATACATTCAATGAAAAGGTTACACATATAGATAACAAGTATTCTAATCAAAATGTATCTATGTTGTTCAATTCATATTGTGAACCTAAACATGGTGAGACAATTAGAGAACTAATGCCTTCTTGGCATCATCACTTTTCAGATAGTGGTGGACTACAAATATCAAGAAGTAAGAAAGGACTAACACCCGAAATTAGAGATAAGATTTACACTCACCAAGCTACCTATTCAGATGTTGCAATGATATTCGATGATATTCCTGTAGAATTTGATGGGTCAAATACTGGTTGGTCAATGAAGACTTCTACAGCAGGTAGAAGATTTGTTAGAGAACTAACAGGCGAGAAAGCAAGGTCAACACTTGGAAATGTTAAAAGACAAATAGAAATCTTTAATAAGTTAGAGAGTGACACTAAGATAACACTTATCGTTCAAGGACAAGATGTAGACTCTTACAGAGAATACATTGAGACCATTGTTAATGGATTAACCGATGAAGAACTAAAAAGTTGTGTGTCAATATCTCTTGCATCTGCATGTTCGGGTTCAGGCTTCAACAATAGAATGGAAATGATTTATGCATGTAAAGAGTTTCAGATACCAATGGAACTTAAAAGTAATGTTCATTTATTAGGTGTTGGTTCACATGATATGATGACACCATTTTTTGTTTCACCCGAGTATTTTGACTTTGTTAAAACACTTTCATACGACTCATCCACACAAGCAAACTCATGGTTCTTTTCAAGATATAGAAATAAAGATTGGAAGAATATAGAGATTGATAGTCCAGCAGGTGATTACAGACAAAGAAGAAACGACTCTCCAAATACAGAGAGAGTAACATCAAGCACGGGTAAAACACTAGAACAAATGTATACCGAACAACTTGTCCCATCATATGGAGAACTCTTTGAATTAAATAAAGATGCATTTACTAAATTCGGAATTCCTAACCTTAAACATCTTATTGAAGAGTCAACCAAATGGTCTACAAAAAATGTCGAAAAGGCAAGACTATATAATAGTGATGAAGGAAAACATGGTGCTAAACTATTACCTTTCTTTAATCAAATGCAAGTAGTAGAACACTTTATGGATAGAGTTCAGAAACTAACAGATAATCCAAGTCAGATAAAGGACAGGGGATTATCTCAAGTTAAAGATTGGGATATGTTTATTAATGGTTGGTTACCTTATCAAGGAACTATGGATAAGTTACCAACAGAATTTGCTGGGAGTTTAAGTGAGTTTTTCTAATACACCTTTATTTGATGCAAAATACTACAGAGTTGTAGAGAATCCTAATGAAGAGGGAGCTGCAATTGAACTTACAGATGGTGACTGGGAAGGTCTTGTTTATCAATATGGTAAGGTGCAATTTGAAGAAGGGAAACCCAATATTAACTTTGAAAGAACTATAAGAAGATTACCAATTGGGGTAGAAAACACCGAAGATGCAATTGAAGAACTCCTAAATAATGGTGTACTAAATAAAGTCATGGGTGATATTTTACTAGAACTCATTGACGAACAAATCAAACGAGAGGAAAAAAACAATGGCAAGACAATATCATAGGTTTACAAAGGACAGTGATGCAGTAGCCCACGACCAAGAAGCACATATTTTTAATTGTGAAGAAGGTGAATTGGAAGCACTTAAAACTGCAAATGGTGGTTTTACATGGGTAGAACTAGTTGCAGATGAAGACGTACCCGACCCTGCTTAATTAAAGGAATAGATTATGAACAAGAGAAATTCTAAAAGAACAAATTAAACGTCACGAAGGTGAAGTACTAGAAGTCTATGCAGATTCACTAGGATACTTAACACTAGGTGTCGGACATCTTATCAAAGAAGGTGATAGTGAACACGGACAACCTGCTGGAACACCAGTAAGTCAATCTACTGTTGATGCATATTACGAATCAGATTTTGATAAACACGTAGATGAAAACTATTCATGTGTTTGAATCAAAGGGTGGAAAGGATTTCTATTCTTTACCCGAAGACATTCAACATGTACTAGTCAACATGACATTCAACTTAGGTGGAAGTCGTTTTGGTAAGTTTAACAACATGTGGAAAGGTGTTGTATCTGAAGACTGGGAAAAGGTTGCAGTAGAAATGGAAGACTCTCGTTGGTTTTAAACAAGTCGGAAGACGAAGTGTTGAACTACAGGAAATGGTGCGTTCTTGTGTTTGAGGCCCAATTTTTGACATCTAATAACGATAAATCAGTCAAGTGTTTAAGACTTGAAAATGGAGATACCATCATAGGATTTGTATCAGAAAACAAATTTTTTGGTAAAACAACATACACCATCGAAGATACACATGCATGTATAGTTCAAGTAGATGGAGGCAACATGGAAGTTGGTCTTGCACCTTGGTTACCATATGCAAAGGACTATACTTTTCAGATTAAAGGTATAAGAGTTGTAACAACTTTTGAACCAAGACCACAACTAGAAACTAACTTTAGAGTTCTTATCGGTAAACAAAGAGGTAAGTAATGGAAAACGATTTTCTGTTAAAGGCTCTTCAGAGTAAATATCAAGGTGACATGGATGTTGCCTTGGCAAACCTTAAAGTTTATCAAATGAATCCTAGTGGAATCGGAGAACATCCCGAAATCATCCAAGCTATGGATATGGAAGTGGAGAAATACTGTACTGCAAAAGAGAAGTATGAAGCAGTCAGTGAACTCTTAATTCCTTCACAAAACGACCAAAAAACACTTGTAGAATAAGTCATTCTGTAGTATAATAACTACATGGATTTCTATACTAATGTCTGCAGAACACGTGACAAAATTCTAGTCACGGGTTATCAAGGAAACAAAAAACAACAACTATCGGTTGCATACCGACCAAATCATTATGTCCCATCTAAAAAGGGGGAGACTGCATACAGGTCTCTTGATGGGAGACCACTTGAGGTTGTCAATCTCAATTCAATGGGTGGTGCAAGAAAGTTCAGAGAAAGTTATCAAGGAACCAGTGGATTTGATATCCATGGGTATGACAGATACATCTACACCTATATTGCAGACAAGTGGCCAACAGAAGTTGAATGGGATTATACCAAAGTAAAAATTGCAACACTTGACATTGAGTGTGAATCAGAAAATGGATTTCCCGAACCAACCATTGCACAAGAAAAGGTCAATGCAATAACAATCAAACCATTCAGACACAATGCACATACATTTGGTATTGGTCGTTGGGATGAATGTCCTAGCAATGTTGTTTACTATGAATGTAAAGACGAGGCACACTTACTAGAAGAGTTTATCAAACACTGGAGAAAGGCATCCTATGATATCATTACTGGTTGGAATGTAGATTCGTTTGATATCACATATCTCTGTAATCGTATTGATAGATTGTTTGGAGAAGACCAACACAAAAGATTATCACCTTGGAATATGTCTGATTTTAGAGAGTTCACTTCCTATGGATATCAGAAGAATCAGAAATACACTTTGTATGGAATCAATGTTATTGATTACATGGAGTTGTATCAGAAGAGAACTTTCGTCAATCAAGAATCATATTCATTGAATCACATTTCCCATGTTGAATTGGGTAAAGCAAAACTAGATTACTCGGAACATGGTTCACTACATGGACTTTACAAGAATGATTATTCTAAGTACCTTGCATATAATGTGCAGGATGTTGTTCTCGTAGAAGACTTAGAAGAAAAACTTGGACTACTAGAATTGACTATGACGATGTCATATGATGCCAAGTGTAATTACTCTGATACTTTTGGAATGGTAAAATACTGGGAAACTATTATATACAACTTCCTTAAGAAACAAAACATCCAAACACCACCACAAAAATTAAAACAAACCAAGACACATTCTATTGTCGGTGCATATGTCAAAGAACCTATTGTAGGGAAACATGATTGGGTAATGTCATTTGACTTAAACTCACTCTATCCACATTTAATCATGCAGTTCAACATATCACCCGAGACAATAATCAAAGGTGGTCAGAGAATGGATGTAACCATTCAGAATATGCTTGATGGTGAATCAGACTTATCCCAACTTAAGAAGTCCAACAGAACAGTTGCACCTAATGGAGTAATGTTCAAACGTGACAAACAAGGATTCCTTCCCGAACTCATGGAAACATTTTATGATGAACGTAAGATGTGGAAGAAGAAGATGATTGAGTATCAGATTGAAAAGGAATCATGTAAAGAACCTAAACGAAAAAAAGAATTAGAGAGTCTCATCAAACGTGCATACAATAATCAACAGGTAAGAAAGATTGCACTTAACTCTGCATATGGGGCTCTTGCAAATCAATACTTTGCATTCTTTGACCCAAACCTTGCAGAAGCAATTACCATGTCGGGTCAGTTAGTTATTAAGGTTGCAGAGAAAACAATAAACAATTGGATGAACAATGTCCTTAAAACAGAAGACGAAGATTATGTAATTGCAATGGATACCGACTCAGTTTACATTACTTTTGATAAACTAGTGTCACAAGTGTTTCCCGAAGACACCGACAAGGGTAAAATATGTGACTTCCTCAACACTATCGGACAAGACAAAGTAGAACAGGTTCTTGCAAAGGGATATGACGAACTTGCAGATTACACTAATGCATTCCAACAGAAAATGCAAATGGGTAGAGAGGTCATTGCAGACAGAGGTATTTGGACTGCAAAGAAAAGATATATCCTAAACGTATTTGACAATGAAGGTGTGAGATATGAAACACCTAAACTCAAGATGATGGGTATTGAAACTGCAAAGTCCAGTACACCACAATGGGTCAGAGGTAAACTTACAGATGCATTTAAAGTTGTCATGAACGGAACCGAAGAAGAATTATGGGATTTCGTAGAGACTGCACGAAAGGATTTTAGAAACCTTCCAGTAGAAGATATGGCATCACCAAGAGGATGTAACAACTTACAGAACTACAAAGATGCATCAATGATTTACGGAAAGGGAACACCTATCCATGTCAGAGGTGCATTACTTTACAACCACCAATTAGAGAAGAAGAACATCCATAAACGATACGAACTGATTATGAATTCTGATAAGATACGTTTTACATATCTTACACTTCCTAATCCAATCAACGAAAATGTTATTTCGTTTCCAAACGTCCTTCCAAAGGAACTTGACTTAAACAAGTATGTGGATTATGATATGCAATTCAACAAGTCATTCATAGAACCATTGAAAGCAGTCATTGGGTTAATTGGGTGGAATGTTGAACCAGTTGCAAGTTTAGATTCATTTTTTTCATAAATAAAACTATGTCTACTAAGAACTTTAAACAAGCAGAATTCCATGTAACAATCGTTAAAATCGTGGATGGAGATACAGTGGACGTAGATATCGACCTTGGTTTCTCTACTGTTCTAAAAAAACAGAGAGTTCGCTTGATGGGTATAGACACCCCCGAGTCTAGAACAAGAGATTTAGTAGAGAAGTTATTTGGAAAGGCTGCAAAAGCACATCTTAAACATCTTCTTTCAGAAGGTGAAATTACATTAGTTTCTCATGACAAAGGTAAGTTCGGAAGAATCCTTGGAGAACTATTCGTTTCTAATGGGGATAACCCAGTATTAACAGAAGATAGAGTCTCAGTCAATCAACAAATGATTAATGACTATCATGCAGTAAAATATACTGGTGAGAACAAAGACACTACAGAACAGAGACATTTAGAACATCGTAACCTTCTATTGGAGAATGGAACTGTTACTCAAGAACAGGTGGACGAGGTATCATAATGATTATCACGATGATGGATTGCTTTTATATAATGATGATTGCAGTCATATTCGGATTCATAATTCATCTAGAAGTTCAAATTAGACTTCTAAGAGTCATGATGGAAGAACACACCAAAGTTTCAGGCAATATGAAAGATTGTTATGAGACAATACAAAAAATAGAAGAAAAACTCTAAAAACCCCTTGTAAATTTCACCAACCATGTGTATAATAGATGTATACATTATGGAGAAGTGTTATGTCATTTTTAAAAGATTTAGTAAAAGCATCAGGAAACGAATATGCAAATATAGTTTCTGATGGTGTTGCAGCTGGAGATGTAGATTCGTTTATTGATACGGGTTCTCATATCTTCAATGCACTATTAAGTGGTTCACTATATGGTGGACTTCCCTCAAACAAAATTACTGCAATAGCAGGTGAATCTGCAACAGGTAAAACCTTTTTTGCACTAGGTATGGTTAAACAATTCCTAGAAGACAACAAGGATGCCGCAGTAATTTACTTTGAATCTGAATCTGCAATATCGAAAGATATGATTGAAGACAGAGGAATAGACTCATCAAGAGTTGTTATTGTTCCCGTTGTTACAGTCCAGCAGTTCAGAAATCAAGCAATCAATATACTTGATAAGTATATGGAAACCCCAAAGGACAAACGTCCACCAATGATGTTTTGTTTAGATTCACTTGGTATGTTATCAACAACCAAAGAAATCGAAGACACTGCAGAAGGTAAAGAGACCAAAGATATGACTCGTGCTCAAATCACCAAAGGTGCATTTAGAGTATTGACGTTGAAACTAGGTCGAGCAGGTATCCCTATGATTGTTACAAATCACACATATGATGTGATTGGTTCTATGTTCCCTCAAAAAGAAATGGGTGGTGGTAGTGGACTCAAGTACGCTGCATCATCAATTATCTATCTCTCTAAGAGAAAGGAAAAGGAAGGAACGGAAATCGTTGGTAATATCATTCACTGTAAGAATGCAAAGTCAAGATTGACTGTTGAGAACAGAGTGGTTGATGTAAGGTTATCATACGACAAAGGGTTAGACAGGTACTATGGTCTATTAGACATGGCACTTGCACTAGGTGTATTTGAGAAAGCATCTACAAGAGTTAAACTTCCAAATGGTAAAACCGAATTTGGTAAGACAATTAACAACAACCCCGAAAAGTACTTCACACCCGAAGTGATGGAAAAATTAGAACAAGTAGCACAGGAATACTTTAAATATGGAAACACGAATAGAACAGACAATTCTGAAGAATCTGATTCAGAGTGAAGAGTTTACACGGAAGGTCATCCCGTTCATAAAGGACGAGTATTTCACCGACCAAACAGAGAGGACAGTATTTACAGAAGTAAAGGATTACTTTGACAAATACACCAAAGCACCAACAGTCGAAGCACTTCTCATAAACCTTGATAACAATACCTCGTTAAACGAGAATGTGGTAAAAGGTTCTAAGACAATAGTTGATGCAATTGGAAAATCCAATGAACCCACTCCATCCGAATGGTTGGAAAACGAAACTGAACAATGGTGCAAAGATAGAGCAATCTATATTGCAGTCATGGATAGTATCGAGGTCATTGATAAGAAGTCTCAAAGGTCAACAGGTGAAATACCCGAACTCCTTAAGGATGCACTTTCCGTGTCCTTTGACGTGTCAATCGGACACGACCAAATCGAAGACAAGGATGCAAGATTTGAATTCTACAATACGGAAGAAGAGAAGTTACCTTTCGATTTAGAATACTTCAATAAGATTACTAAAGGTGGATTACCCAACAAGACACTCAATATCTGTTTAGCAGGTACGGGTGTCGGTAAGTCATTATTCATGTGTCACATGGGTGCAAGTCACTTGATGATGAACAAGAATGTTCTTTACATCACAATGGAAATGTCAGAGGAAAGGATTGCAGAGAGGATTGATGCAAACATCATGAATGTCCCAATGCAAGAGTTACCCGAAATGTCTAAGAAGATGTTTGATAAGAAGATTGATAAGATTGCAGAGAAGACTAAAGGTAGATTGATTGTTAAAGAATATCCTACTGCATCTGCACATGTCGGTCACTTCAGACATTTACTACAAGAACTTGATATTAAGAAAGATTTCACACCCGATATCATATTCATAGATTACCTAAACATATGTGCATCACATAGGATTAAGCCTGGTGCTGGTGCAAACTCTTATACACTTGTTAAGAGTATTGCAGAGGAACTTAGAGGACTTGCAGTAGAGTTTGATGTACCAATTATGAGTGCAACTCAAACAACACGAAGTGGTTATGGTTCTACTGATATTGAACTAACAGATACTTCAGAGTCATTTGGATTACCAGCAACTGCAGACTTAATGTTTGCATTGATTACATCTGATGAGTTAGAAGAGTTAGACCAGTTAGTTGTAAAACAATTGAAGAACCGATACAATGACCCAACTATATTCAAAAGATTTGTCATAGGAATTGACAGAGCAAGAATGAAGTTGTATGATTGTGAACAAGAAGCTTTTTTTAGCTCAAGAAGAATTGATTGAGTCTGCAGTGAATGATGATGTTCCTGTATTTGATAGAGGAAGAAATGACGGACAGAAAAGAGATTTCAACGATTTTAAAATCTAAAAAACCCCTTGTCAGTGAGTGTCTTTTTTATGTATAATACCAGTATGAAAAACTTAATAACAATATTAACAGTAGGACTACTCACAGCATGTGGTGGTGGAAGTTCAGTAACACCAATAGAACTACAAACATTAACAACGACTGGTGGTAATCCACCTATGGGTTCATCCCCTATATTGACCACTGTAGTCATTGATGGATATGTAGAAGGTGCAAATGTCTTTATAGATATGAACTGGAATCTAACTCAAGATGAGGGAGAACCAAGTGCAGAATATGATAGTGATACACAATCTTATTTCTTTACGGAATCCCAATTTAGTGCAGTCAATAACTTTTCAACAACAAACTGTTCATTGAATAGACCTAGGATTGCAGAAGTACCAATAGGTGCATATGACTCGGAACGTGGATATGTAGAAACTGCATATACAATGAGTTATTATCCACCCACATATAATCAGAATAGTGGACGTGCAAATGTAACACCATTCACTACATTGTTTGCAGAATATGTTACCGATGCATTACAAGGTGTCAGTATAACAGTTGCAGATAGTTGTGGGTCAACTGCAGATACTGTTTCACAAACAGTTATAGAAAAGGTAGACAGTGTTCTATACGACCTCTATCAAAACTTTAATCAATCAGCAGACCAATTGTATTCAGACTTTATTGCAAGTGGTGATACAGAATTACAAGCTATAGGAGAAAGGATTGTAGACTTCTTAGGAACTATTAACAAGGTTGCAGATGTATTAGAAAATGAATACAATCTTCCTATGTTATCAACCCTAAATCCCGAATTAATATCTACCATTCTAAATGGAACAGAGTTCTCTACCATTACATTCAATCTAATGAATGAAACAGTAGGGTGAACAAGTAGATGATGATTTTAGATTTCAGAGACGACATTTGTTCTATAACATTGTTGCAAATGACCAAGGTCAAATACTAGATGCAGAGGGAAATCCTATTGTAATATCTTCGACCACATTAAGTGAGGTTGCAGATACATCTATATCAGAAAACTATGAATCAATAGGAGATACTTTTGAGACACCAGTTATCATTGCAATAGAAGTAATCAATGGTGTATCCGATAGTTACATAAGATTCTTATCGGGTAATGGACATCTTGCATATACTATAAGAGGAGACATGAGATTCGTTCAAAATGTAGTTCCTATGGAATCTGATTTTGAAATACGAATGAATAATACAAACAACACATACTATGATTATGACCTACTTGACCTTATGTCATATAGAGATGTGTATACCATACAGAACATTTACACCGAACTTAGTCAACTATCCACTGTAATGTCAAGTTATGAGACACTTACATACCTATTGTATAGTGGAGACTTGATTCAGTACAATGAAAACAACCATGCATATACCAATGGCCCTTCAACAAGGGAAACATGTGAGGTTTTCCAAGGTGCATCAGTTACAACTTACTATGATAATGAGGGGTATAATATTTGTTCTAATAATATGCAATAAATAGATATACATTATGAAGAAGAACCTCAAGTCTAGTGACGTAATCAATGCATTAACTGATAAAATACAGTTAAAGAAAGACTTACGTGTAGCAAAAAAACAAGACGATTCCCAAAAAACTGCTAAAATTTCCAAACAGATTGCAAAAATCGATAAGAAACTCCACTCGATACCATTGAAGAAATCCTAAATAAAGGTATACATTTAGGAGATACTCATGGCATGGGCAGATGAAATAGCAGGTCACAATACTTTAATTGATGATATGCAAAGACAAAAAGACTGGATTAGTGGTGTAAGTCGTACATGGTTTGAAGGTGTAACAACTGGAACCAGTTTAATAGAAAGAACAGCAGATGGTGCTGTCGGATATTTTACTGCATGGAGAACTGCAAACCCTTCAGCAACAGCAGAAAGTGACCGAGCAGGATACGAACTTTGGGATTACTGGATTAATGGTCAGATGGGTAGTGGTTCTGAGTCTAAAACCAAAGACGAAGTTGTAGTTGAATTAACTAACGGAATAGCAGCCATTACTGCAGATAGAGACAGTTTACAAGCAAAAATAGACAACGGAGAAGTTGACGGGGGTTAACATACCTTTTCAATTCTTATAAATAGTAGATACAGAGAGAGTATTTACTATGGCAGTCAAAAACCTACATTTAGAACACTTAGAAGACGAAATCATTAATAATGGTATCGATGGTGGTCGTGCAGCTATAAACTTCTTACAGGGTCTTAGAGACATGATGAAGGGGAAGTCTAAGAAAGGTGTCAACATGACTGTTAAGTGGGATGGAGCTCCTGCTATCTTTTGTGGAAAACATCCCGAGACTGGTCAATTCTTTGTTGCAAAGAAGTCCCTATTCAATAAAGAACCTAAGTTCTATACATCCGAACAACAAATCAAAGATGCACCCGAATTGGGTGGTGCATTAGAGTCTAAGTTCTTAGACTCATTCAAATACTTGTCTGCACTATCATTTTCTGATGTCTTACAGGGTGACTTAATGTTCACTGATGATAAGAAGATGCAGAAGATGGACAACGGAAACTTCGTTACATTTCAACCAAACACAATAATGTATGCAGTAGATATCGAGTCAGACCTCGGTAAAGAGATTGCAAATGCAAAACTAGGAATAGTATTCCACACTACTTACACTGGTGATTCAATAGAAAACCTAAGTGCATCATTCGGTGCAAACACATCTAAGTTAGGACATAGTAAAGATGTATGGGTAGATGATGCATCATATAAAGATGTCAGTGGTAAAGGTTCAATGACTGCAAAGGAAACACTTAAGTTAACACAAACACTTTCCATGACAGGTAAACAGTTTCATCAAATCAAAAGACCAACACTACAGAAGTTTATGAAGGTGCAAGAGACTATTGCAAAGAAAGGTGCTGGTGCAACTTACAAGACCTACTGTAACACACTAATACGACAAGGAAAGTTTAACCCAACATACGCAGGTTATATGAAACACTTTGAGAACTATTGGAGAGACAAAGTAGTTGCAAAGGTTAAGATGGAAAAGACTAAACAAATTAAGAAGGAAATCGGAGAACAACTTTATAACGAACTCAGAGGTATGAAGAAGTTCATAGAGGCACTTACATCATTTATGTTACACTTAGTAGTAGCAAAACAACTTATTATCGTTGCATTAAATAGAGTGAAATCAATAGGTACTTTCGTAAAGACCTCAACAGGATTTCAAACAGTCAACCCTGAAGGTTATGTTGCAATTGATAATGATGGTAAGGCAGTCAAGTTGGTAGACCGAATGGAATTCTCACTAAATAACTTTACAGTTGCAAAGGATTGGGACAAATAATGAAACTAAAAACATTCGGACAATTTGCATTACCCGATTATCCTGTTCAAACAGAACCATCTGAAGATAATGATGAGTGGGTGACTGGTGATGGTGCAAAACCATACACTTGGAATGGTTCAAAGGAAGCTGATGCAAACTTAAATGACATGAGTAAAGAAGTAGAGAAGGATAGGAAATGAAAACATTCAACGGATTTTTAACAGAAGCAAAGAGACCTAAAGGTGCAGTGTTTACCTTTGGTCGTTTCAATCCACCTACAACAGGACATGCAAAGTTAGTTAAACAATTACAAAAAGTTGCAAAAGGATTTGATGTATTACTATTCACTTCACACTCCAATGACCGAAGAAAGAATCCCCTAACACATAAACAAAAGATATCATACCTCAGAAAATTCTTTGGTAAGATTGTTGTCGACTCTACAGTAAGAACTGTATTTGATGTTGCAAATCAATTACAACAACAGAAGTATACTCACGTAAGGATGGTAGTTGGTTCAGATAGAATTAGAGAATTTGAAACACTACTAAACAAATACAACGGAGTGAAAGCACGTCATGGTTTCTATAAGTTTGAAAGTATAGAAGTCGTATCAGCAGGGGAGAGAGACCCCGATGCAGATGATGTCAGTGGAATGTCTGCAAGTAAACTCAGAGGATATGCAGAACAAGGAGACTTTGATAACTTTAAAGTTGGAGTCCCATCAAAGAATGCATCAGACATTCAGAGACTATACAAAGACATTCGTAAAGGAATGGGTATCATGGAGTCAACACTACCCGACTACATGAATGAAGATTTAATTACAGAGGGTGTTTATGACCCAGGCATCTTCAAAGCAGTCTTCCTAATGGGTGGGCCAGGCAGTGGTAAGTCAACAGTAGTAAATAAACTATCTCTAAAGGCAATGGGTCTTAAGTTGGTAAACACTGATAAAGCATTTGAAAATGGATTAAAGAAAGCAGGACTTGGTCTTGATTTAAGAAACATGGATGCAAAAGACAGAGACCCTATCCGTGCAAGAGCAAAGACCATTACTGCAAAGAATATGTCTGCATACATAAAAGGTCGTTTAGGAATGGTATTCGACACTACTAGTGCAAAGGCAGGTAAAATATCATCTTATAAGAAACAGTTAGATGCACTAGGATATGAATACAAAATGATATATGTAAGTGCATCGTTGAATAATGCACAAGCAAGAAATGAAAAACGTGCAAGAAAACTACCACCCGAAATTGTTAAACAAGATTGGGATGCAGCTCAAAAGAATGCACAAGAATTTAAAAAAATGTTTGGTAAAGAATTCCTTGAGATTACAAACGATGACGATTTAAAATCTTTAGAGAGTAAAACAACAAAAATTTCAGGTAAACTTATAACATGGAGTTCTAAGTTCCCTAACAATAAACTTGCAACAAACTGGAAAGATTCAGAATTGCAGAAGAAAAAGAGATAAATAGTAGTATGATGACTTTTAGACAACTATTTGAAAGGGACTATAAGAAGGAGTATGAAAACTACCATTCTAAACCCGAACAAAAGAAACGTAGAGCTGCAAGAAATGGTGCAAGACGTATTCTAAAAGATAGAGTTGGTATAAAGGGAAAGGATGTACATCATAAAGACAATAACCCTATGAACAATGACAGAACAAACTTATCTATTGTATCAATGAAATACAACAGAAGTGAACCAAGGAAAAGAACGTAATGAATACATTTAAAAACCTATTTCTAGAAAGTGACTATGACCCAAGTGTTCATGAAAGAGGAACAGATGCTGGTCGTAAATGGGCTCAAGAATTCACGCCTGGTCAGTCTGTTGACAGTTTTATTAAAGAAGACATCAAACGACAAAAAGATTTCTCTGCAAAAACATTCAGTCAAGTAGTAGGTAATCCACTAGAAGGTTATCCATATAACGAAGAGATGCAAGTCAATGAAGTTGCACAAGACAAAGATATAGAAGACAAAGAAGGAACACAACCAGCAAAGTATCATAAAGGTCTATCAAAATCAACCAAACAAAAAAGAGATGCACACTTCAAAGCAAAGAAGAGTGGTGAGGCACCTGGCGATGCAGATGCAGAAACTAAACCATCTAAACATACTGTAAAAGCAAAACAGATGTTCGGAGAAGATAGTGGTCTTCAAGCAAAAGCAGACAAGTCAGGAATATCAAAAGGTATCTTACAAAAGGTTTACAATAGAGGATTAGCTGCATATAAAACAGGACATAGGCCAGGCACTACTGCACCTCAGTGGGCAATGGCACGTGTCAATTCTTTTATCACTAAAGGTAAGGGAACTTGGGGTGGTGCAGACCAAGACCTTGCTAAACAAGCAAAAGGTAAATCTGAAGAAGTAGAAGAGTCAAGATACTCAGATGAAAAGAACAAACGTCAAAAAGCAACCCTCAAAAAACATGACAGTGCAATGATTAAAGTTGCAAGAAAGTCTATTAAGAAGTACGATGCAAATAATAAAAACAAGAATGAAGATGTAGAAGAAGCATGTTGGAATGGATACAAACAAGTTGGGATGAAGAAGAAGGGGAACAAGGAAGTTCCAAATTGTGTTCCTGAAGCAAACACTATGGGTAATGTTAAAAAGACATTATCAAAAGTTAAAGGATTGTCTTCAGACCAATTAAAAACTCTCATGACAATACCTCAAAGTCAACTCATGGTAATTGCACAACAGTTATCTTCATTAGTAATGGGTGAAGAGATACATGAGTCTCAAATAGAAACACACTTACCTCAGTTAGATGAAGTCATGTCAATGCAGACACGTCTAAAGATGAAGAAGGCATTCAGAAAGAATAAACATAAGATTGCAATCGGAAGAAAGAAAGCTGCAAAAAGAATGGTGTTAGACCCTAAGAAGATTGAGAAACGTGCAACTAAAGCTGCAAGAAAGGTATTAGAGAAGAAGTTTCTTAAAGGTGCAGATAAAAACTCATTAGGACATGCTGGTAAAGCTGCACTAGAGAAAAAGATTGAGAAGAAAAAATCAGTAATCGCAAAGATTGCTCGTAAACTAAAAAAAGTTATCCGTAAGAAAGAGTCAATGAAGTTCAAGAAGAACAAAGAAACTTGGGATAAAGCAGGTAAGGACTTAAAGAGTAAAAAATAATGAAAACATTCCATCAATTAGCAATCACTGAAACACTAGAAACACTTCAAAAGGAAGGAACTAACCTACTGGACAATCCGTTCAGGTTGGGTTCTGCAATGTACTTTGAGGTAATCAATGAAGCAAAGAAGATGGTTGCAGAACAAAGATATAGACTAACTGAAGTAGATAAACAAGTCATAGAAACAAACCTAGGGGAATTTGATGTCCATGAAGGTAACTATGTACCACTTGATTGTCCTATGATGGTCGAAGAAGAAGAGAAGGGGAAGGAACCACCAATCGGTAAACCAAAAGCAGGTGGCCCAAAGAAGTTTTATGTGTATGTTAAAGATGGTGATAAGGTTAAGAAAGTCACATTCGGAGATACATCAGGTCTATCAGTAAAATTTAAAGACCCAAGTGCAAGGTCATCTTATGTTGCAAGACATAATTGTGACACTGCAAATGACAAGACAACACCAGGCTATTGGAGTTGCAGACTTCCAAGATATGCATCACAACTCGGATTGAGTGGTGGTGGGTCGTTTTTTTGGTAGACTAAATATCAGTGTAGGAGATTTATTATGAAGAAATTATACCATACTTATGCAATGGATGAAAGATATGCAGAAGTATTCAAGTCAGATTTAGGTTTTGAAGTAGACCTTTACGAAAACGATACATTACTAGAGACTAGAGAAGTCCATGACAAATCAGAAGGATATGCAGAAGATGTTGCAGAAAACTGGGTCGATGGAATGTTTGACATAGAACCTAAAGAAGGTAGTTTCTATGGGTACAATCAAAAGAATGACAACTACTACCCTGGCTTAGATGACTAAACCATACGAAGAAATTGTAGAACAACACGGAACAGGAACAAAGTTTGTTATAAGAACTTTTGAAGAGTCCGTAGATAGTAATGAACTAGTGTGGCATAGGGATAGAGAACACCGAACAGTTCATGTGTTATCAGGAAGAGGATGGGAATTGCAACATGATGATGCATTACCCATAGAGTTAAACATAGGAGAAGACTACTATATTCCCGAAATGACCTACCATAGGTTAATAAAAGGTGAAGATAACTTAGTGGTTAGAATTAAAATTACATAAATAATATCATGAGTTACAAATCAGAGAACTGGCAAGACAAATTAGCAGAAGTTAGGAATAGTATTGTTTCTAAGGATGGTTCTGTGGAAAAAACTGCAGACGAAATCATCAATGAAGAGATTGAGGCAGAACTTAAGTCATTCTTTGCAGAAGAACCCGTAGAACTGGACGAAATCAAACAACAAGAAGTTGATGCATTGAAGAAGTTGTCTAAGGACATGCAAGCAGTTCTAAAAGGTTATCAGAAGATTGTAAAGATGGGTGACAACGAACTTAAGGACAAGAAGTATAACAAAGATTACGAAGCAGTCCTTAAAGCAAGAGATGTCATCTTCTCATTGATTGGTAAAGTAAACACTCAAAAGATTTTAAATAAAGAAGAAGTAGTAGTAGAAGAGAAACTCTCACTAGAAAAGACTATTTCTAAACTTACAGAAAAAAATATGTTAGGTAGACTTGCAAAGTCCATGGAACTTAACGAAGACAACAAGGATAAACTATTTAACTATTTCGATAAAGGGGAATTAGAACAATGAGCATACAAGATTTAACACTAGGGTTGGTAGAAACTGCAAAGAGAATTGCAGAAGACTCAGCTGCATATAAGAAGTTTTTTAACGATTCACTAAAGAAATTTGGTGTAACATCTCCTGAAGAGTTATCTGCAGAGAAGAAAAAAGAATTCTATAACCACATCGATGCAAACTGGAACTCAGATGATGAGCCTGGTTCAGATGGTAAAAAAGATAAACCTAAAAAAGACGTTGATGAAGGTAAAGGAATGCCACCTTGGTTGAAGAAAGGTAAAAAAGACGACAAAGACTCTGAAGACGAAGACGAAGTCAAAGAAGAAAAAGATGACGAAGACGAAGAAGATGAGGAAGAAGTCGAAGAAGGTCTTAACGCTGGATACAAATCTAGTAAAACTAAAGATTTAAAAGCATCTGCATGTAAGTCAGAAGAAAAAGAAGATGACGAAGATGAAGATGAGGAAGAAGTAGAAGAAGGTAAATTACCACCTGCTCTTCAGAAAGCAATCGACAAGAAGAAAGGTAAAGACTCTGATGACGAAGACGAAGTCAAAGAAGAAAAAGATGAAGATGAAGATGAAGACGAAGATGACAAAGAAGTCAAAGAGTCAAACACTTTAGATGCAAATCTATTAGAAAGAGTTTTAAAAGAGTTAAACATAGGATAGTCCAATGAACTTATTTGCAGAGTCAAAGAAAGTTTTAGATAAGGACGGGAAGGTAAATCCTCTCGGGCCTTATGGTAAAATGAAACTTACAGGTAGAGAAGTATCTGCCTATTTCCGTAGAAACAAAATATCCGACCCACAAGTTAAAAAGGCAGTAGAAGTTGCACTTGACATGGGTGGTGCAATGGATATTGCTGGTAAAGAGATTCAAAAGTTCTATGGTCGAGAAGTAAGAAATTCAAAAGAAGTCAAATCTGCACTAAAGTATGCAAACGAATCCGTGATAGTAGACGGAGACTCACTTGAAGAAGAAGTTCTTACAGAAGGAATGTCTAAACTATTATCACCAGCACAACAGAAAGGTGTTCTAAAGAAATGGAATGAACCTGAAGGGTCAACATTTGCTAAAGACGTATACAGTAATGCTAAGATAGCAAACAAGAAGGACTTTATTGTTACTTCACATTCAGTTAAGGATGGAGATTACTACTTATCACTTTTAGGTAATGCACCCGAAGGTAAAGAGGACAAACCTCTAACTAAAGCAAACATAAACATGAATGCAGATATCAGAAAGATATGTAAAAAATGGTCAACTGCAGGAAAAACATCACCTAACCCAGCAGGAATGTGTTTCTTAGAAATAGAAAGAGAGTTGTGTGATAAGAAATACAACAAGTTTGCAGCTGCCGATACAATGGTAAGAGAAGTTGTATGGGGTATGGTAGAAGACATCATGGGAATAAAAATTAAAACCGCGTAGGAACTATTATGGACGGAAAGAAATTTAACAAATTAGCAAAAGTATCCAAGTCAAGAAAGATGGGTAAAATCATGGTTGATGAAGATGTCATGGGCCAAGACCCATTGAAAGGATATCCTTTTCAGAAGAAATTCTCAGTAGAACAATCATTCAGAAACATGGTAGAGACTTCAAACCTTAACTTATCAGAAGATGATGGTGAAGGTGGTAGAACTGATGGATTGGATAAATCCCCTAGTGAGATGACCCCTAAACAAAGAAAAGCAAAGGCAGACCACGACAAAGCAAAACGAGACAGAGATTTAAGAAAGCAACAAAGAGTTGCACAAATGCGAAAAAACCAAGCACATGCAGACACACCTGCTGAAAAGGAAAGAAAGAGAAAAGACAGAGAAAAGAATCTTAAAGCGTTTGGTGCAAAGGGTGGTGAAACTGCAAGACAAAGAGCAAATCGTTTAGGACATTCACAATCAGAGAGTAATGAGTTTAACACATACAGAAACATGATTGATATGTGGGAAGAGAACTTACAAGAAGAAATGATTTCTTACAGAGTTAAGAAGATGCAGAAACCCGAAGAACAAAAATTCATTCGTTCTGCTAAAATGATGGGTCTAAAGATTACTATGGACAAAGGTAGAGACGATACAGTAATCGTTATGAGTGGAACTAAAAAGAAACTCAGAGACTTTGATGCAGTTGCAAGAGGCAAATCATCATATGGTGACCCTTCAACAATCAAACACTTTGACGAAGAAATTGTATCAGAAGGTAAGAAGATACAAGACATAGTTCGTAAACACAAAAGAGAACTTCAGAAAGCACAGAGAAGTGGTAACCTAGACCTATCTAAGAAAGCAGAAGACGAACTTAGTAATTGGGCAAGTTCCAGTGGTGAGATTCGTGGAGACGATGAAGACGAATTCATTGACTGGTTAGATAGTAACCTTGACGATTTAGTTAAAGGTAAAATCAAAGAAGAAGTTATACATGAAGAAGTGCCAGAATCATTAAAAAATCAAATCAAACAGGCACAAGCAAATCTCGAAAGGGCAAGAAAGTTTAGAGCTCAATCATATGAAAGAGGTGATGGCCAATCAACTCAAAGAAGAAGAAAACAGAAAGTTTGGGATGCTGAAGACAAATTACAGGCACTCAGAGATAAAGCAGACCGCCTAAGAGAAGAAAGTACTGTAACAGAAAATGCAGACATGGTAATCCACGTTGATGATAAACTTCAAACAAATCTTGTCACTAAATATGCAACTAAATTCGGACTAAAATCAAAGAAAACTAAAATTTCTTGGTCAGGTAAAGACGGAGTTGTTGTATCAGGTGATGCAAATAAATTAAAGAAGTTTATGTCATCAGTTGAAAAAGTATTTAACGAAGAAACAGAGTTAACAGAAAACTATAGAAAACTTGCAAAACATGGTATGGGAACAGAGACACCAAAGTCAATCAAAGTAGGAACAGAGATTGATTATTACCAAAAAGATGGTGCAAAGTATATGGGTAAAGTCACTAAGATGTCAAGACAGTCTTATACTGTAAAAGATGACAAGACTAAGAAAGACCACGAGTTCTTCTACCACGACAGAATTAAAGCTGCAAAACTTTTAAAACAAGGTGATAATGTACAAGAAGATAAAAGATATGCATTCATATCAACTATCTTAGAAAAAGCATATGACGAAAATGATGTAAAGAAAGTTCAACAACTCGAAAAGAAATTACAGGGTATGCTTAAAGAAGTAGACAAAACTATGAGAGGTTCAGGTTTATCTGCACCAGCATTTAACAATGTTCGTAGTGGTATTCAAAAAGGTCTTGAATCTATACAGAAGTTCTACAAAATTGCAAGGAAATAACATGACATATAAAAGTCTAGTACAAGTAATTAAAGAACACAATGATGATAAAGAAGAAATCATTGAAAGAATAAATTTTCATAGTAAAAGTCCTGCTGAGAAAAAGAACTCAGAGTTCAATAGAAAACAAGAAATCAATGGTTATAAAAAGATTTTAAAGACTATTGAAAAGATTAACAAAGACCACGAGAAGTTTCAATATAACAATCGTGCAGATGGCCCATCTAAAATATTTAAAGGTCTACAACAAGTCGAAAGTGCATGTTATGAGTTGATACGAGAAATTGAACAAGGCAAATGGGATGGTAAGGTAGACTTAGAAGACTAATGGAAACAACTCTAACAACAGATGCAAGATTCAAAGTTTTCAAAGAGAAAATAAAGAAACTTGGTTACATGAAAGGTGATGCAAAAGCAGTTGCACAAGTCATGGAAAAGGTTGCAGATTTCGGAATGATGTCTGATGCTGGAAACAAAAAGGTTGCACGTGCAGTTTCAAAATCAAAGACTGAAAAGGATTTGAGAACTGCATTAAAGAAAATTGCAACGATGGCAAAGGGTAAGTATGCAGAAGCAGATGATGATGACGTAGTAGACAGAGCAATCCAAGCTATGGGGTCAACTGCAGTAGGGATGCAATTACGTCCTGATGCAAACGTACTAACACAGTTAGCAGGAATGGAAGACCTCAAAAAGGATGGGGAAATCAGAACTGATGACATGAAAAAAACTAAGGTTAAGTGGGAAGATGCAGTAAAAGTTTATAAGGGATTAATGTCTCTTAAGACACCTATTCGGTCTAAATACTTAAGAATATTACAGAAAGATGCTAAATCTTTCAAAAAGGTCTTCGACGCAGTGTTGAAGGTCTCTAAATAAAAAAAAGAGGAAACTAAAATGGCACTATGGGGACATACATCAGGAACAGAATCAAAACCTAATTGGTTAAGTGATGCTGACAAAACAAATACATCTGCAAAACCACACGGATGGGAACTTAAAAAAGTAGTGGGTTCAAGAACATTAACTGAGACATTAGTTGCATGGTCTAGTTCTGCACTTACAACTGCACTTGGTGCTGCTGATATCACTGATATCGACTGGAACATCACTGCATTTGATAAATCAGAAGGTGGAACACTTTCTGTAAAAGTTATCTTTAACGAAGCAGTTGACGTAACTGGAACACCTCAACTATCTGTTGCAAACAATGGAAGTGGAAGAGGCCCACACACATTATCATATGCAAGTGGAACAGGTTCTAACGAACTTACATTTACATTAGCAATTGCAGCTGCAAATGCCGCTACGAATGCTGGTGATGTACTTTCAATTGGTGCTAACGCAGTTGCATTGAATGGTGGAACAATTAAAGATAAAGGAACTTCAACAGTTTCTACAATCACTTCAGTCGCAGGTATAGGAACTGCTGCTGGAACAATTACAGTAACTGCATAATAGTAATACAGGAAAAATTATGAAAACATTTAAAAACTTTTTGTTTGAAAACTCTCTACATCATTTACAAGGTGCTGGTCTATCTTCATCACCTGTTCCCCATGACATTACAGATGAAGAGGTCAAGATGAAAGTTAATGCAATTTTAGGTCATGCTGCTACTCAAGAGTTCATGAACCCTAAAGCTGCAATTGGTCAGATGGAAGCAAAACTTGGTCAACTGGGTATGGCAAGAAAGAATGTACCTACCCAAAACCAAGAGAATCCAGTAGAAGAAGAGTCTTTTAGTGGAACTGGTGAATTCATGATTGAATTCTCAAGATATGGTGAAACATTTGGTAAGTCAGTGGATACACCACATGACGAATTTGAAAAAGAAGAACAGGTAGTTTCACTTAAGGTGAAATACGAACAACTAGAAACAGGAACATTTAAAGTCTACGGCTCTCTAGTTTAAGTAATTCTTAAACACCTACATACTATTACATTATGAGTCTATTTGATAAAATAACTGCGAAGAATTTTAATGCGTTTGCATTAAAGAATTACGATGACCCTCAGTGTGAAGACATTGAGGATTTTCACGAAGACCTTCGTAGATTCCGATACCTAAAACGTTTACTTCATAGATACCACGAGAGTGGAGAAATGAGGGAACGTCTTATGTTAAACCATCTCATTACCATATTCAATGTATTTGGATTTGATGCATCAATGAGAATGTTAGATTTTAAAATTAAAAACGACAAATATTGGTCATCAATCAAAACAATGTTATTGTATCTAAGTTATGTGGAAAACACATGGAGAGACGATACACCATTGGATGTACCACTTGCAAATAGACTTAAACAGTTATAGTCACGTGCTGGTATAGCTCAGTTGGTAGAGCAACTGATTTGTAATCAGTAGGTCGTCAGTTCGAACCCGACTACCAGCACCACATTTCAAAATGCATAAATAGATATATGAGAGTAATAGATACACTAATCGTATTCCGTATTCTAAAGATGTTAACTACACCTTTCAAGAAGACTCAGGCATATAAGTTTGGGTTTATCGATGACAGGGGTAATAGAATCAAATACATTCCAAACCCCGACAATCCTAATGTGAAAGAAAGGAACGACCCAATCACGTCTGAAGAGAAGAGTGCATTAACACCTCTACATAGATTAGTATTCAACCTCAAAAAGATTATAGAAAAGGTTCCATTTGGTAAGAGTGCATTTGCATCTTACGCTGTTGCACTTCTATTACTTAAAGAAGAGACTGATTTAGATGACGAACAGGGAAGAGAACTATATGAGAAGTTCTATAGATATCTAAAGGATAATGATAAGTTAGTTGCAGAACAAATTACAGAGGCAATGCATGTCACTACACTAGTAGAAGGTGACACTTATAATCTAAAGAGACAACTCAAGTATCAGAACAATGATTCTATATACCCCGAGAGAACGGCGGTGATAGTAGAATCTACTTACGAAAATGTATTTGGTATCCAAACATACATTGCACACATAGATGACGAAAGAGTCGTGGTGACCCAAGATGATGTTTATTGAAGCAAAGATACAACTAAACAAACTTAAGTTTGATGGGAAACATAAGAAGGTTGACCTAGATGAATTGGGTAAATTGTTTGACACTAAGTGTTTAAATGAACTCAATGTACCTAACCCACCAAAGAACGACAGTGATGTAACACTCAAAGAAGTTAAAGAACTTATTAAGATAAGAAGTAATCTATCAGAGTTCAAGAAGAAAGCATATCAAGTTACAGACAAAGACCCATCATACTTTATAAAAGATTACATGGACGAACATGGATTAGATTACAGTGAAAAGGACATGAACAATCTCATGGCATCATCTAAACATATCGGAAGACACTTTAAGAATAAATTTAATAGACCTAGACCAAGACAAATAGTAGATGCACTAGGATTAGATATGAAACACTTTAAAACAGACACAACAACTTCACCATCGTATCCATCCAACCATTCTCTTCAATCAGAAGTTGTTGGTAGATACTATGCAAAGAAACATCCCGACCATGCAGAACAGATTATGTCTAATGCAAGAATATCGGGTCAAGGAAGAATAGATGCTGGGGTGCATTACCCTAGTGACGATGCAGTCTCTATGAAGATTGCAGAGGAAGTAATGTTTAAATACTTCAAGGGAGACATCGAAGAAGATGCACCAATGAATGCAACTGGGTCAGCAGTATCCACTCACCAACCAGTGGTGAGAAAGAAGAAGAACGACAAGACTATTCTTGGACTTCTGAAACGAAACGCAGTATAATATTATGTTAAAATTTTTGAATTACCTTGCCCTTATTACCTCTATCGGAATCGCATCGATAGCTGCATACTTTTCTGTATTGGGACTTGCAACTATATTTGCTGGTGCATTCATGGGTATCGTCATCATGGCAGGTGCATTAGAGTTCGGTAAGATTGTCAGTGCAGCCTATCTACATTTGTTTTGGAATAAACTAAACTACTTCAAGTATTACCTAGTGTTCAGTGTAGTAGTGTTAATGTTTATTACATCACTAGGTATATTCGGATACCTATCCAAAGCACATTCAGACCAAACAGGGGACACTGCAGTTGCACAATCAGTAGTTAATCGTATTGATAATGAAATCCAAAGAGAAGAGAATAAGATATCAACTTATGAAGATAGGATTGAATCACTGGGTGGTTCTAAGATAGATGTCAGTGATTCTATAAACCAACAGGAAGAGATAAGAGATGGTGCATGGGATAGGGTGCAAGGAGATATCGACTATGCAAAGGGTCAGATAACATCCTTAAGAGGTCAGTTAACATCACTTGACACTGCAGTAAATGAACTAAGGAACAAGGGAGTCGAGGTCATCACTACTGATGAGGGTGGATTGTTTACTGGTGCAGATACAGAAACCATTGACTATGTTCAACAGGCAAACACCTTATTCAATCAACAGTCACCTCAAAGAGAACAGATAAGGGATGACATTGCAGAACAACAGAGTAATATAGACAAGTATAGACAGAATGCACAAGACACTATTGACACTGCAAACATAGAGATAAAGAGTTTACAACAGTCATCCACGGGAGATGTAGATGACCTAATCAAAAAAACAGAAGATTACACCTTGTTAATCGATGAGTCTTATGATATAATAGATGAGTTAAAGTTAGAAAAGTTTGATTCAGAACAGGTTATACTTACACTAGAACGAGAAGTGGGCCCAATCAAGTATATTGCAGAGATAATATACGGACAAGAAGACAGTGTCAAGTACCTTGACAATGCAGTTAGATGGGTCATATTCATGTTAATCTTTGTGTTTGACCCACTTGCAGTGTTACTACTAGTGTCATCACTTGCAATGATTGAGAGACAACCTAAGATAAGTAAGTATAAGAATGCACCAATCATCACTAAGAAATATACAGTTCAAATCCCAAAGAATCGAATCAAAAACCCCTTGTAATTTGACCCACATTACTGTATAATAAGGGTAATGTTATGGTTAGAAAGAAAATATCTTTCATTAGTATTGTCCTACCTTGACAATGCTAAGTGGAAAAACGAGAACACTCTAAACCACCGATGTCCTTATTGTGGAGATTCCCAAAAGAATCCCCATAAAGCAAGAGGATTTCATTTTGTTGTGGAACAGAGTTTTGTCTACAAATGTCACAATTGTGGTAAATCAACCTCATCCGTGAAATTTATAAAGGACAATTTTCCCGAAACACATCGTGACTATATAAAGGAGTGGTTGAAAGAAAGTGGAAAGAAACCTAAAGTACATGCAAGTGGTCATAAGATGCCAAGTGCAAACGTATATAAGTTTACTCCAAAAGAGGAAATCCTAAATATGAATGTAGACGATATACCTGCCGTTTGTTTTCCTGCTATGGAAAAACAAGTTGCAAGAGAATATCTACAGGATAGAAAGATTCCCGATGAGGCAATAAAAAAGTTATGGTTTGTCCCATCTGCACAATCACTAAGTCTTTTATCTAATAAATACAAAGACCGAGTTCTTGGGAATGACCCAAGAATTATATTACCTTTCTTTGATGAGGAAGGGGAACTCATAGGTATCAGTGGAAGAGCAATCAATGACTCACCACTAAGATACTTAACTATGAGATTCCAAGATGATTCTCCACTCATCTTTAATCTCAACAACGTGGACAAAACAAAAACTATCTTCGTTACAGAAGGCCCGATAGATAGTTTATTCCTACCCAATAGTATATCAGTCGGGGGTAGTGATTTCAAAAAGATAGACGATGATATCAAACACAATACAGTTTTAGTTTATGATAATGAACCAAGAAGCACGGAAATCCTCAAGAAGATAGAAGAGGTAATTGACCTAGGATGGTCAGTGTGTATTTGGGATGATAAGAGAATATCTGAATGCAAAGATATAAATGATATGATAATGAGTGGGTTGACAAGTGAAGAAATTGTTGATATTATTAATGCTTGTACATTTGATGGTCTTTCTGCAAAACTAAAACTAATGGAGTACAAGAAAATATGAACGACACAACAATCAAAGTAGTCAAGTCGGATGGTTCTAAGGTAGAGATAAACTTAGAGAAGATTCATAGAATGGTAGAGAAAGCATGTAAAGGAATTACAGGTGTATCAGAATCATTAGTTGAAATGAATAGTGGATTACAGTTCTATGATGGAATTACCACAACAGACATCCAAAAGATTTTAGTTAAGTCTGCAAGTGATTTGATATCACTAGAGAATCCTAATTACCAATTCGTTGCATCAAGACTATTGTTGTTTGGAATACAGAAACAAGTATTCAATACCAAGTGGAAGGACTCAACAATTTATCCACCACTTTATGATATCATTGAGAAGAATATCAAACAGGGTGTTTACTCTAAAGATATCCTAAAAGTATATGATGCTTGAAGAGATAGACCAGTGCAACAAATACATTAGACATAACAGAGATTTAGATTTCACTTACGCAGGACTACAACAGATTGTAGACAAGTACTTGGTGCAAGATAGAAGTAATGGAAAGGTGTTTGAGACACCTCAATTCATGTACATGTTAATTGCAATGACCCTATTCAGAAACTATGACGAAGATAAGAGATTAGACTATGTTAAAAGATACTATGACGCAATATCAACTTTTAAAATCAATATACCCACACCTATTATGGCAGGGGTCAGAACACCATTACGACAATTTGCATCATGTGTCCTCGTTGATTCAGACGATACCCTCGATTCAATCTTTTCGAGTGACATGGCAATCGGAAGATATGTTGCCCAACGTGCTGGAATTGGAATTAACGCAGGAAGAATACGAGGACTTGGTGCAAAGATACGAGGTGGAGAAGTCCAACATACAGGAGTCATTCCATTCCTCAAAAAGTTTGAAGCAACAGTCAGAAGTTGTACCCAAAACGGAGTCAGAGGTGGAAGTGCAACAGTCCATTTCCCAATATGGCACCAAGAAATCAACGACATTATTGTCCTCAAGAATAATAAAGGCACGGAAGATAACAGAGTTAGGAAATTAGACTACTCCATTCAGTTATCTAAACTATTCTATGAAAGGTTTCTAAAGAATGAGGAGATTACATTGTTCTCTCCACATGATGTCAAAGGATTGTATGATGCATTTGGAACACCCGAGTTTGATGAACTCTATGAGAGGTATGAACGTGCAACATCTATTCCAAAGACAAAGGTAAGTGCAAGAGAATTGTTTACTGCAATTCTAAAGGAACGTGCAGAGACAGGTAGGATTTACATCATGAACATTGACCATTGTAATAGTCATAGTTCATTCACTGATAAGGTGAACATGAGTAACCTATGTCAAGAGATTACATTACCAACAGACCCAATCAGTCACATTGATGGAGAAGGAGAGATTGCATTATGTATTCTATCTGCAATCAATGTAGGTATCATTAAGTTAGATGAATTGGGTAATCTATGTGACCTTGCAGTAAGAGGATTGGAAGAGTTGATTGATTATCAACAGTATCCAGTTGAGGCTGCAGAGAGGTCAACACTTGCACGTAGGTCATTAGGTATTGGTTACATTGGTCTTGCACATTTCCTTGCAAAGAACAAGGTCAAGTATAACGACCCCGAAGCACATAGACTAGTGCATGAACTAACAGAGAAGTTCCAATACCATTTATTATGTGCATCTAATCAGATTGCATCAGAGAAGGGTGCATGTGAATACTATGACAGAACTAAGTATGCACAAGGTATCTTACCCATTGACACCTACAAGAAAGAAGTAGATGATATTGTCCCAAATGAGTTAAAAGAAGATTGGGAAAAACTAAGAGTTCGTATCAAAGTTCATGGACTAAGACACTCCACATTGACTGCACAAATGCCCTCTGAGAGTTCCTCAGTCGTCTCTAATGCAACCAATGGAATAGAACCACCAAGAGACTACCTTAGTGTCAAGAAGAGTAAAAAAGGAACCCTTAAACAAGTAGTTCCACAATATACTCACCTTAAGAATGCATATACCTTACTATGGGATATGGAAGACAACATGGGATACATCAAAGTCGTTGCAGTGATGCAGAAGTTCTTTGACCAAGCAATCAGTGGTAACTGGTCGTATAATCCCGAGAACTATGAAAATAATGAAGTACCTATAAGTGTCATGGCAACAGACCTATTGAACACTTACAAATACGGATGGAAGACATCATATTATCAGAATACCATGGATGGTAAAACTGAAGATGTAATTACAGACCCAAACTCTGCGTCTAATGATTACATACCACCTATGATGGATTCTCCACCACTTGAAGATGAGGACGATTGTGAAGCGTGTGCTATTTGAGGAAATGACTGTTGATTATATCAACATGACTGAAGAACCCCATAACAAAATAGAAGGGAAACATCTAACTGGGAGAACTAATCCCGAGACATGGTCTTTGATGAAGGATAGGTTTGTTGTATTAAGAAACTTCATACCCGAATCAATTACCAACATGTCATTAGATGCATGGAAGACTATTGAAAGTAATGAAGAAGTTGATGCAGTTATCTTCCATAAAGAACATGAGATAACCCAAGGGTCACCTAAAGAAAGTCTAGGTAAGTCTAAAGCAGGATACTGCACACCTCATGGTGTTGCATTGCATAGATGGTTAGGTGATGAACTTAAGGGTATTATTGATATGGATTTAAGAGAGACCTATTCATATACTAGAAAGTATGACAGAGGTGCATACCTTAGAGCTCATACTGATAGACCATCATGTGAAATCTCTGCAACAGTTTGTCTTGACTACCATTGTGATGATGGGAAACCATGGTCGATATGGGTGCAGAATGAAGAAGACTATATTGACTTAGGATGCATGGAAAAGGCATTTGAGATATCACAAGGACTTCCTCATAGAAAGAGAAAGGGAATCAAAATTGATTTAGAGGTCGGAGATGTATTATTATATCAAGGGCCGAATGTAATCCATTGGAGAGATTATCTACTAGGAGATTACAGTTACCATATCTTCATGCATTTTATTAATAGAGAAGGTAAAATGGGTCAAATTAATGAATGGAGTTCGAATCCCACTGGGGAAGACTATCCAAGTGGAAGTCAGTATCCCGTTCTAACATTTGATGGTAGGTCGGATAGGTATTCAAAGGAAATTTGGGATAGTCCCCATAAAGAAGCAATGAATAAATTCAATGCAGTCTATGAATCAATAGACAATAAGACTAAATATGTTAACAATTTTAGTGACCTAGAATTATATGACCCGAAGGAAAGAAGAAAAAGAAATGACAGTATTTAATAAAGACAAGGTAGACTTCACTAAGAACAAAATGTTCTTTGGAGAAGGACTAAACACACAACGATTTGATGAGTTCAAGTATCCGATATTTGATAAACTAACACAAAGACAATTATCATTCTTTTGGAGACCCGAAGAGGTATCCTTACAGAAAGATAGAAGTGATTATCAGAATCTATCTGATGCACAAAAACATATCTTTACCTCTAACTTGAGGTATCAAACTTTACTCGACTCTGTTCAAGGTAGAGCTCCGTCCATAGCATTCTTACCATTCGTGAGTTTGCCTGAACTAGAGTCTTGTATCATCACATGGGATTTCATGGAAACAATCCATAGTAGAAGTTATACTCATATCATTAAAAACATCTATGCAGACCCAAGTGAAATCTTTGACACCATACTTGATGAAGAAGCAATTGTTAAACGTGCAGAGATGGTTACAGAGAAGTATGATGAGTTCATTCAGTTAGGTAGACGTAGATTACTAGGTCTTAAAGTAGATGATTACGATTTATATAAGGCACTATACCTTGCATTGATATCAGTTAACATCTTAGAAGGAATTAGATTCTTCGTATCCTTTGCATGTTCATTTGCATTCGGAGAGTTAAAACAGATGGAAGGAAGTGCAAAGATTATATCTCTTATTGCAAGAGACGAAGCACAACACTTAGGTATATCACAACACATGTTGAAGTGTTATAAGAACCAAGAGAACGACCCAATAATGAACAAGGTCATGAAGGATTGTGAACCCGAAGTATATAAGATGTATGAGGATGCAGTAGACCAAGAGAAAGAATGGGCAGAGTTCCTATTTAAAGATGGGTCAATGATTGGTCTATCAGTTCCTTTACTGGGTCAATACGTAGAGTTCACTGCAAACAAAAGATTACGTGCATTAGGTCTTAACCCATTATACGATATCTCTTCAACCAACAACCCTTTACCATGGACTAAACATTGGTTCAACAGTAGAGGATTACAGAATGCACCACAAGAGACGGAGATTGAATCCTATCTTATTGGTGGTATTAAACAGGATGTCAAAGAAGACACCTTTGATGGATTTACGTTATGATGGATGCAGTAGTATTGATAGGTATTATGTGGGTTGCACTAGTATCTTTAGTGTCATTCTTCTTTTTTGATGAGGGTACAAAGGGGGTGCAGAGAGACCCTTATTACGGGAAGAAAACAGGAACAATATATACTGCAAAATCATCACGAAGTGACCATCTATTGTGAGTTGGAATGATGACTATGCAGTAGTGTTGATGTCGGGTGGAGTTGAATCCACTGCAACACTTGATTGGGCAGTAAAGAAGAAGTATAAGAAACTTATTGCAGTCCATAGTATGTGGACAGACATAGAGATAACAGGGTCACGAGAGTTTAACCCAAACATACAAAAGATATGTGATTGGTATGATGTACCATTATACATATATAAACAATCTAACCCTTTAGAGGGATTAGATATTGAAGGGATTGATTATGTGCATTCCTCAAACCATTGGTTGATTACTGCAATGAATATTGCATCAAGGTATCCAACAATAAAGAACTTCCTTTGGGGAGTCAACAATGGGATAAGGGCAGTTGGAGATAGTGGTGGAGATTTTCCATTCCTTCCAAGGTCATGGCAGTTCACAATTGCATTTGACCAATATGTGCATAACATGGGTAAGGATGGGGGTCAACGATTATGGCCACCTTGTTCATTCATGACCAAGTTGCAGATGTGGGAAACGATTCCCGATGAAGTCAAACCACTGGTTCAATCATGTGGAAGACCACTTAAATACGATGGTGTATCACCATGTGGGGAGTGTTTTAAGTGTAATGAATTTAAGACAATGTTAGATGGTGTAACCCCAAAACCATAAGGAGAAATTATGATTGAAATATTCGGAAAAACACAATGTCCATATTGTGATAAAGCAAAAGCTTTATGTGAGAAGGAAGGACTAGAATACACATACTCACAACTAGACGCTGACTTTACAAGAGAAGAACTCTTTGAACAGTTTCCAACTGCAAGAACCTTTCCACAAATCAGAGTCAGAGAAACAGAAAATACTTGGACTTACATTGGTGGTTACGACCAACTTGCAGAATATGTAAAACACGGAGACGTTTGGGAAGACTGATGTCTAGTTACCATATATATCTTAACCTCAAACATATGCAAGATGTAAATGACGAGAGGTTACAACATATTGTCAAAATGGTCGATAAAGAGATTCATGAAGTGAGGGTATATACCAAAGGATTAGACTTCCAAGGTAACCCACATGACAGACCATTACCTTATGGTATTATTGATGGTAAACCAAAAACACATGAAAACTTCTTTAAAGAGGTTATAGGGGAGAAAGAGTTAGATGAAGATTAAAGTATTTTGTAATGCATGTAAATCAGAATGTGATGTATTGCATGACATGGATTCACACCAATATGAGATAGACCATTGTCCATTTTGTGGTGCAGACATAACTGAAGATGAAAGAGAAATTTTAGAGGATGATGAAAGTGAGGAATAGTGGAGATATATTGCAAAGACAATAACATGTTGAACAATGCAATTTATCTTGCACAACAACTAGGTATTGAAACAGAGAAAGGGGTCGAGTTAACCATAAAAAGACTACCACCCCAATTCGTTCAGAAGGGACTAATCGAGTACCCTAGAATAACATCCAAACAAAAAATGCATCTAGACATCTTTGTCAAATATGACAAGGAAAGATACATTACACTTGCACATGAAATGGTGCATGTAAGACAGGTAATTAGGGATAAATTCATTGATGAGAACGAGGCTTATATCCTTGAAAAGACGTTAAAAACACTTGACAATGACCTACTAAAAGTTGTATACTAACAGTATGGAAAATAAAGTAATAAAGAGAATCTTCGTTGATATGGACGGAGTACTTGCAGATTTCAACACTGGTGTTGAAACATTGACAGGGAGAGAATTCCCTAATACCGACCAAGGTCATAACGATTATGACGAAAGGAAGGAAGAGTTAACGAACAAGAGATTGTTCAGAATGTTACCACCTATGCCCGATATGTATGACCTTGTTGGTTATATAAGACATACAGGACTTCCTTGGGAAATCCTAACTGCAGCTGGTGTTATCAACAGAGAATTAGTAGTGTTCGATAAGAACGAATGGATTAAGGAACATGTGAGTCCAACAGTGGTAGTTACATGCACCATGACTGGTAGTCAGAAAGGTATGTTTGCAATCAAAGGAAGTGTTCTTATTGACGACAGACAAAAGAACCTTGATGCATGGATAGAACATGGTGGAATAGGTATCCTTCACACGAGTGCAGAAGATACGATTAACCAACTAAAAGTTTTAAGAAACAGTTAATTCTAGACTACTAAATATAAGACACCATATGGTGTCTTTTCACATATGTGGAGAACTTATGAAATTTGATATAACAAAACTAAAAAACATAGGATGGAGATTTTGGGAATGGTTGAAATCACTATTCAAATCTCAATACGAGATAACAGTGTATCGTCAATCAGAAACAGGAACTGGTGCAATGTATAAATCCGAATATGTGTCAAGAAACATCTTGATAAACAAACCAAAACACTTAAAGTTTAAAGACTACGAGACCAAGAACATGGTAGAGATTCGTAGTGTCAAAGGACTCGAAGTGAAAATAGTAGAGGTAGACTAATGAACCAATTAACAATGGGTCTTCTAGTTGCACTAGGTCTAGTGACGTTCTTTTTATATAATCAGAACCAAACACTTACTGAAAACAACTTGAAACTAGAAAATGCAGTTGCAGAACAACAGGCAACAATGGATGCAATGAAAGAATCCTTTGAGAAACAAGGAAAGGCATTACAGAACATGTCAAGGGTAAATGCAGAGATAGAACAAGAGAAGGCAGAGTATCTACAGATATTTGCAAGACATAATCTTAATGCACTTGCAGTTGCAAAGCCAGGATTGATTACCAAGAGGGTAAACAACGGAACAAACAAAGTATTTGAGGGAATAGAAGATGACACTAAGAACATTAGCAATCTTGACACTAGCACTAACGATAAGTAGTTGCAGTATTTTAGGAACAAAAAAGGTAGAGATTGTATCTAAACCTTTAGACATAGAAATCATTCAACCCGTCCTTCCAAGACCGATTGAAATGACTGCACCAATATGGTATGTAGTATCTGAAGCAGAAATCACTAACCCTTGTAAGAAGATAATGGTAGATGGTAAAGAGAAGAGACCAAAATCATGTGCATATGAAGATACAGAACATCCCGACTGGCCCACTGATTACACTTACCTTGACCAATTCCTTGACGAGATGAAAGAACAGAATGGTGGAGAGGTAGTATTTGTTGCAACAACAATTGGTGACTATGAAACCATGAGTATGAATATGCAAGAGGTCAAGAGATATATCAAACAGTTAGGTCAAGTAGTCGTTTACTACAGAGATGTAACAATCAAGACACCCGAAGGAGACAAGAAAGGTGTCGGAGTTAAAATAGAGACTAAAGACTAATGAAACCTATTGTAATGAGACCACCACTTGGTGATGAACCTATTGAACCACGTATAGAGAAGAATGATTCTCAGATTGAAAATGAGTGGACTGAACCAGTAGTCGATTCTTACAGAGAACCCCATTCAGATTTTAAACCTGCTGAAGGTTCAATCTTTGATGTGTTCCCTACACCTATGTTCAGAGGTTACATGGATATAGACCATGATAAGGTATCTCAAGATGTTAGGGACATGGTTAGTAAAGTAAAGGAGAGGAACGGAGACGATGTATTACGGAATTACACTACTTACTTTGATACTGATATACGAGAATCTATGTATCAATTGGATTGGTATACAACATTTGCAAATGTACTTAAAGATACGTACATCCAATTTATTCATGGGGAATTCAACAGAAGGGTAAACCACCTAACAAGGAAAGACATTCACCTGTTTACATGGGTGAACAGATATGAGGGAGAACATGCACATGATGTTCATAACCATATCAACTCAACAATGAGTGGAACCTATTACCCATTAGTCAATGAACACACATCACCAATCAAATTCTATAACCCGAATACCTTACAAGGATATGCAACTACTGATGGTAGTGAACCACAAGAAATGAATGGGATAACTAGAGTGGGTGGTATTGATTTCCATCTACAACCAATACTCGGAGAGTTCCTACTATGGCCCTCTTACATGATGCATCAAGTACCCCAGTCGGGTCGCGATGATAGTAAAAATTACGAAAGAATATCAATATCATTTAACCTAAGTCACAATGAACCTTTACTGGATACTGAACAGGGTGATGATTTACAATATGGATTTATGCATGACTAAAACATTTGCAATAGAAGAATTATATAAGGTCAGTGGTAAGATAGACCATACCTTTGATGGTTTCTGTATCACTATAGATAATTTCTATGAGAATGCAGAAGACCTCTATGACCATTTGATGGGTAGACAATATCCTATGTGGAAATACAATAGTGAAAGGAACACACCTAACGGAGTTGAATACAATGATTGTAGAATCGTTGACAAGATAGGACACCCAACAAGATTACATGACAATGATATGAAAAGGGTTGAGTCTATATGTCAGAAGTATTTCCATAAAGGACATTACAACTACAATGACCTGTTAGAGTTCAACTGTTTCCAAACCATTACACAAACCGATACTAAGTTACAACACTACCCACATGTCGACTCTTCCTTTGATACATCTGATGAGTTATCAACACTTAACATGTTGGTCTACATGGATAAAGAAGAGGATGGTGGAACTGCAGTTTATGGTGGTAATTGGATTACCAACGATGAACATCAATCACTACTCTATCCAGTAGAAGACACCTTTGACCTTGAAACTATTATACCACATAAGTTTAATAGATGTGTAATATTTCCAGGCAATAAACTTCATGGTGCATGGATAAATGATTACACTAAGTATATGGGAGATAAATGGAGATTCACCCAAGTGAAGTTTTTACACCCAACGAGATAACATGAAAAAGATAACAAGAGCATACAACAAGACTACAGATGGTCAACATAGTGAAGACGATAGACTAGTCATTGCAAGAAAGACACTAGATGGTGAAGAATTGTTTTGGACGAATCATACATTATTAAGAAAGGGTGTATTGACCAAAGATGATTGCAACAAACTGATAACAATAATGTTATCAAAAGAGTTCAGTGAGTTAGATGAATCATCTTTAAAGGGTCATAGTATCGAACCAATGGATAAGACACTACTAGATAATAACACTTCATGGAAGTATGCACATCCCGATGGTAAAGACTATATGAACCTCATACCCGATTCATATGAATTCAATGAGGCAATGGAAATAGTAATGGATACATTACCCGATGATGAACAATACGGATTGGTAAACTTTGCACAAATAATCAAATACAATACAGGAACACTATTCATTGGCACAAAGACATTGCAGATTCAAATGATTCTGCAACTGTAATATTCACTCTCAATGATAATTTCGAGGGTGGTCAATTCAACCTAGATGGAGACACTTTTAACATAGGAGAAGGTGATTCAATTGCCTTCAATAACTCAATAGATAGATGGCACAATGTAAGTCCAATAACCAAAGGAGAACGATTCTGTTTTGCAATTTGGTTTGGGATTTCAGAGGACGACAATAATGAACAATCAGACAGTGAAATGCAGTCAATGTCAGAAGGAACTTCTGATACATGAGATTAAATATCACACACCACAACATGAACAACCTATTTACGTATTCTGCGATGCATATTGCAGTCACGATTGGTACGTAAAGAATAAACCGAGAAAAGATAATGCCGATAAAATTTAGTAAAACCCAAGTAGTAGTTGCAAGAGGAACAGGTAAAAAGACCACAACCAATTATTACATGAAGAACACTTCATTGAAAGAACTCATAGAAACATTTAACAAATCACAAGGTGTTAAAGGTAAGGGTAAGTTGAGACAAAAGATTAGTAATGAATTTGCACGTAGAAGAAAGATAGGACAACCTACTGCAGACATAGGAGTTGCACCAAGTGACTCATTGGTATAAGAAACCAAGTGACCTAGAAGGTCAAGTGTTAAGTCCATTCGGCCCTCTTATCTATCAAGGTAGAATGAGTCAAGAGACTGTAGATAAAACCAATCAGTGTATTGATAAAGTCAAGGACGACTTATCACTGGACTTAGTCAGTCAGTTGGCAGGTAGAGTAGAACTTCAAAGAAGTCTACAAGAGAACATTGACCCAAGTTGCATGGATGAGATAATCGAACATGTAGAATCATTCACTGTTCAGATGGGATTACCAATAACTTCACAAGATTTTCAGATTCAAGGGTTATGGGCAAACGTTCAACAACGATATGAATACAATCCAATACATTCACATGACGGAATGTTTTCATTCGTATATTACACTAAGAACACTATAACACAAGAACAGGCAACAACAAACAAGTGGGATACAGTTCATGATGACACTGATGGGATGAATAAACCAATCGGTGGAAGTATTGAACTACATTATGGAGAACCCCAATGGTGTTCTCAACCTTCATTCTTACATTTCCCACAAGAAGGAGACCTACTGGTATTTCCAGCATGGTTAAGACATTCTGTATACCCTTTCTATTGTGAAGGTGAGAGAGTAAGTATTGCAGGAAATATTCATCAACGAGAGAGGTAAATTATGAGTTTTTGGAATAAATTTACAGACTGGTTAGGTTTTGAATGGGTCAGAGCAAGAGACGAGAAAGGTCGTTTCATTGCAGATGATAAATCAACACCCGACATAGACGAGTCTAAAAAGAAAGTCTACAAGTCTAAGACTACTAAGAAACAGTCTAAGAAATAATTTAAGAGTGGGGTTATAGCTCAGTTGGGAGAGCACCTCGTTTGCAACGAGGGGGTCAACAGTTCGAACCTGTTTAACTCCACCATTTTTAAAGTGAAACTATGCAAAGAATAAACAATAAGAAGAGTGAACGAGATATAGAAGATGTCGGAGAACACATATGGGTGTTCAAAAACTTCTTTAGTGAAGACTACATTGACGAACTTCTAGATACATTCAGAATTCATGAAGAGAAAGGATTGACCTTACCACGACATGAATATGATACCCAAGATATCTCTATGAAGAAGGATGATGCAATCTTTCTTAAACACTTACCTGCTTCTATGTTCAATGTTGGGGGTGTATTAGATATCCTCGAAGGGGACGTAGTCAGACATATGGAATTTGAATACCCAATTATTAAATCCGTTTATGAAGGGTTATTTGTCAGTGGTGCAAAACTACAAAAGACATTACCAAGTGGTGGGTATCATAATTGGCATAGTGAACACAATACAGACCCAACATCAAATAGAACACTACTTGCATGGGGTCTGTTCTTAAATACATTAGAAGAGGATGAAGGTGGTGAACTGGAATTCTTATATCAATCTAAACGATTACGTCCATTACGTAATCATTTGGTAGTGTGGCCCGCAGGGTTCACACATCTACATAGAGGTAATCCACCTCTAAAAGGGGAGAAGTTCTTACTAACTGGATGGTTAGACTGGAACGGATAATCTAAAAACCCCTTACACGATAAGACATTATCGGGTATAATAAGATATGCAATTAAGCATAAGGAGAAATATATGAAAAATATATTAATGACATTAATGTTAATGTCAACAACATCTGCATTTGCAGACGTTACAGGACATGTTGGTTACGAGAGTGACTACATGTGGAGAGGAGTATCACAATCTCAAGGTGCATCTTCATTTAATGCAAGTATCGAACTAGACACCAATGGTTTCTTTGTCGGTGCAACATATAATGATGTGGACTATTTGGATAATGATGCAACTAGTGAGAAAGACCTATACGTAGGATATAAGTTAGATGTCATGGACAATCTAGATGTATCAATAGGTTTAATCCAATATCGTTTTGATGGTGGATTGGATAGAGTAGAAGAGGGATTTGTAAAGGTAGGATATAACAATCTTAACCTTGCATATTTCGTGGATACTGATTCAGAAGACGACTATGCATTCGTAAGTTATGACCTATGGTTCATTAACGGATTTGATGCAAGTATCGGATATGGATACCATGACGGAAATGATGACTTCTCTATATTGAATGTATCAAAAGACATCAATAACTTTACACTAAGTGCAAAAGTTATGTTAGATGAGGCATTCGAGAATCAGACAACTGATTCTGTATCATTTGGTTTATCTTATAATTTCTAAGATATAAGACCATTCTAAGATGGGGTGCATGTCACCCCTTCTTTTTGTCTAAATACTATTGTGTCACATAAATGACACATAACCGAAACAATTATGTCACGAAGACTAAGTAGGGAAACCGAAGTGCAGTTGACAAAACGTTTCAACAACAACAGGAGATATCAATGCAAGAATATGCATCAATGTCTGCCGAGTACCTTAAGACCCTTGCAGACAAATTTAATATCATGATGAGAGAAGGACACATAGAACATGTGTTAGAAACATTGAAGTTTTAATCTAAACCCTCTTGACAATACCCATGTATTAGTAGTATAATTAGTGCATGGGTTTTTTAAATCTAAACAGTAGTATCCGATACGGCCCTACGGCCCTCATGGGAAGAAACGGAAAACACGTGCATTTAATACAAAATCAAAACGTACTAAATACAACGAACTAATCTCACAACAACAGGAACTATATGACCAAGTGATGAGAGAGGTTAAACAAGAATATCCATCATACGAGGGTATCCCTTTGACAGGTAATATTACACCTAAGAAGGAACCCATGCAATATACTGGTGAACGTAAGTTAATTGGTATTGCGACTATGCATAAGAGTAATGCAGTCCCCATCTTTGAGGACGACAAACAACATGCAGTCGATATTGCACGTATGAGAAGATAACTAAATAAACATATACATTATAACATATTATGGAGTACAAATAATGGCAATTGAATTGGTAGTAATAAAAACTGAAGATAACGGAATTACTTCAGACATGGTAAACAGATTAGAATTATCATTGAGTAGAGAGAGAAGTCTCATTAATGATGGTTTCAGAATGGCACGTCTGAATATACTTACAGACGACAAGACGGGTATTAAGAAAACAGAGAACATCAGATTCTTACCTTACGAGGGTAACGACAAGATTACCAACCCCGATTTCCTTAGAATACTACCACATGGTGGATTAGACGAGACGATTAGTGAAATGACTAAGACTATCGTATTGGATGGTAACATCATTGCAAGAAACCTTATCACATCATTCCTCATGGATGGTATACCCGACAAAGGGACATGTAACGAAGGAAACTTCCCATTCACCAACGAACAAAGAGACGATATCAGAGACAATAACCTTACATGTGTTGACCAAGGTCATAACTGGTGGAAGAGTGATTCTGCAACAGTCTTTACAAGTGCATACATGGGATTCAATCAAACAGAAACCAAATACATGTACGACCTATTCATGGAAGACTCTGTTGCAATCCAAGAGAAGTATAACACATTCCAAGAGTGGTGGGAAGATACCTTTGATGGTTTCACTACCCATCCCAAGGTAGGGCTCTCATAGGTGGTTATGCAATCAACGAAGAAGACGTTAACCTAACCTACAACAAACGATATGAAGAAGTCGTAAGACCTACTTTTCCCGAGAATTGGAGAGGAATAGGTGGTGATGAGAGTGCAAAGTATATCCATTTAGACCATGAATACAGAACCATTACCAAACAAACCAGTATCCTAATATTAGAAGGGGAAGACGACCCTTCAACAGATAGATACCTTGAACTATGGATTCTCTAAACAGACCCAAGATAGATTCAGACCTATACTATTACCAGTCTATACAAAAGGAATTTCTAACCCCTCATGAGTGTAACGTCATTCGTGAGGAGTTATTCAAACACGAAGAAGAAGTCCTTAGTATACCCCAAGAACCAATACATGACCAAGACTATGAAGGTCTCACACGTCAACATAGAGTCTTCAACTGGTTAACCAATCCAAGGATATCACGTCTAGGATTACCTAACAAACTATTTCAGATAGAACCCTTCAACACATGGGATTCTGCATACATCCAATGTTGGGGGAACATACTACGACAAGGGGAGAAACTACAAGAACATTGTCATAGAGGAGACCACGACAACTGGGTATACTCTCACGACACGAGGGAAATTCCAACAGAGAACATTCAGATGGGCCGTCAACATCTTCATATCGGGTCATACGGATACAGGTACGACCATAGAGGGAAAGAAACACGAGAATAGTATCGGAGAAGTCACTGTATTCGGTGAGTGTGTCTTACATGAGGTAAAGACGAACTTCCATCAACAACCAAGGGTCAGTATGGCATTCGACCTATACAACCAAGATTACCCCTAGTCATACCAAAGAAGACCAAAAACTCAAGAATCAACCATGGAGATTCATTCATTTCTCCAACCCATTCATCAAACAAACCCCATAGAATCAACGTTTAGAATATAATTCCTCGGAGTCATATCAGAGGATGAATATAATGTGTGTAGTAGTGTGCAGAAGTGTGTAATTATATTCGTATTTGAGATGGATGAGAGAAAGACGAATAAAACGACTTTAGGTGGTGTTGTTCGGAGACCTAAACACGAGTTTTAGTGAGGAGTCAAGTGGGTCGAGAGGGTCGTCACACGTCTCTGAGGGTCTTAGAACGTCTGAGAGGGGTCTCTGAGATGCAGTGCCAGTAAGGGTTTCAGAGGTGTTGACAGTGTCCCTCACTTTTTGTTATACTATGTATATAATGAGTAAGACAAGAAAAACCCTAAGAAGACTAGACATTTGGTTCTGTAACAGTTCATTCTGTTGTTTCCTATGTATGTTTGGTATCCCTATGGGTCTTATCACTCTAGTAGGAGTATTGACATCATAATGAATTAGTTAACGTAACAGGAAAATCCCCTAATTGCCTGTGACCATGGGGTGGAGAGAGGAGACAAGTGAGTCGTCTTAGTTATTGTTCTTCCCTTCATAGTAGTAGAGTAAGACTAAGGACACGAGAATCAGAGAATGAAACATAAGAACCCTCTCTGATTTGTTGTATCTAGGGCTGCTTGACAATGACCCTCATAAAATGGTACACTAGTGTTATAATGGGGGAATGCATGTGAAAAACCTGTGCGGGAACATTCTTGACGCATAAGAAAGTACTTGACAGTGACTCGTATTATTTGGTATACTATGTACATAATGGAGAAAGAGATGAACAACGGAATAATAGGTACTCACCTTGCAACCAATCAACCCATAGAGATAGAACTGAACGAACAAGAGATGGAGTTAGGTCTATACAAGAGTGTTACTGGTGAAGAGAAGTGGGACACTATGTGTGCATTGGTACTTGAACGAACAGGTATAGAGATTATCGGACAGATAGAGATAGACTACATGGTAGGTTGATGGAAATAAACATGTTTTCCACTAGACAGATAGGGAGAGAAGTGTTATAATAGATGTATTAAAGGGTTTACCACGGAGTTACCTTTATATTATGTGTCCAGTGAAGTCCGTGGGGGTTGTTACCGAAAGCACGTGAGGGAATGAGAAGTCCCTCTCCTTTAGAGCACGCTCTAGCACGTCTTTGTACGTCTCAGAGGGGTAAGGGTAGGGGTATGTGTCTCAAAACGTCTTAGAACAGTACTGAGGGACTCCTAGAGAGCTGTGAGAACGACTCAACCCCCCATCCAATTATCTGTGGAGAGACGTATCTATAGGACACTTAATTTTTTTTTGGGGTATTTTTATGAGTAAATTCGAAATAATACAAGGGAGTAAGTCCGAGAAGGATAAAATACTCTTATATAATGGTAGAGCAGTTGCATTTGAAGATGTTGCAAAGATGTGTATCTTCTTTATGGCCAACGAAGACAATCTTTATCCACCCCCTAGATATAAAGGTGGTCAGATGTTTATAGATTACATGACAGAGGTCTTAGAGACACGTAAAGTACCCACCGACAGTAAGTATGCAATCAAAAAGAACCACGGAGTAGTGAAAGTATGAGTGTTAAGTCACGTAAGATACATAAAGAGACAGCAACAACAGTAGGAACTGGGTTATTAATCAATTACCCATTGAATTTATTCCTGTTGTTTGTCTTTATTGACATATTATCATGGGAGAATACCTTTTACATAGGTACTACCATTACTGCATTGATGACAGTCGTTGCATATACGAGAGTTTACACTATAAGGAGATGGTTTAATGACCGAACTGGATAAAGAAGAACCGATTTACACTGAAGATGATAATATTCTTGTCTCTGAGACACCTTTTTATACCTTTGATTGGTATATTAAGTGGATTGCAAGTGTTTTTATTCTTGTGAGTATGTCTATACGTGGTGTTGATGGGTTTGCAATGTTAGATTTGACCTTTAGTATCCTTGGTGTTGCACTATGGACTATTGTTGCATTCATTTGGAACGATAGAGCTCTCATTGTCGTCAATCTTGTAGGACTCGGATTCCTTCTGAGGTCTTTTATTACGAATATGTGGTTACTCTAATGATTCATACCCTTAAAGATTTCCTTCCCGAAGACCTTTCGTGTCGTATAAGGGATATTCTGATGGGTGATTCGTTTCCTTACTTCTATCGTGATGGTGTATCCTATGAGGGTGACAATAATTACTGTTTTGGTCATACCTTATTTAATGATGATGATGATTATCCCGAGGATTGTATTATTAATCCCGACTATAGTAAATTATTTAATCAGATTGGAATACCCCTCGTGTCTCGTATCAGTATGAGTAGACTGTTACGTATGAAAATCAACTGTTACCCTCGACAAACAAAAATAATTGCAGACAGGACGTTTGGTGGTATGCACGTGGACTTTGCAAACAGACCTCATGTAGTGGGTATATACTCTGTGAATACGAACAATGGGTATACGTTGTTTGAAGATGGGACTGAGTGTCCTAGTATTGCAAACACTATGTACATATTTGATGGTCGTATGCAACATTGTTGTGTTCACCAAACAGATGAAAACATACGTGTGAATATTAATATGGATTGGGAAGAATAATTATGAAACGTTTATTTAAATGGTTGTTTATTGGTGTTATTATAATGATAATGACGTATTTAACTTTAATCGGATGGCTCATCTCTCATGTGGAGTAGGTATATGTACAGAAAGTATGGATTTCCCTTGTGTCGTCTCGGTGTGTATGTGGATGTGAGTGTATGAGATTATTAGAATGTAATTATGGTACTGAGGTTCGTATCTTCAGTGAACGACCTTTTGGTTATAAAAGATATATTGTAGAATGGGAAGACCATACTGAAATATTTAATGGGATGTGGTATTCCCTAGATAAAGTAAAAGAAATAGTGGAGAAAAGACTATGAGTGAATTAATATTATTACCATGGGTATTATTTAAATATATATTCTCACTGGGTTTGTGGGGTGTGTTGTTTATGACCCTTCATTACCAGTGGAAGAAACACGACTGTACTGAGTGGACTGTCAATGCAATCCGTTCACGTAGAAAAAAGAAAGTAATCAAAGATGATATCGATTGGGAAAATGGTGTACAGTAATGAGTAACACATTACTTGCAATTCACATAGTCTTTATTCTCGTGTTGGTATCTTCTTGTTGGTATCAAGGGTTTAAACATGGTAGAAAAAACATGGTCGAACAAATGATGGATGATGGTTTACTTACACCCAAACAATTAGTGGAATTTTACAAACTAAATAAACAGGTAGAAAAATAATATAGGATAATTATGAAAATATATGGAGTTAATACATCTCATGACACTGCACTTTGTGTGAATGATGATGGTGTTATAAAAGATGTCTTTGAAGAAGAACGTAGTCGTAGACAAAAATACTTTACGATAGGTGAAAAGGAATGGGATACAGGTCTTGTTCTTGTTGAACATAAACAATTGGAGACGCCTGATGAGATTGTCTTTGCATCTTTTGATAGACGACAACTCTCAATAGAGTTTAACGAAGACTTAATGAGGTTTAAACGTAAGAATCAAGACGAACTCTTGGAAGCCTTTACAGAATCCCAACTTACCTCAGATAGAATCGAAGAGATAAAACAAGAACACCCACAATGGTTTAATGTCTCAGACAATGTTTGTGAAGACAGTGACCATGGTATGTCGGAACCCGACTTTGCTATTTGTGAATCGGTTGCAGAACAACTGGGTATTGAAGAATATTTCTTTGAACACGAACATCACCTGTATCATGCAGAGTGTGGTTATATTTTAAGTCCTTGGAAAGATACCGAAGATGCAATTGCAATTACCTTTGATGGTGGTGGAGCTCAGAAACATTATGATGCATATCCTAATTATCAAGAGATAGAAGGTATATGGAAGTGTAGTCCGAACACTACACCCGTTCCTCAATTTCAGAAATTCTCTAACCATAGATTTTGTGGTGAGTTACACAATCAGTCTTTCAGTAATTACATGGAAGATTGTTTCACATGTCTTACTGATTTAACAGAAACCATTGATGGTGTTGAATGTGTCTTTACTAGTTTACCTAGTATGGGTATGAACTTCTCTAACATGTCCTATGCACTTGGTTGTGACGACCATGGTCGTGCCGCAGGTAAGGTTATGGGAATGGCTTCCTATGGGTCACAAGGTCTCTCGACCAATGTTTTTAATAAGTTTACAGTAGCACAAGAACTTGAGTTACAATCCTTTGGTCATACATGTGATTTAATACAGAAAGCAATCGATTTAAATCCCGAAATAAATAATATTGTATTGAGTGGTGGATTTGCATTAAATTGTACTAACAATTATAAGTACCTTCTTGCATTCCCCGACAAACAATTCTTTGTCGACCCCATTCCACATGATGGTGGGACAAGTGTTGGTGCATCATCTATATTATACAGAAATATCAAAGAGGGAGAAACAGAAAATGTTATTGACTAATATATTAAGAGACCAAGAAGACGTGGTCAGAAGTTTAATTGACGACAAACAAATTATTGGTATGTTTCAGAATGCCTCTGAGTGGGGCCCTCGTGCATTAGGTAATCGTTCTATTATATTTGACCCTAGACATGAAGAAGCAAAACAAATCGTCAACGAGGTCAAACAGAGAGAAGCATACAGACCTTTTGCATGTACTGTATTAAAAGAAAATGCATCTGAATATTTTGAGATGTTACAATTAGAAGAATCCCCATGGATGTCATTTGCTATTCAAGCAAAAGAAAAAGCATATGATGAGATTCCTTCATTGGTTCATGCAGACGGAACATGTAGAATCCAAACAGTGACCCAAGAACAGAACCCTAATTATTATAATCTAATAAAAGCATTTGGTGACGAGACTGGAACTCCTATCTTGTTTAACACTTCATTTAACTTAGGTGGTGAATCATTAGTAGAAACAATCTATGATGCAATCGACACTTGTAATCGTTCAATGATTAATCAACTCTATGTTCCAATAGACCAAGAGATTGAAATACCTTATGCAATGATTAGACCCAAGAACACAAAAGAAATACAAAAAAGTGATTGAAGTAACGGACTCAGCAATACAACAACTCCTTAAAAAGGATGTCAAGTTTATTAGACTTGGTGTTAAAGGTGGTGGTTGTGCTGGGTACGAATATTTTATAGAAGACACTACATCTTTTATTAAGATATCAGATAAGATTGTAAATTACGGAAAGGATTAATGTAGTGTTAGATGAATTGTCCGTACCCTATTTGAGTGGTTCAACATTAGATTGGGTGCAAGAGGGACTTAATGAATTTTTTAAAATAATAAATCCAAAGGAAGAATCTTCTTGTGGATGTGGAGTGAGTATACAATTTAATGAAGACCTCGTCAGCAAAAGCTAAAGGTAGAAAACTTCAACAGTGGTTTACCAAAGTCCTTATCGAAGGACTCAATCTAAACGAAGAAGACTTAGAGTCAAGACCAATGGGTTCTCAAGGTGAGGATATCATTATGGGTCGTGAGTCTCGTGAACAATTCCCCTACTCTATCGAATGTAAAAATCAAGAAGCAGTCAACGTGTGGAAAGCATACGAACAAGCAGAATCTAATTGCAAAGGTTACGAACCTCTCGTAGTCATAAAACGTAACAGAAGTAAACCTCTCGTCCTAGTGGATGCAGAACATTTTGTAACACTTCATAATAAGTCACTTGACAGTGACCCTCAAAAAGATATATAATACTTGTTATGAATATGATACAAGAAAGAATGAAGAACAAAGCACTCGATGCTTTTACGGAAGTAGAAGTACAGATTGATATGTTCTGTGACAAAGGTAAGTCTGATTTCTCAATGTACAAGTATCTTCGTCAATTAGATTACAGTGGTAAGGTCATTGGATATCTAAGAGGTGAACTTGCACAACAGATATTAGAAGTAAAGAACGAAGAAGGTTGTGAACAATTAGAAGAAGCTTATTCTTTTATGAACAAGACAACTAAGAAACGTTTTGTCAAATGGTTAGAAAGTATTGAGAAAGACATAGACAAGTATGTTGATGAATACAAACCAGTTCGTAAACCACCCAAACCTAAAACCCCAAAACAATTGGTGAGTAAATTACCTTACCTAAAACAATGGGGAAAATATAAATCAATCGACCCCGAAGCAATCATTCGTGCAAAGTTGTTATACACCTATAACACTTCAACACAAAAACTTACTAAGTTTGAATCCTATGGTGGACTCAAAGTTAGAGGAAGTAATATCATTGACTTTGACAACTGTACAGAAAAGACCTTGACAGATGAGAAGTTACTTGATAGAATATATAAAGGTGGTAATATTATTGCAAGAGGTTTTATGGACGAGATACCTCGTTCCAAAGAGAAAGACGGAAACCCTAGGATTACCAAAAACATATTATTAATAAAAGTGATTACATGATACTAATAGATTTTACACAAACAATCATCGCAGGGATGATGGCACAATTAAAGATGAATGGTGGAGAAGTTAATGAGGACATGTTAAGACACATGATTCTAAACTCTGTCAGAAACTATCAAAAGAAATATGCACCCGAGTATGGAGAGATAACACTCTGTACTGATGCAGCTCATCCTTGGAGACGTGATTACTATCCACTGTACAAAGCAAACAGAAAGAAGACTAGAGAAGCATCCGACATGGATTGGAAACTAATCTTTGATACACTACAAACAGTTAAGGATGAGATACGTGATAACTTCCCGTACAGATATATGTACGTAGAGAATTGTGAAGCAGATGATATCATTGCAATCCTAGTTAAGAAGTATGCACCTCATGAGAAAGTTTTAATTGTCAGTGGTGATAAAGACTTTCAACAACTACATAAATACCCTAACGTGAAACAGTGGTCTCCTAATCTAAACAAAATGATTAAGTGTGAAGACCCCGACTTATTCCTAAGAGAACATATTCTTACAGGTGATAAGTCAGATGGTGTTCCAAACATTCTATCTAGTGATGATTGTTTTGATTTAGGGATAAGACAAACACCTCTGAGAAAACCTGTAAAGGATAAGTATCTCAGAATCACCATTGAAAAGGACGATAAATACTATCGTAACTATTTAAGAAATCAAACTCTAATCGACCTTGAGTTTATTCCACCTCACGTAGTGGAGAATATTATTTCTGAGTATGACAATACTGCACCAGTAAAAGGTAAAGTGTTTGACTACTTAAGAACCCATAGGTTGAATGAGTTATTAAATCATGTAGAGGATTTTACACTATGACAACAGAAAAGAAAAAAGGAAGGGGTAGACCAAAAGGAGCTCCTAATAAACCAAAGTTAGAACTAATCACTGAAAGACAAACACTAACCAAAGATGCAGACACATATGAAATACTATGTCAAGCAGATATCGTTGGTGCAGACAGTGTTGACCTTGCAGCTCAAGGACTAAAAGTTTACAACGATAGGAATGGTGCAATCAAACCAATCCTACAGTGGGTGTTTGATGATAACATCACATCTAAGTTACCCGAAGGAACAACTCCTTATGGTGACAATGATGCACCAGCATCAGACCTTGCACAAACAAGTTTAAGATTTGAACACAAGTTGTTTAAGTATTATGTAACAGAACAAATTCCACCCTCTAAAAGAGAGACTATGTGGATTGGTATGTTAGAAGGTATTCCAGTAATGGAAGCAAAATTAATAGATTTAGTTAAAGACGGAGTATGGCCATTCAAGAACATCACTAAGGATGTTGCAACAAAAGCCTTCCCCGAAGTAATCAAATAAATAAATATAAACAGTAGACAGAGACTATACATATTATAAAGGGAACTTAGTAATTAGTTCTAACAAGTTTTTAAATAGTTGAGTTCTACTCCATGGAGTTTAAAATGGCAGAAGAAGTGAAAAGTAATTTTTCAAGTGAACAAGCACCCCCAGTAAAATCAGAACTGGAACTAGTACAAGAACGTATAGCAAATTATACAGTACCACTCAAACCTAATACAGCAAACGTAGTTAATGCTATGTTGGTAATGCAATTAGAAAAAGGTATGGTGAAAGCATCAGACCTAGAAGCATTCATTACTGTAAGGGATGATATCACCACGGGTCTTGCAGATTACCAACAACAAGTCACTAATGCAAATTCAAGAATGCAACAGTTGTTAGAACAAGACCAACAAGTCAAGATGCAACAACTTGCTGAACAAGAACAACAAAGCACGTCAACAGAAAGAAGCAGAAGAACGTCAAAGACGTAAGAAAAGCAGAAGGTCGAGTTGCACAAATGGAAAGCAGTTCTTTTGTCTCACGGAATCTCTATGGACTTGAATGGTGACGGAGTCATTGGTGTTAAACAAGGAACACTTGGTCAAGATGGTTTTGTACAACTCACTGCACAAGAACAACAACAAGTCGATTCTATTGTAAGAGAACAAACACCTCTTGCAACACCTCAACAGAAACAACAACGTAAAGGTAACATGGGTCTTGCACGTGCAATGAATCCAGTAGAAGTAGATGCCCCTGCTATTGTAGAACCTACTATTCCTTTAGATACACCTCAATCACATACAGTGGTTCCATCCCCAGTTGCAACACAATCTCTCAAAGAGAAAGTATTACAAGGGGCCTGAAGATGTTGCATTAACACATGAACCTAGTGTTGCAGATTTAGAAACTGCACCTACAGTTGTTACTGAAGACATTACAGACATAGATGAGGATTCATGGGATGAACCAATCATCTCACAAGGTGAAGACTTAGAATCATTCTTTGATGAAGTAGATAGAGTAGAGGAAGAGTTAGAAGGAACTTACACTGAACCCACACCTCTATTCAATGTTGCAGAAGAAGATACTGAAACAAAACCAATTGCAACCAGTGGTAATATCAAAGCAGTAGTTAGTGAACCCGAGAATATCGAAGCACCAATCTCAACAGATGAAGACTTTGTTGCAAAGGTAGAAGAAACCAAACAGGCATTTGCAGAAGAAGAACCTACCAAAGTCATACCAACGTATGATAGTGAAGAGGAATTACTTGCAGCAGCTGCACAAGCAAAGATTGACCAACAGGTTCAAGATGATATCGATGAAGAACAATTCAACGATTCATTCGAAGACGAAACTGAAGAGGTAACTATTCCCGATAGAACAGATTTAGAATCAATGTCTAGAGAAGCAATCTTAGAACAAGCATCAATGTTTGAATTTAATATTCCAGCATCCGTAAGTAAAGGTCAGATGATTGATATGTTTGAAAGTGAAACAGAAGCATTTATTAAAAGACTACAGGACAGTGGTGAGTTTGTAAGTTCAGAGGAAAGTGAAGATGTCAAAGATGATGTACGGGATGGTGGATACTTCGGGTAAACCTTCCATCGTTAGAGAACTCAAACTAACAGAAGTAAGTTACAGATACGAAGAACGAATGAAGGACATTGAAGATGATGTCCTTCGTTTTGATTTCCCAAAAGAATTATCAGTAAAACTAGGAACGGAGTTTGATGTATCTTCCGTTAATCTATATCTAAAAGATAACACCCTAGTGTTTAGTGTCTTAGAACAAGACATAGAACAACCCATAAAGTTACGACCTTATCTATTCAAAGAAGATGGAGACCCTAGGTCTTGCATGTTTGATGAACCTAATGATTCACAATTCTTTGTTATTCCAAAATACTTTGCAGAGGTATTTGAAGTAGGTGACAACATCACTTACACTTACGTACATGAAACAGAAGACGTAGAACGTCATGTGACTTGTCATGTCACGTAACATCCCAATCACTGCAGTTGACCAACATGACTTCCTAGAACATCGCAGGAAACAAGAAGCACTACACTGGGGTAGACAGGACATGGGAGAACTAAACGAACTTAGTTCTATCCTTACAGTTGAAGTTAACACTACAGAGTTATGCAACAGGACATGTTCATTTTGTCCACGTGCAAATCCCGAAGTATTCCCAAATAGAAATTTACATATGACTCCCAAGGCTGCAAAGACCATTGGAGATGAATTACATAAGAATGGGTTTAGAGGGAAGATATCTTTAAGTGGTTACGGAGAGAATCTACTTAACCCAAGGTTCAGAGAAATCGTTCATACCTTTAGGTCTGCAGTTCCTTATGCAACACTAGAGTGTAACACTAACGGAGATAAACTCACTAGAGAATATGCAGAAGAGTTATTCGAGTTCAGTGGATTAGATTTACTCTACATCAATCTCTATGACGGAGTCGAACAGATGGAACACTTTGATGAGATAATGAAAACCATCCCCGAAGAGAAATACAAATACAGAATGCACTGGGGTGATTTTGAAACACATGGATTGATACTAAACAATCGTAGTGGTGTTATGGATTGGGTCGGAATAGAAGACGACACCATAGAGAACCTAAAAGGTAAAGTGTGTCACTACCCCTTCTACAAAATGTTTGTGGACTGGAACGGAGATGTGTTGTTCTGTAGTAACGATTGGGGAAGAGAACATGTCGTAGGTAATCTGTTATCAGAGACACTCCATAATGTTTGGTTTAGTAAACCTATGAATAAGATTAGAAAGAAATTAATGAAGGGTGACAGGTCTATGTCTCCCTGTAACAAGTGTAGTGTCGATGGGAGTTTATTTGGTAAACAATCATTTGACATAGTGAAGGAGTATTATGAAAATAGCAATAACAGGAACTAGTGGTCTTGCAAAGAATATTAAAGACACACTAGAAGCAACACCATATCAAGGAGACACTATTGAAGTGTGTACTCCTAGGATAGACGACATAATAATGAATGACCCTTGGTTCGGATTCGATTATGAGAACCCTAATCATGTTGACGTGTTGATTAACTTTGCACATAGAGACTTTGACCAGTCGAAGATTTTACTGAAAGCTCATCGTGCATGGAAAGATGATAGTACAAAGTATATTATAAACTTTTCATCCCGTGCATCACAATCAAATATATCTAAGGGATATAAGTATGCAGCTGAGAAGGCCTCTCTAAACCATTTAAGTAACAACCTAACGTACAACTCAGATAAGAAATATAAACTCACTACACTCAATCTAGGACTCCTTAATCATGATGATTTACCTAGTCTACAGTGGTCTAGTGTATCGGGTCTAGTGTACTATTTGATTACCAGTTATCCCGACATAGAAATTCCCGAACTTACGATTCAGGCATTTGCAAACTACCAAGAAGTTCAGAGTGATAAAGAAACTCTCAGAGACATGGAAAGATTCACTAAATAATAGTATGACAGACTATAACGATTTCGGATTTACAGCTATGGATGCAGATGAACTTGCATCTGTAGACACAAAGATAGTTGCAAAGACTACCTCTGCAGTAGAGGTAATCAAGAACCTTGATGATTTCATCAGACCATTACTTGAGAACCTTGCAAAGGATTCCGATAAGGAATACATCTACTGGCCTAACCGAGTAGAAATCATAAATAAAAAGATAGAAGAATTGGACTTAATTCAAAAAAGTCTCTAGTAACATAGAGAAGAATATAGTACAATAGTATTGTAGGTAAAACTACAAGGCAATAATGCCAATAAAATAGAGAGTAACATCTCAAAGGAGAACGATATGTCAGTATATGACTTTAATCGAGCTGCGTTAATCGATGAAAATATAACCAACGCATTCACCCAAGAACATTTAGAAACACACAAAAGATTGTGTCCTATTGAATCTTATCCCGAATTATTAAATCTACCAGTACAAGCAAGTGCTATTGAATACTCTGAAACTAGACTTACGGATAGACGTAAGATTAAAGATGGTTCTGCAGTAAATCCAAGAAGTCAAAAAGGTAGAGCTGGAGAAGCCATTCTAGATGAGGAAATGGATAATCTACAAAACAGTTATCACAAACATGGTGCTAAATTAAGAAACCTTGCACCTTGTATATTCATAAACGATAATGGTGAAGAAGTCTATATGACAGGTTCATCAAGAGATGAAATTTACGATAGATATAATTTTACAGATATCATTGTCAATGTATTTACTGGTGTCGATGGTACTACAGATATGGAACAACAATCTGCACTCTCATTTATGGCAACATGGTTAAACCCAGCGGTTGATGCACACGTTTGTGCAACCACTCATGACATTAGATGTGATATTAACAGAGCAACAGAAAATGGTTGGATTGAAAAAACATACGATGCAATCTTAGAAAGAATTCTACCTCAAACAGAAAGAGTTAATATCTCATATCTCAAATCAACTCACCTTGCAATAGAACTATTTGAAGCAAGTAAGAAAGGTACTTCTGCAAAAGAAATCAGACCAATGGTATCTAGAGATTCTAAGAAGTGGGCCCAAGATAGTAAGTACGTTGATGTGAAAGACAAGGTCAAGTATTTCTTTAGGTCTCATGACAGAGACCAACAGGGAACTTGTGATGCAGTTAATTATGCACATAAGAATCCAAACGAGGAAGTTAGGATTGTGGTGTTTTGTGGTATCCTCACAAGTGGAGACCCACTCTCACAATGGGAAAAGAGAAGTCTTAAATTCCACACTTCATTTAACAATATCTTAAATACATTTCAGAATGTAGTGTTTAATGGTGCGAGTATTAAATTAAAGAATCTTAAGTTGTATGGAGTGATTCCACAACTTGCAGAATTCCAATCCTTAAACAAGATATGTCTTTATAAAGACGATGGTACAACTTACCAAAAATAGTTCAAAAGGGGGTTTACAATGACCCCCATTTTTTTGTATACTATACTCTAACAAATTAAGGAAATCTAATGAATGAAATCGAAAAAACCTATGTTAATATAGGACGAGAACTTATAGCACTATGTGAACAGAACAGAATATTTGGTGGAGACGATGAAGAGTCTCTAACACTATGGAATGCAGCTGTAACAGCAGGGAATAAGTTTGTGACCTATGGAATGGTATGGACAAAGTTTACAGGGATAGATTGTCTCTCTGCAATAGAGAAGACTGCTGTCAGACAATATTTAGAACTAAAGGAGAAACTATGAATAACAATCAGATGATTATATTCGGTTTACTGGGGATGTTAGTAACATTTCTTGTAATGAATCTTGTTGGATAAAGCTTGACTATGTCCCTCACTTTTTGGTATACTATGTATATAATGAAAAAACAAAGAGGACACATTATGAATAAAATAAAGAAACTTGGATTACTAGATGCTGACTTCCTACAAGGAATGTCATTGTTTGTACTTGCACTATTAGTTGGGGGTGCATCATAATGAAATTATCAAAACTAGTAAATGATGTGAATGCAGAACAAGTTGCATTAGAAAAAGCAGACAACCTATGTACTGCAGTCGAGAAACTATGTGAAGACTTGACTACTGCAATGCATGAAAGATGGGAACACACTCGTGGTGAAACAACCCACGACTTTTCAATTGGAAAGAAATACATTCGTGTTTATTCAGTAGAGAATGGTCAACCAGCATCTTGTTGGGGATTCATTAACATCTTAGAGTTTACCAAAGGTAATGTTAAGTTTGAAAGTGGTGATGTCTTAAAGTCAGCAGGGTGGAAAACTCCTGCTATCAATCAACCACGAGGAAACTTATTTGATGGTTATTCAATCGACCCAAATTCAGCAAGGATTATATGGGCCAGATTACTTAAGAGGGTAGGGGTTGACAATGCCCCCTACTTTTTGTTACACTATGTGTATAATATAAAAAGGAGATAATATGAGTTTAGATAGAATCAAAGATGGAACTGCAAGATGGTATGTAATTGATACACAAAATCTTGAAGAGTATGGAGACAACTTTCACAAGTTCAAAGGTGGCTCCCAGTATACTGTTGGATTCCATGTGGACAAACTGGTCTTTGAGGAAGATGCATTTGGTGAGGGTGAACACTCTTATTACAATTCACCTTCTCTTACGGAGGCATCTGTTGCTGCTCTTGTTATGAAACACGTCAACAGATATAATGGACTGAATGGTTCGTTTGATTACATCACTAATATTGAAGTGATTGATTCACCTTTCAATACTCCCGACCATCCAACATGGAGAGGTACGGAAGAAGACCTTATTTCCGAAATAAAGAATGAACAAAAAAGACAAAATAATTTAGAGGTAGCATAATATGATAATAAAAGATTACGAAGTTCTAAGTCCCGATATGACATCGGGTGGTACATCCCTAAAGGGATACAAGATTACAACCTACGATAGGTTATGTGCAGTGTTAGGGCCACCAACCTTCACTAGTGCCAACCCTAATGACAAAGTTAATTGTGAGTGGGTTATAGATTCAAAATGGTATGATGCAAACAACATCGATGAGATTGATTATGATGATTGGGAGTATGAGACTGTAACAATTTACAACTGGAAGGACGGTAGAATTCCTACTGAAGATTACAGATGGCATGTGGGTGGAACATCCTACAATGCAACAGATGTTGTTGATATGATACTCGACAACTTTAATAGAAACGGTGAAAATTATAATGGAGAAAGAAATGTCGCTTAATTTAGAAAGTGCAAAACTACTTGCACAACAAACAGGTGGTAAGTTGAATGCAGAAGATGTATTGAATCTTGCTCAGTATGGAACAACCAACCCTATGGACTTTGCTCCTGTTGAAGAGGAAGTCGAAGGTGTATGCATATGTGGTATCGTGAATTGTCCCGATGCATATGCTCACACAACGAGTGGGTATTAATATGGAACTAGGATTCTTAGGAGGGACACTGTTATGTGTTATTATGTTTAGTATGGTATTTGTAGGATTACATTTAAACAAACCTTTCCCATGGGAGAGAAAGGTGTTTAATAAGGATGATGTAAAATATCAAGACGGAGATAACACATGAGAGCTGAGTTAAAAATGAGATACTATTATTTGGTATTAGGTGCAACACTAGGTTTTCTAACTGGTGCATTGACAATGAAGGTGCAAGCTTCAGATGCAAACAATGAAATTTATTGTCTTGCACAAAATATTTATTTTGAAGCAGGTAATCAACCACTTGCAGGTAAAGTTGCAGTGACACAAGTAGTGTTGAATAGAATGCAACATCCTAACTATCCAACAACTGCATGTGGTGTAGTGTATCAAGCAAAGTGGAAAACAAACTGGAAAGGTAAAGAAGTTCCAGTGAGAAACATGTGTCAATTCAGTTGGTTTTGTGATGGTAAGTCAGACGACCCAGTGGATAGTCCAACGTGGTTATCTTCACTTAACATTGCAAGGAATGTAGTGCAAGGTGCATATGGTGATATCACTGAAGGTGCAACACACTACCATGCAATAAGTGTAACCCCATATTGGGCAGATTCATTAAACGAGACTGTTAGAATAACAGACCACATATTTTATAAGTAGGAGAAAATTATGTATGATACAGTAGAAAAATTTAGAGAGTATCTTAAGGATACAAGTTACGTTATGAATGGAGTGCAACACAAATATGCATTCCCAAATAACTATGGTGCTAGTGTTGTTAAACATGACGGAAGTTATGGTGGACAGAATGGTTTATGGGAACTTGCAGTTTTAGATTACTCTATAGACAGCACAGGTGAGTTGTGTTATACTAGTGGTATAACTGATGATGTTATCGGACACTTGACGTGGAAGAATGTCGAAGAGTTCTTATCGGAGATTAAACAACTATGAATTTATTTTACTTACACAAAGACCCAGTACAATCTGCAGAAATGCATTGTGACAAACATGTCGTTAAGATGATTATCGAGTATGCACAAATGTTATCTACTGCTCATCGTATGTTAGATGGTAAACAATATACCGATGCATCCAGTGGTCGTAGGATTCAAAGATGGAGACTAGACAACTCTAACATGGATGGTGTTCTATACAAAGCATCACACATCAACCACCCTTCTACACGTTGGGTCAGAGAGAATGCAATCCAGTATCAGTATGCATACGATATGTTTACTGCACTATGTGACGAATACACTTATCGTTATGATAAAGTACACTTGACTGATACAAAACTCAGAGACTTACTTAATCAGATACCTAATAACATTACACTAGGTTCTTATTCAGAACCACCCCAGTGTATGCCTGAAGATGTCAAAGTTCAAAATGACTCTATCTCTGCATACCATAAATACTATGCAAACTACAAGAAAGGTTTTGCAGTATGGACTGATAGACCAGTCCCACAATTTATGAGTATATGATGCCCTTATATGATTTTTTAAATAATGAGACAGGTGAAGTTGAAGAACATAACATGTCCTATACCAAACTCGACCAATTCAAAGAAGATAACCCACACCTCAAACAAGTTATACTTGGAACGCCAGGTATTGTTGGTGGACATGGTGACAGGGTAAAACTCGATGGTGGATTCAAAGATGTCCTCAATAAAATTTCTTCTGCAAATCCAGGCTCACCTATGGACAGACATAGACAACGTGGGGTCAAAGAAGTAAAGACTAAAGAAATAGTCAAAAAACACCTAGACATTCAGTCAAGAAAGAAGTAAAATAGAACTATGAAATTAAAAACTAACTTAGTAGAGTTACATGAACTCGAACATCTAGACTTAAAAACAACTAACAAAGATGGTAAGAGATACTATACGGATGGAGAAGAGACTTTCTATTATCCAAGTGTTACCAGTGTAACAGGTTTACTCTCAAGTGACCAAATCAAGTTATGGAGAAAACGTGTTGGTGAAGAAACTGCAAACAAGATTACTGCACAAGCAACCAAACGTGGAACTAACTTCCATCAGATAGTGGAAGATTATCTAAGAAAGGAAAAAGAGTTTATTGAGTTTGATAACGTTTTACAGGAAGGTATGTTTAAGGCAATGCAACCAGTACTGGATGATATCATTCCTATTAGTTTAGAAGCACCATTGTTTTCAAACGTTCTGCAGATGGCAGGTCGGGTTGATTGTGTTGGTATCTATGATGATGTATTACAAATTATAGATTTCAAGACGAGTGCAAAGTTTAAAGAAGAGTACATGGCAAAGAACTGGTATATCCAAATGACTGCATATGCAATCATGGTAGAAGAGTTGACTGGTCATGAAATTGAAGAGATAACTGCAATGGTAGCTATTGAAGGTCATAACACTTTTCAAATATTTACAGCAGACCCTAGGGACTATGTAGATGAGTTAAACGACTTACGAGTCAGATATAAAAATATATACGGAGTATAGAATGGAAGATATCAGAATAAGAGTGCATGAAGGACATCATGTTTCATTAATAAAAGAAAAACGAATCAGTGCAGAAGCACTAGAAGTCTTGGGTATATGTGATACCATGATTGAAGAGTTCATCGAGGATGGAGAAGTCGAAGTTGGTTTTGAAATAGAAAACGTAATTGACCCAAACTATGCACACCTCAATGGTTATCATGTTGATGATGCTATTAGAGAACTCATTGAATATTCAGAAACATTTGAGGATGAAGAGGATTGGATTTCAGATAGAAAAGGTTATACAGAAGTTACACATTCGTTTATCAAAGACGGAGAGGCATTGTACCGATGATATCACGTAAAGAATTCACTGAACAAGTTGAAAAATTGATTATGAGAGGGACGGAAGTTATGGATGCATGTGTAAAAGTATGTGAAATGAATAACATTGAACCCGAGTCAGCAAAGAGGTTACTATCTCAACCTCTAAAAGAGAAACTAGAAGCAGAAGCAACTGGACTCAATATGGTAAATAGAGGTAATCATTCGCAGAGTTCCCTAAAAGGGTTCTTTGCAGTAACGGAGAAATAATGAGTCATTTTATAGATATCATGAAGACAGTGTTGGTCACAAGAGCAACAGATTTTAACGGAAGGTCAGACAGACCCGAATTTTGGTGGTTCTCATTATACATAAGTATAATTGCAGTACTACTAGGATTAGTAGATAATTATGTAATAGGATTTACATTTTGGAGTATACTGGAACCATTTGGTGAAATGAACGAATGTGGAGTATTAGTAGCATTACTTATGGTAGCAACTTTTGTTCAAAGCATATCAGTAACAGCAAGAAGATTACACGACAGAGGTCGTAGTGGTTGGTGGCAGTTAATGTTTGTAGTACCAGTATTAAACTTTATACCATTATATTGGTGTGTAAGAGATGCAAAGGATACCTATGCAGCTAAGAAATACAAAAACCCTTACGGAGCAAGATAATGCAAACAGGTGACGTAGTAACAGTAGTTACAATTAGTGGAGAGTATGTTGGAAAACTAGTCTCTCAAGAAGATAGTGCAATTACGATTGACAACCCTAGGATGATTCTATCCAACCCACAAGATGGGTCAATGGGGTTTGCAAAAGGTATAGCTGCAACGGGAGTGGAGAATCCACCTGTTGCAACATTCCACAATGTAGTGTTCGTAGTTCCATCCAACGATAAGGTCGTTGAGGCACATGCAATATCAACAGGTGAAAAAGATGCACCTTTGATTGATGTACCAGCAGAGAAGAAGATTATTACTTAATGACTTCTAGAGAAGGATACGATGCTTACACATTATACCTTGGGATAAAGTTACACTTCTATTCCAAGGATTATGATTTCGTTAAGTACAACGGAAAGGTAAAGTCAGATATCAATTCCTTCTTAAAACGTAAAGACAAATACCACTTTGGTAAATTGTTCCGAACATATAAACAAGAACTGCAAGACTTCTACATTGCAAACCTATCCTTTAAAGATTATTGGGCAGGTGACTTATTAGACAAAGAGTGTGATAAGAGATATAAGGAATGGAAGAAGAGGAATCAGAAACTTGGATATATGTTTGAGACAGAAGTATCAGACTTAATGAGAAAGTATAAGATAGATACTCAACTTAAAGTGGTCAATGGTCAACACCCTCGTTTACTTAAATCATATATGAGTAAACAAACAAGTTTAGAAACCATCTGCATCATGGATGAGATAATAGGTTTCACTAAGGATTGGGAAACACTTATAACAGAGAAGGTAGTGTATCCCGACTTACACATAAAGATTAACAAATACAAGTCGTTTATAACATACGACCAAAAGAAATACAAGAATAAATTGATAGAACTATGCTCTACTTAATAGGTAACGGCCCAAGTCGAAAAGACTTTGATTGGGATTCCTTTTTAGAGGAAGGACATGAATGGTGGGGATTCAATGGAATTTATCAACAACAGAAACCCGACTTATTGTTTGCACTTGATATACCAGTACAGAGACAAGTCATAGATGATATGTATCACTATGAGAACAAAGTTGCAGTTGGAGACTTCGACCCGATACCTATGGAGATGTGGGACTTAATGACAAATGGGTTTGAATACAGTCACCAACCTCAGAACATATTTAAAGTTAGAAAAGACGGGGACGATTTATTTACGATACAGGGATTTGATGATGTGGTATCTTGTATTGGATATAGTAGTGTTCATAAAGATAACATAGTTATATATAATAATCCAAAACTTAAGAATTTATTTGGTGGAATGTCTGCATTAGGATATGCAGCCGAACATAAATATACGGATATATGTTTGATTGGGTTTGATGCATTAGAACATGCAGACCCTACAAGTATATACAGTGGTGATTACTTAAATTACCAAGATGAGTATACAGAGGAGTCGAGAGTCTTCCATACTCAACAACAACAGTTTCTTGCTCTGTTAAAAGAGTATGAAAACATTAATGTTTATTGGAAAAAACCCCTTGACGGGTTGGTGAAGGTAGACTATAATGTACTTAACTATGAAAATAGTGAAGAGTGGATACTTGGGGTGGGTCACCCATCTGAAGTATCTTTATAAAATTGTAATAAAATGCGATATAATTGTAATAAAATAGGAGAATACAATGTCAAGTAGTTTAGATAAACTAAGAGCTGCAATGGAAACAGCTTCACCAACAGAAGGTGCAAAAAAATCCTACAATGACGATACTATGTGGAAACCCGAACTCGATAAGAGTGGTAATGGTTATGCAGTAGTTCGTTTCTTGCCTACTCCCGATGGAGAAGAGATGCCTTGGGTATCATACTTCGACCATGGATTCCAAGGGCCAGGTGGATGGTATATTGAGAAGTCTTTAACGACTCTTAATAAACAAGACCCTGTTAGTGAATATAATACCCAGTTGTGGAATACAGGTATTGAAGCAAATAAAGAGATTGCACGTAAACAGAAAAGACGTTTACATTATGTGTCCAATGTCTATGTTGTTTCAGACCCTAAAAATCCCGACAACGAAGGTAAAGTATTCAAATATAGATTTGGTAAAAAAATCTTTGAAGCACTCAAGGAAGCAATCTCACCAGCATTTGAAGATGAGAAAGCAATCAATCCTTTTGACTTAAGAGATGAAGGTGCAAACTTTCAAAATCAAAATCAGAAAAGGTCGATGGTTACTGGAACTACTGATAAATCAGAGTTTCGATTCAGCCTTGCACCATTATTTACTGATGAAAATAAACTAAACGACATATATACAAGTGTCCATAGTTTAAGTGGTATTATTGCACCAAGTGAATTCAAATCCTACGAGGAACTCAAAGAGAAACTCGATAGAGTATTAGGTTTACAAGGTTCAGTAAGTAACTCTACAGCAGAGTCAGTTGCAGAAGATATGGAAGAAGTGCCATGGTCTAATGTAAACACTGAAACTGTTGCAGAAGAACCTGTAATCTCATCAGCAGAAGCAACCTCACCACAAGTAGAGGAAGATGATGCGATGGATTACTTTAAGAAGTTAGCTGCAGATAGCTAGTCTTCTTACAATGGGGTAGTCGTGTTTATTCAAAATGTGTCCTTGAAAATAAGACGACTACGAACTGAGGCCGTGGATTGGTTTAAATATGTCATGTATTTAAATTGGGGGTATTCAGTAAGGGAAAGGTCAATAGCATATAGCGGATTGGTCGGTGAAGAACGGGTTGCTGTAAAGCGTGGGGTGACTTCACATTTTTTAGGAAATAAATATGCCAAGTGTTAAACCAAGATTGAATCCGAAGAATAGAATGGAAGAACCATTCGATAGACTTCTTCGTAGATTCAAAAAAGAATGCGATAACGCAGGTATCGTACAAGAGGTTAGAGATAGAAAGTATCACGAGAAACCTAACGATACTAAGAATCAGAAGAACCAAGATTTAAAGAGAAAGAAAAAGTTAGACCTTAAGAGACGTAACAACGCAAACTACAGAAAGATAAGATAATGAGTAATTGGCATGGGGGGAAAGGTTCCAAGAGAAGGAACTCAAACGAAGAAGCCTATGCTGATGGATGGGAACTTGCATTCGGAAAAAAGAAACCTGTAGTTAAGGTAAGAAAAGAAACACCAAGTCATGGTGCATCACAAGTCCATTCGGACAAAACAAAATATAATAGGAAGAAGTCAGACCCAATACTATAAATAGTAGTATGTCTCGACTCACCTTCAAAGAAATAGAATTACTTAAACCCGTAGAACTCCAAGAAAGACAGAAGGAGTCCTTAGACTGGTTTAAATCAAACCTCAAGACAATCAAGTCATATGCAAAACCCGATAAGGTTTTAAACCAAGCTGGTGAAGACATCATACCTACAGAAATGATAGTAGGAGAGATGTACATGTTTATGTATGATGCAAAACACAAAGATACCCTTCCCTACTACGACAGATTCCCTTTAATCTTTATGTTAGAGAGTTACAACAATGGATTCTTAGGACTTAACTTACACTATCTACACCCTAGATTTAGAGTAGGACTACTAGAGAACTTGTATGCATACTCTAATGATTTTGATGATGAGAGTGTTGCAGATGAGAACGTTAGACTAGGGTTAAGATATCAATCACTTGCAACTGCATCCAATCTAAGAGTTGCAAAACCATGTGTCAAACAATATCTATTTGAACACTTGGACTCTAAGATAGTTAAAGTGAATCCAAGTCAGTGGGACTTTGTTCCTTTATTACCACTTTCTAAGTTTACAAGTGCAACAGGAAGTATAAATACTAACACAGTTTACAGGGAAACTAGAGAAAAAATCATATGAGTATACTAGACAGATTGATTGGTCTTAAATCGGGAGATGAAAATCTTCAGATAGATAAATTAAAGTACAACTTTGACACGGGTGCAAGAGGAAACTATTTCATGGTTAACATCTTTGGGGTGGGCCACAAGGTATTGCACTTGAAGGTTGGAGATGTGAAACTGTACAAATTCCTTCTAGAGAATTGGAGGGCAAGTCAGTGGTCTTCATACGGCCCTGTTAGGAACATTCCAAACAATATAACAATGGATGGTCAAAGAGTTCCTATGACATTTTTATGTGACCAACACTTTGCAGATAAGTTTATATTAGATGCATGGCAGTCCTATATCTATACTGGAACTGGAACACATGAAGACCAAGGTAATTCATTGAGACCTACATTTAGATATCAACAAGACTATGTTGGTAGAGTAGAGATTATCTCTATGAGAAAGGATGGTGCAGATGCAATGAAGACAACACTTCATAATGCATACCCAATAACATTAGGTGCTATGACACATAACACTGGTGCAAGAGATGAGATAATGAAATTTGAAGTAACATTCTCATTTGAAACATTTGATACTGAGTATGTAAATGCACCTAAATTATCCTTACTAAATAAAGGTAGAAGAGTATTAGATGCACTTCTAGAAACTGATAAATTGCGTGGAAGGTTTGGAAATAAAGTCCGAAGTTTAGACGCGAGATTGAAAAAATACGATGATAGATTGACTAGAATTTCAAATATCTTCGGTTAAAATATGGAGTAAATTATGGCATTACCGATACAATCGGCACCTACATTTTTTTGTGAGTTGCCCAGTGATGGTACTGAAGTAAAATTTAGACCCTTCCTAGTGAAGGAACAAAGGAATCTTCTCCTAACTAAAGAAGACCCAAATCAAAAAGAGATTACAGAAAACATTATAACTTTGTTGACTGCATGTACTTTTGAAAAATTGGATATATCAAAGTTATCTACTTTTGATGTTGAATACTTATTTCTACAAGTTAGGTCAAAGTCTGTTGGAGAAACAGTTAAACTGAATTTACCTTGTCAGAAAGATGATACACATCCTAAAGTTGAACTACCTATTAACCTTGCAGATGTTTCTGTAGATAAGAGTAATATGATTGACAATACAGTAATGATTAATGATGAAATTGGAATTGTTCTGAAATACCCAACTCTTATGGAGTCTATGAATATTTCAGAAAACGATGAATCACAACTCTTGGATGTTATGAAAAAATGCATTGTTAGGATTTTTGATAATGAAGAAGTACATGAAATGATGGAGACACCCGATAGTGAAATAGAATCATTTCTAGACGGAATGACTATTGGTCAACTAGAAAAGGTTGGTGCATTCTTTACAGGAGCTCCTAATCTTTCACACACTGTAACTTACAAATGTCCTGAATGTGAAACAGAACAGTCAATGACTATTAGGGGTCTAGAGAATTTTTTTTAATAGCTCTTTCTCATGATAGCATGATTAATTACTATCAAACCAACTTTCAACTCATGCAACACCATAAATACACATTGAGTGACTTAGACGGAATGATACCTTGGGAAAGAGAGATATATTCGACATTACTTATGAACTACTTGAAAGAGGAGAAAGACCGACTGAGTCAAAAGAAATAACTAACTAAATTAGAGGACACACTAATGAGCGATATAGATAAATTCTCGGGAGACATGAGTCGTAACGAGGTTGAAATAGACTTGAAGAAGTTCATGGCCATGGTATCAGAGATTGGCGAACTTAAACAAGAAATTTTTGAATTGACAAACGAAGACAGAAAGAATCCATGGCAGAAATGGATTTTCGCTGCAAAAACAATTGATGCATGGAGAATTATACCAAGAGCATTCTTAGGTATATACATGTATCTTCTTTACTACGCAACATTTTGGTTCATGGACTTAGCAGACCCAACACTAGAACAATCAGGTTTGATATCTGTATTAGTCGGTGCTGGTGCGGCATGGTTTGGACTATACACTTCAAGTGCAGCTAAAGAACATGGGGACACTAACCCTAACTAGGATTTAACAGATGGCAGACGACCCACAAATACAAGGATTAGCTAAGACAATTTCAAGATTGTTGCTTGTTAATGAAGCACAATTTGATGAACAACGTGCAGAGTTAAAGGAAGCTAAGAAACAGACTACCCAATTAGAAAGAACTGCTAACAAGATAAGTCAATCTAATGAAAAACAAATAAAGGAATTAGAAAAGAAACTTAAAGATGCTGAGGCTGCCAAAGCAGAAACAGTTATGCAAAAAATCCAAAAAGCATTTGGATTAGGTGGACTAGGTGTCGATGAAGCAATCACCAAAAGTGGTAATCGTATTAAGAAGGGTGAACTAGGATTTGAAGCTGCATTAAATGCTTACAATAAAAGGATTCAAGATGCATCAGATGACAGTGCAAAGGCGTACTCAAAGGTGGGTGAAGATTTAGCAAAGTCTAACAAAGAAGTTGCAGAAGGTTTTAAAACTGCATTTAGTAATGTTGGAGATGACTTTAGTGAACTTTTTGGAAGTGCAATGGGGAGTCAGTTAAAAGATGCTGGTAAGAAAGTAAAGGCACTTATTAACATCCCATTTAAACTGGTAAAAGGGATATTCCCATCATTCAAAGTACTTGGTGGTGTACTAAAAAATACTGGTCTTAGACTTAAGAAATTTGGGATGGGTTTAAAAAACATGTTCACTGGTGGTATACTAGGAAAACTAAAAATAGCACTCTTTGTTGGTGCTGGTATTTTAGGTTTTATTGCTATTAGAAAATTCATTAAGAGTGGTTTTATGGAAGGTATCAAACTTATGATACATGCATTTGTACAAGGTTTTGATAGATTAAGAATTGCATTCCTTGAAGCTTTTGGTAAACAAGGTAAAGCAGATGAAATTAGAAAGAAGACTATTGCACGAGAAATAGACGAACAAAAAAGATTAGGAAATATTAGTGAAGATGCAACAGGCAAGGATTTATATACTCAAGCTCTAGCTAATAATGAAGTAAGAGACTATATGGGTAATGATGAGACCTTCAATATGAGCTCAGATTTTGTCGGTAAGGAAGCTGGTCTTTCTGAAGAGGCTGTAGGGGGTATCAGAACTAATGCATCCGAAGGTGCATTAGATATCTATGGGACATTAAAGGGAAGAGAGGCAGCTGTAGATTACGATAGTCGAGAAATGACTTTCATCCAAAAGGCAGATTTTGCCACAGGATTACAAGAACAGTATAATGTTAAGATAGGTTACTTAAATGCAGAGGGTAAACCAACTACTGCAGAAGAACTAGCAGCTGATTTAAATATGAATCTTGCAGAAGTAGTTACATTTGTCCAAGCAAATGACGATTTAACGATGGGTGATAATAATAAAATTTATAAGAAGGGAGACTTTTTAATTAAAAAACAAGAAGATGGTAACTTTGCATTCCAAGGGGAAGCAGGATTTTTAAACTCTATGTATGAGAACACTGCAAGTTTTTTTGGTTCAGATAGTGACCAAACAGAAAGAATACCAATTGTTGGAGCTCCCGATGTTAAATCAACTATAGATACACAATATAGTCTATTAGATGAAGAACAACAAGAACAATTAAGAAACACTATATCTCCACAAGGTGTTTCAGATACTGCTAGGTATGAAAAACTAAGAAGAAATGACCCCGAGTTCCTTGAAGCAGTTAAGGAAGAATATGGTATAAACGCACACTTCTTGAGGAAGGATGCTAATGTAGACCAATTTGGAATGGTTGGTGATGTTCCTGTTACAAAATTGTTAATGTTAAACGAACAATATTTAAGGGAGATGAAACTCTATAGAACACAGTTAGATGATTTCATGTCTCAAGGACAAGTTAAAGATTATGGTAATAGTAATATTAATACCATCATGAATCAAGGTGGAAACGTTACTAATATTAGTTCAGGCACCCCAACTGCACAAGATGTAAACAATTTTTTCATGCCAACTCATGATAATGGTGTACCTAAGTATTAAACTGATAATCTAGTACAGACTCTTCTGTAAACTCAATCTCTTTTATCGTCTTCATAACTCTTTCACTGTTTGTATACATGTCAGGTCTATCCTCTTGAACATGCATCTCAATCATGTTAGGTGTCTCAACTGCAAACAAATCATTCCCACTTTTAGAATACAACTCTAACCAAGTATCAAAGTCTATTGATTCATTACGAAAGGTTGACACATCCCATAACACAAACTCTTGGTCTAACTTATTCAAGTGTATAAGTGCATGAACTCTATGGGTGCCTGGATGCACAATCCACTTATCATCTTTCATGTAAGCTTGTGGAGTTGAGTACAACCCCTTAGTTCTAATCTCATTGATTAACCATATGAGTTTAGTTGCATGAAAGTTCTGATTGTATTCATGAATATCCATCTTCTCTTTGAAGTTCTTTGCAACAACTGGTTCTAAGTCTTTGTGTTTCAGTAGATGTTTTGCATATGTGATATGTGCATCAGGTTTACGTTCCCATTTATTTTCAAGTGCTTCACCTAGTGTTACTAACTTAGGTCTAACATGAAACTCGTCAAAGATGACTCTGAGTTCATCTATATCCTTTTGAGTGTGTAAGTGTTTAATTATTTCCATTTAAGTATTCCTCTACTAACTTTATATCTTTGGGGGAGTCTACTGATAGACCCACATCATCTACATGCACCATCTGAACATCATAACCATTCTCTAAGTATCTCAACATCTCTACACTCTCAGATTTCTCTAAACTCTGCATAGGTAGTTCTCTGAATAGTTTAAGTCGTTCTTTAGAGAATGCATAGAGTCCTAGTTGTTGATAAACGTTTCCATTCTCATGTCGTGGAAAGGGTATACCGAGACGTGAGTAATACATTGCACAATGATATGAATTGAACACTACCTTCACTATATCATTATCCATAACCTTGTAGGGTTCGGTAATCTTGACATATGCATTTACAGTTCCGATATTAGGATTGAAGTATTCAATCATTCTATCAATTGCATCAGGGTCAATCAGGGGTTCGTCACCTTGGATGTTAACGTATATGTCTGCATCAAGTGTATCAAGTGTAAGTGCAATTCGGTCAGTCCCCGTTTCTACATCGTCATCTACCCTGATTACATTCAGGTCATTGTCATTACAGTAGTTCTCAATTCGGTCATCATCCGTAACCACGTAGACTTCGTCTAGTTTCTTCGACAACGATGCTCGGTCATAGACACGTTGTATCATTGGTTGGCCACTAATCATTGCAAGGGGTTTACCCTCGAATCTAGTTGAACCCCAACGGGAAGGTATTAGACCGACTGTATTGATTTTGCTCTGTTCCAACAACATTCTATTTCACCATATCCATATTCTGCAAATATAAAGTCCACACCTGATGCATCTGCACATTCTTTGTCTACTATCATGTCACCAACATAGACTGCATCACATGGACTTGTATTACAATGTGCAAGAGTATATAGTAGTTGGTCAGGTGAGGGTTTACCTCTTAGACCTTCAGTGGGACAACAGATAAAATCAAACTCAACATCTAGTTTAGATAGAATGTCATGTGTTCTATCTTTATGTTTGGATGTAACGACTGCAATCTTTTTACCTTGGGACTTAAGGTACTTTAAGTGTTGTTCCACACCATCATAGAACTTAATCAAGTCACTGTTTTCTTGAGAGTGGTAATTGTATTCCACCATTAGTTGGTCTTGGTCAGTAAGTATACCCATCTCAGTTAAGATATCTTTAAAGGGTTTACCGATAAGTTTAAAGTATTCCTCAAAGGGTCTACCAGTGTTAAGGGAGTTGAATGACTTCTCCATGTTCTCTTCTGAGTCAATCAAGACTCCATCTAAATCAAATACATATAATGTTTTCATTTCTTTTTTCCTTTCTTAGGTACTAAGTGGTCTTCAGTTAATATTCGGAACCCATACTTTCTATCGTTACAGTATTCATTTGCAGCTGCAAACTTTGCTTGATTGACAACGTAGGTTGCAACTTCGTTGAGGTAACGTTTGGTTTGTCGTTTAGGTTCCTTCGGGGGTTTGAGTTGTTTCTTGGGTTTAACCTCTATAATCTCACGGACTATTTGTCCCTTTGTGGTTACATACTTTATAAAGAAGTCAGGAAAGTATCTATGTACTCTTTTATCAACAGGTGATATGTAAGGAATTACAATTTCTTCACTTCCCCATTCGATAATTGCAGTGTTGTTATCACAATACATCATGAATCTTCGTTCCCAAAGAGAACGATAATAGATTTTTGTAGGGTCTCCTCTATATTTTTTGTAGTTCTTTGGTTTAAACTTCCCACTGTATGACATAAATAACAATACTATATTAACGAATATAACTATTTATACAGGACAAATGCATGGCATCTCTAGACAAACTACTAGGTAAAATTGAAAAAGCTCAGTCAGCAATCAAATCTTTCAAAGGAACAGTATCAAAATTCAAGAATCTAAACTTCAATTCATTGGTTGATGAACTTGCAGAACAGAAAGGTCTTGCAAATAGTATACTAGATGCACGAAGAAGTTCTCTGCAAAGACAGTTGTCTGCAAAGAACACATCCAAACGTGCATGTAAAGGTCTACCTGATGAGAACACTAAGGATTTTATGTATCCACAAGACTTGGATTTTCATGAAAATTATATAACCTTTAGGTCTAGACCTAGACAATTGCAATCTTTGAGTGATGGTACAACAGAAAGTCAAAGTGGTATACTAGGTAGAAGTGCAGAATTTGAAGTACATCTATACATTCCCGACACACTTCTATCCCAAGCAAATGTTCAATATAAACAAGAAAGTATGGGTGGTATTAATAGAGTTGTAACTGATTTAATTACAGACCCAGGCTCATTAGGTGGTACTGGAACTAAGGAAGCACTAGCAAATACGGCACTCAGTACTGCAGTGAAGTTTGCATCTACCCTAAGTGGGGGTGGAGTTGAAGCAAGAGCTGGTATTGCAATAAATCCTATGAAGGAAATGATGTTTGAGGGTATAGGATTCCGTTCATGGAACTTTACATATGAATTTTACCCTAGAAGTAATTGGGAAGCAGCAGAAATAAACCATATCATTTATGCATTTAGAACTGCTATGTTACCCGACACATTTAATTTTGACTTGTTTGAGGGTGGTAATTCAAGTGCTCAAATGTTCCAAGACCAGTTCTTTAACTACCCCAATATATTTGATATAAGTTTTAACGGCCCGATTAAAGATAGAGTGGATGGGTTTCTTCCAGCAGTTTGCACTAAGTGTGATGTTGACCATACAGGTGGTCAGAAGTTCTCAGTATATGAAGATGGTCAACCTGTTAAATCTACCATGACATTAGAGTTTATGGAAATAAGGTTAATGACACAAAATAATTATCAAACTCTTTCTCCCGTATCTAATAAGGGTGGTCTTCTTAAACTCAAAGAAGGGGGTTCTATAATAGAAGGAGACCGAATGACTCTTGGTGATTTGAAGAATAATTATACAGAACTGGGTACAAGTCTTAAGAAAAATATCGGTGGATTTTTAGGTGACAAAAATATGTCAGGCGAAAATGATGGGGGTGATTAATCATGGCAAATGAACTTTTTCAAGAACTTCCCCAATGTTGAGTATACACTTAATGATGGTAAGGTAATATCAATCAAAGACTTTTTCCGAAAGTCTAAAATAGAAACAGAAGCACTCGACAGTTTAGTTTCATACACTTACTATGAAATACAAGATGGTGAAAGACCCGATGTAGTTGCAACTAAACTATATGGTAATGGTGACTTGCATTGGACATTGTTCCTTGCAAACGAATTTACTAACTACAATGATTGGCATAAAGACAACCAAACCTTTGAGACATACATGAGTGAAAAGTATGAAGGTCAGTACCTAGTCGGAAATGAAACAACAGATATTATAACATCAACCAATAAGTTTTTACTAGGAGAGAAGATAACTTCAACAGGTAAAGAAGCACACGTAGTTAAGGTCGACCCAACTATGAAACGTATTGGTGTTATAGGAAATCAGTTTGATGGTAATGATGTGGTAACAGGAAGTGTTAGTGGTAAGTCAATGACTGTACTTAATGCAATAGAACAGAGAGATGGTATTGCATATTATAAAGACCTCAATGGAGTTAGAAAGAACTTCTTTGAGAATGGGTTCTCTTCTGTATCTTTCTTTGATGAAGAATGGGAAACAAACGAAGCAAAAAGAAGAATAAAAGTGATACGTCCCGAATTGATTTCTGCAGTAGTTAATCAGTTTGAACGTATTATGTCAGTATAAACTATGAGTAGTAATCATAAAGCAGGTGAATTTTTCATTGAGGCAATATCAATTGTTACTCAAGCAGGTGATGTAGTTGATATAACAAAAATTGTAGTAATTTTAGAATGTATGAAAGTATATACGAAAATGTTTACAACTGCAGACATCATGGTTTTGGATGGAGTCAACTTACTTAAGAATTATGAGATTGTAGGACAGGAAAATGTAAGAATATCTGTAAGACAGAAAGAAGGTTTGGAAGATAAGTCTGATAACTCTCAATCTATAGATAGAACATTTAGAATTACAAAGATTCATAACATTCAACGTATAAACGAAACCACACAAGCCTATCAACTTTTATGTCAAGACCCTAGGATGATACAAGTACAGAAGGAAAGAATTTCTCAATGTCTCTATGGTTCTTACAGTGCAATGATATTAGGGTATCCTAACTAACAGTATTAAATTAAGAAAGAAGAGACCGAGGCATGGGTAGACACAATGCCTGCAAACAACCAATTCTAGCACCCGACATGACTGTTTATAATTGCATTAAACATATGGTTAGTAATGCAAATACTTCTCTAGATGCACCATGGAGAAACTCATGTTTCTTTTATCAAACACTCAATGGTGGTTTTAGATTCCATGATATTGCAGAAATGTATCAAAGAGAACATCCAGTTGTTTTCACTAGAACTCCTAAGAATGTAGATAAAGAGAATTATGATATAAACATAAACTCTCCACGAGGATTGAATACACAAATACTAGACATTCATAGACCACAAGCTTTCGATGCATTAACAGGTGTTACAAGTGGTATGTATGCGTCTACACTTAGAGTGTGGAATCCAATAACACAAAGAGTAGAAGAACACATTTACAATATGAAAGATGCATTCAACAGGGATGGTCATATGCATAAACCTTCTGCACATATAGATGTCCAAGAAATTACTGCAACACCTGATGATGCAATAACAACATCAGACCAAAAGTATTCACAAACAGATATTCAACCTGCGGTGAATGAATCATTTGATTCTAAGATTGTTAATGTCGACACCATGGTTCATTCGTATGGTAATGCAACAACACTAGATGCACCACAACCTTTCTTAGGTGAAACATATGATGACAATGGTGTACTAGAAAGAAATGCATTGATGCATTTACTTCATCAAAATATGTATACAGTAGTAGTTCCATTTAGAACAGACCTAACTGTAGGGACAAGTCGTTAAACTTATGATACCTGAACCTGAAACAGATAAACCTGAAGGTACAGTAGATAAGAAGAATGATAATCGATACTTAATAACTGAAATAAAACTTATGGGTAAACCAGCAGACAACCAAGGGACTTTAACAATGACTTGTGTTAGAGAAGGTATATCAAAAGAATTAGAACCGAGTGTAAGCAAAATGAGTCAACAAATACACCCGAGGATGATGAGTTTTTATGGAGTCGTAGAAGATAGACATGACCCTATGAAGATAGGTAGAGTTCGTGTTCGTATACATGGAATTCACAATGCAGATAAAACACAAATTGCAACACCTGATTTACCATGGGCCCAAGTTCTACTACCAACAACCTCAGCAGGTCTATCAGGATTTGGAACACAACATGGACTCGTAGAAGGGTCTACAGTATTTGGTTTCTTTAGAGATTCGTCTCAACAGAACCCAATCATTACTGGAACAGTAGCAGGTATCCCACAAGAAGGATGGAAGGTTGACGTTACAGGTAAAGAAGTTGCACGTAGTGTGGAGACTGGGTTCAATGACCCAAGAAGGGTTGGTGAAGGAATCAGTGCATATACAGATACTATTGATGGAGTTGCAACTACTGAAAACCCTAATAGAAGTTGGGGACTAGAAGTAGGATTAGACGATTCTCCTCAGATACCCGAAAGTATATCATTAAATTACTATCCAAAAGCAGACAAGGAAACTGGTAAAACTCTTGAAGCTTCTACTATCACGGAACCAACAACCAAAGAAACACCTTACTACCCATTAGAGTTTGGAGTAAGTGATGTAGACATCCATGCAAGAGGTGAGATAACATATGCAGACAGAGACTTTTCTCTATTAGATAACATGTCTTATGTCACTAAAGCAAAACCAGTTTACCCATTCAATAAAACCCTGAAGACAGAGTCAGGACATCTACTTGAGTTAGACGATACAGTAGGTGCAGAAAGAATATCAGTTGCACATAGGTCGGGAACATTCCATTCAATAGAACCCGATGGGTCACAAATGACTAGAATAGTCAATGACCAATACACTGTAATATGCAAAGACAATGAAGTGCATATCGGTGGTAAAGTAAATGTTGTGATAATGGGTGACTCTAATATTAAGACATATGGTGATGTTAAATTGAAGGGTTATGGTAAAGGTGAGATTGATGTTACAGGAACAATGCTTATTAAGTCAGGTGATAACATGACTATTCAATCTGCAAAAGTATTGTCCCTAAAAGGTCAAGTCGTACAACAAGGATAATTATAATGACAGAAGAAAAGGTAGTTGTTACACCAGGCTTAGTTGTAGCTGAAACTGCAAATGCATTGAAGGTTGTATTACCTACTGCACTTCCATGTCCGACTGAGGACATATTCTCTATACCTTCAGTAGAAGATTTACTAAAACCTCTTTTAGAAATTGCACAACTTCCCGAGAAGTTGGATGCAAAACTAGCTTTGATGAAGAAAGAGAAGGAAGAAGAGATAGTCCTACTCGTCAAGAAGTTGGAGAACCCCGACTTAACTGCAGAGGAAAGAGCTGCAATACTAGAAGAGATAAGAATTGCAGAAGACTATGTTGACAATGTTATTATGGGTGAACTCTTTGAACAGTTCAGAGACATAAAAAAATCTATTGAAAAGTATTTTGATAAATTACAAAAACTACTTAGTCCATATTGGAAAGAGTCCGAAGGGAAGAAAAATTTACAACAGGAACTTACGGATGCTATCGATGAGTTGGTTGCAGATTTTCATATGTATATTCCTAACAAAATATCAGAGTTGATAGGAAAAATTGTACCACTTAGTTTAACCATTAACATCCTAGGTTTATCAATTGATATTGTTAAATTGGTAACTACTCCTTCTTATAGGGATGAGATAACAGACCAAATAGCTGGGAAGAATTTTGTAACTCAAATTATATCTAAAAGAAAACGACTTGCAGAAGTTAACAAAGAGTTAATGAATGCAAAGAACATGACTATAGAACAAATTGAGACATTAGAGAAACAGAAAGAACAACTAGAAAAAGAAATCCTTGCACTAGAAGAAAAGAGACGTGCATGGGTTGATAAGTTTTTTAATTTAGTTCCTGATGCAATCAGGAAGTTTGATGGTAAACTCTCAGAACTTAATGAAGATAGAAAGGCAAAACTCACATGGGACTACATCAAAACAGAAATTAAAGAATGGGTTACGAATGCACATATAAAAGCATTAGAGAAACTTATTGATTTGTTTGATGAGATATGGGACTTACTTGGATTACCCGAGTTACCAATATCATCTATACAAGAACTATTGACAATGGACATACCTGCGTTAATAGAAAAGGTCAAAGCATCCCTAAAGAGAAAGTTTCAAACTACTGCTAGTGAACTTAGAGAAAAGATTGCAGAGATTGATAAGAAACTGGAAACTGAAACCGACCCTGCTACGATTGATAAACTAAACGAAGAGAAGAGAGAACTAGAACAGAAACTTTTAGATGAGAAAGGAAAGTATCTAAGACAATTGGAAGAAGCAGTACTTGGATTTGAGATACCAATTATAGGAATGACCATTGAGGAGATAATAGGAAAGGATACTCGTACTAATTCAACCCTTGAAGAAAGACTACAAAGATTTGAAGAAAGGTTAGTAGACTTCAAAGAGAACTGGCAACAGAAACTTCTCTTTGCATGGGTCAAGTTAATAAAGAAATTCCTACAAGCAATCGGATTAGGTAAGTTAATCGATATGTTATTGTTAACTATGTGTGACTTCCTAAACCTAATTGGAAATCCATTTGCAGCTATGATTACTATACCTAATTTAGATGGTATAATAGATTCATCCACATACAAACCTACAGTTCGTGTTGCAAATAAGAGTGACAGTAGTCTAGACTCAACATTAAAGGCCTCAGATGGAACTGCATTGGGTAATTCATTCCCTATCGATGGTAATAGTGGAGATTTATATGTATTTGTTAATGGAGTCAGACAAGTTGAGGGTTCTGCAGACAATGAGTTTAGTGTAGTTGGTAACAATATAGTTATGAACACATTATTAGATGAAGGTTTGGTTGTTTGTGCAATTAAGGTTCCAACTGATTAACGGAGTGTTATAAATAGAAGTATGGCAGTTAATATTAAATCAGAAGGCAAGAATGTTGCAACTCCGAACAGGTATAAAGACTTAGATATTTTCTTTACACCTCATCCAGTCACGGGTGACATAACAGTAAAAACTGATACGGATGCAATAAGACGTTCTGTAAGAAACATAGTCCTAACCAATAAATATGAGAGACCATTTAAACCAAATTTTGGTGGTTCTCTTAGAGACATGTTGTTCGAATTGGACACTATGCCGAAAATTAGAAGGGTAAAAGAACGAATAGTAAAAACTGTAGAAACATTTGAACCTAGAGTTAATAACGTATCAGTAATATTAGAAGAGAGTCAAAATACAAACACAATTAGATGTACTATATTCTATAATATCAACAATAGTGTATCTAATCAGAGAGTAGAATTCACACTAACAAGGGCAAGATAATGGCAGTAAACAGTTCACAAATAAACGTAACAGATTTAGACTTCGATAGTATCTCTGATAATCTTAAAAACTATCTTAAAGGACAGGACAAATTTAAAGACTATGACTTTGAAGGGTCTAGTATGTCTGTTCTTATTGACTTACTTTCATATGCATCACATATCGGTGCAGTGAACACTAATATTGCAGCCTCAGAATTATTTTTAGACTCTGCACAATTAAGAAAGAATGTAGTGTCTCGTGCAAAGGATTTAGGTTTTACACCTGCTTCGGAAGTGTGTGCAAGTGCAACAGTAGATGTAACAATTAATGATGTTAGAAACCCTGATGGAACTTACCCGACACCCACTCAGATGACTATGCCTAGAGGAACTATTTTCTCTACAACCTTTGATGGAGTTAACTACTACTTTGTGGTTACATCTTCAGCATTACCATCACAAAATAACACAACTTTCTTGTATTCAATGGTAGAAATAGTCCAAGGGACATATGCAACAGACCAATACGTGGTAGATACACAAATCAAAAACAATAAGTTTGTGTTATCAAATGGAAGAGTAGACAAAGCAAGAATGGTAGTAAGTGTAAATTCAGGTGGTGTATCTGAAACTTTTGCACTTGCAACAGATGTATCTGCAATCAAATCTACTACAGCAGTTTACTACACTCAAGAAAACGAAGATGGATTTACCGAAATATATTTTGGTGACGGAGTACTAGGTAAAAAACTACTAGATGGTGATATCATAAGTGCAACATACATTATCGTAGATGCACAACACGCTAATGGTGCAAAAAGATTTGCACAACAAACTGCAATCAATAGTTATGCAAGTTCAACTGTAATCACTACTGTAAATGCAAATGGTGGTGCAGAGAAAGAAAGTATAGAGTCAATCAAGTTTAAGGCAAACAAATTTTACACTTCACAAAACAGATTGGTAACCCTTAACGACTACAAAGCAAAAGTACAAGAGTATTATCCGAATGCAGATGCAGTTGCAGTATGGGGTGGTGAAGACAATGACCCACCAGTATATGGTAAAGTATTCGTTGCACTTAAACCTAAGAATGCAGATTACTTATCAGAAACAGAGAAGAAACAAATTAAAGGTCAACTTAACAAATTAAACATGTTAACTGTTAGACCCGAATTGATTGACCCCGAAATTGTTAAGATACTTATCTCAACAGTATTCAAGTATGATGCATCTAAGACAGATTTATCAATAGGTGAATTGCAAACATTAGTAACTGGTGCAATCAATGAGTTTGATAATACAAACCTAAAAGACTTTGATGCAGTATTCAGACATTCAAATCTATTGAAAGCAATTGACGATGCAGACAATTCAGTTCTATCCAATATTACAAACATTAGACTTAGGAAAGCAGCCCAAGCTAAGATTAATCAAGAAGTAGGTTATACAGTAGACTTTGGTAATGGATTCAATAATCCCCATTCAGGACACAATAAGGATGCTGGTGGTATTACAACTACTACTGGTTTCATGGTATCGGGAGATTCAGTCAACACACAATATTATGACGATGATGGAAGTGGTAACCTAAGACGTTACTATCTATCAGGGTCAACAAGAGTTTATCAGGATAATGAATGCTGGAACAGTGGATTATTCTAAAGGAAAGATTTCAATCAATGCCATCATGTTTACCTCAACAGTAAACGTTGATAGTACGATTGACTTTACAGTTATCCCATCAGGTAACGATGTAGTTGCAATTAGAGGTTCTCTAATTGACATATCAACATCTGATGTTAAGGTAACTGCTGAAGTAGACACCATCGCAAGTGGTGAAAGTAGTGCTGGAGTTGGGTATACATCCACCTCTAGTAGTTCATATTAATATGAATAAAGTGGTCTGAGATGGTAGGTTCCATGCTCAGAGTAAGCATTCCATTAACTTGGTTTTTATAGGAGAAAAACAAAATGGCAGATAAAAAAATAAGTGCATTAACATCAGTTTCAGATAGTGATATCGGTGCAGATGATTTATTACACATTGTAGATAACCCAGGCGGAACACCTGTAAACAAGAAGATGACTATTGGTCAACTTTTTGAAAACATTCCAACTCACCTTGCAGTTGACGACATTACAACTTTGTCTTCAACAGCAGCAGCTAACCTTGCTAGTTCTTTTGCATCTGCATTAGACCTTTCAGGTGCTGGTAGTGATATTGCGTTTACATTAGATGACGGAACAGACGTAGGTCAGTTAAAAATCATCTATATGAAAACTGCACCAGCTGGTTCGTATATGGCTGACATCACAGTAGAATCATGGGGATATTCCTCAGATGAAACTGAACAGATTAAGTTAAATGCGTTAGGTGATGCAGTAATATGTTTTTGGGATGGTTCCAAATGGTTCCCTATCACAAATCATGGTGCAACATTAACTTAATATAGGATAACCATAAATGTCACATACAGATTATGTCAGTGAACGTTTAAGTCACAGACTTCCAACTTTATTACCCGAGTATTTAAAGGAAGAAGCACCTGCGTTTGAACAATTCATCCGTGCATATTTTGAATTCTTAGAAGCAGAGATAATTACTCTAGATTCTCAGAGTGACATTGATGGTATTTTATTAGAAGACAGTCAGGGTTCCATCTTTTTGGAACCCGAAACTGTTGGTGCAACACCCGACAGAGAAATTTCCAAGATTGTCAATGAGGCATCTATTGGAAACACTAATTCAACTGCAGACCCATATGTTGTCGGAGAGTACATCTTCGGAAAGACAACAGGTGCAGTTGCACGTATTGAAGTCATTAATAAAAATGTCTTATACGTCAAATCAATTTCAGGAAATGGTTTTAAAAGTAATGAAACCATTGAAGGTAGGAACACAAAACAAACTGCAGTAATTAAAACATACAAAGAAAATTCTATACTTGCAAATAACAAGTTACTAGACTATTCGGATATCGACCATACTTCAGAAGAGTTTCTACAATATTACCAAAACGACTTTATTCCATCATTAGATTTATCATCTACACAGAATAAACGTCTTACAGTTAAAAATATAAACGACCTTTATCAAAAGAAAGGTACTGCAGAGTCTTTACAATTCTTAATGAGAATAATGTTTGGACAGGATGCAGAGGTCAGATATCCAATTGACGAGACATCACATGTCTCCGAATCAGATTACAGTCAAAGAAGAAGGATGGTGGTTCAACTAACGAACTCAAACCTACTTCCAAAGTCAACAGATAAAATACAACACCTAAGAAGTTCAGATTCGTTTGTTCTTGCAGAGTCTATTATAGAACAGGTGTTTACCTTAGACGCTGCAGAAGGTATCTATTCATTAGAGATAATGGATAACCATGTTGGAACCTTTGAGAAAGGTGTATTCGTTACATTCCTTGACAGAGACGGAATAACAGAGTATACTGGTACAACATTAGGTGTAATAAATGGAGTAGATTTCAATGAGTCGTCCATCTACATCGAACATGATGATAGTGGAGTCATATCTACCGAAGATGGTGATGGTATTCTGTTTGAAGAAACAGGTGCTGGTTCACTATACACATTAAATGATAGGATTAATTTTGTTGGTCAGAAACTAGACTCAGGTGTAGTTGAAGCAAAATCAATAGTCGATGGTATCACTTCAGGTGGTGTCGAACACATATACATTGAAGATGGTGGAACAGGTTTCCATAACACTTATAGTGCAACAACTAAAGGAACAGTTGATAGCATGAGGTCAGAGGATGGTGAAGACTATGTTGTCATGGAAGACAGTGCAAACATCATTACCGAAACCTCTAAAGCATCTACACTAGTATCATTTGACAGTGCATTAGACACTGCAATAAAAGAAGGACACACTGTATTTGGAACTAATGTAGATACAGTAAAAGTAGTTTCCATTGCAGACGATAGAAAATCTATAGTAGTTTCCAAACCAATATCTTTATCTACCGACTCTATAATTCAAGTCGGTCTACCTCAAATGGTAGTGTTTGATAATACAGATACAGGTGGTTCGGGTGCAGAGGCCTTTATCGGTTCGGTTGGTGATGAAGTAATACAAGAGAATGCATCACACTATGGTCAGTTTACATATACTGCAACTGCAAACCAAACACTATTCAATGGTAAAGATGATTTAAATAGAAGAATGTTCTTCAATGATGGAACAGTTCAAGTGTTTGTTGATGGTGTAAAGAGAGACCCGTTAAATGCAACATCGGGTTATACACATAAGAACGATAGAGTGACATTTATCAATGGTTTATCAGCAGGTGCAATAGTAGACATATACAGAGAGTTCAATAACGTCTTATACGAAGACGGAACACGAATGAACTTAGAAACTACTGAATCTAATATCAGAAGTATCTTCATAAACAACCAAGGAACAGGTTATAAAATAGTTCCTAAAGTATATACAGGTGGTTACATCTACTTTAAAACTTCTGCAGAAGTAAATCAATATGAAAAAGCAGAAGGTCTAACAGGTGGTACATCAAATGCAACTGGTAAAGTATTAAGACTTGAACCCAACAATAAGAGAATAGTAGTATCAAGAGACTCAACAGATACAGGAACCTTTGTAGCAGGTGAGATAATTAACGGAACAACTGCAGTCAATGTTGCAACTCAAGTCAATGTAACTAGTGGAACTGGTGCAAAGATATTTGCATGGTCAAGTAAGATTGGTGGTATTACCTCAGTCAACTTTGAAAGTCAAGGATATAACTTTGATTCAAATGGTGTGTTAGGTTCATCTTCACAACATAATATGTTGATTGAAACACCGACTGCAATTCCAACAAAAGATTTAGTACTAACTGGACAAGTATCAGGAACAACTGCAACTGCAGTATCTTATGATGCAGATAGACACATACTAAAATACTCATCATTAAATGGAGAGTTTGTTGATGGTGAACAAGTAAAATACAACAATACAGATTATTTTCATATCCTAAAAACACAAAGATTTAATGGTCAAGGTGTTATGGGTGGTGAAGGTATTATAGAAAGACAGTTCTTAGGAGATAGAGGTCAAGCAAGTTCAAGTGTTGCAAATATACAAGATGGATATCTCTATCAATCTCACTCATATGTTATCAAAGTCGGTGAGTCTATTAACAAATACAGGTCAGCAGTTAAAGACCTACTTCACCCAGCAGGACACATCTTCTTTGGTGAGGTTGCAATTAAGAATAATATATCTGCAGTACCTGAAAATCAATTTAAATTTGTACCTACCATTGTAATATATGGAGAACCTACACTAGGTGTTGCAAATGCATTTACAAATTCAAGTAGAAGAATACAGTTATACACACTAGACTCTGAAATGAATGACCCACTTGTTGTTCTTAGAGCATGTGGGGTTCCCTCACCCGAAACAAACCCTGTAACTGGGGGTGCAATTCTACCATATCAGAAAGTTAATGGTGTAGAAAGTGGTAGAGGAACAGAAGTCGGAGACTCTATGATGAGAAGTCGTCATATGAACATTCTGAAAATTGTATCTAAGAATATGGCAATAACCCAGTCTTCACCAAGAATTGATGGAGTAATGTCAGTATTAAATATTGCAACTGCAAATAATGGTTATCTTAGAGTTGAAACCGAGAGAAGACCATCCGACCAAGGTAAGGTATTCCAAATATGGGAACCTAACAATGAAGTGTTAATCCTTGAAAGTGGTGGACTTATAGAACTTGAAGAAGAGGCTTGCATCTTAAGGTTTGAACCCGATAAGGATGCAGAAGTTAAAGGTGACTATGGTGAGAGAATCATATCCGAGGATGGAACAGAACTTTTACGTTTAGAAAGTGCAACAACAGTTGAACCAGTACACTACTTTACGTCAGAAAGAAACATTGAGTACACTGGAAAGTATATGTATTTTGAAGACCACGATAGGATTGTATCTGAAAGTGGTGAACCAATCATCCAAGACGACAGTAGTGGTGGAAATTTATCATCATTCGTTCCACTTGGTAGTACAATTAGAACTATAAATACAATTGCAAGACAAAATACATATGATATATCATATTATTTGAAAGATGAAACTAACAATGACGATATTGTATTAGAAGATGGAAGTGGTAATGTAATGGTTGAAGGTGCAAAGTCCGAAGGACTCAAAATATCCGACCTAGACAACATGTATCCGAAGTTTTACATAGCGGATTATGAAAATCATCAAAGAAAAAGAACAAATTTAACATTTAGTGCATATATAAAGTCTGCATAGTGTTATAAATAGTATTAAATATCTTAGGAGATAAAATAAAATGGCAGCAATAATTACAGAAAAGTTTAGAGTACATAACGCTAGACAATTCAAAGAAGATTTTGGAGAGGCAGCTTCAAACACTTACATATTCATAGGACGTTCATACCCATGGACTGATGATACAGTTCCACCAACACCTGCCAATGCAGTTGGTGAAGAAATCGATGCATGGTCAGATATGATTGCAATGAAGGAAGTAACTTCTGCAGATGTATCCCATGGTTTAACAAGATATGATTGGGACATCAATGGTGCAACTAAGTATGATGAATACTCACATGATGTTTCAGCTGCAAATCCATCATCAGCTACAAGTGCAACTAACTTGTATGATGCAAGATTCTTTGTTATAACAGAAGACTACAATGTATACAAATGTATTAGAAGTGGAAGAAATAGTTCAGGTGTTGTTGTTAACTCAACAGAAAAACCTTCAGGAACTAGTCCAACTTCTCTAGTAACAACAACTGATACCGACGCTGCCGCGGGTAGAGGTTATATTTGGAAATACATGTATACTGTAACTGCATCAGATACAATCAAATTTGTAACAAACGACTTCATTCCAATTAAAACACTGGGTGCTCAAACAGAAATCAATGGTGATTTAGGTGCATTCGGTTCAGCAGGAACAGATGATGGTTCTGCACAATACGATGTTGAAAACCAAGCAGTTGATGGTGCAGTTCACCATGTACACGTAAGTGCAGCTGGTTCAGGTTACGTTGGAAACAGTGGAACACATAACTACACTGGTATAACTATCGATGGAGATGGTTCAGGTGGACTATGTACAGTTCACGTTGTATCAGAACAGGTTTCACATATTACAGTAACAACGCCAGGAACAGGATATAAACGTGCATCAATTGATATTGCAAATATATCAGGTATCGGTAGTGGTAGTGGTGCAAGTGCAAAAGTTATTATCTCTCCTTTATATGGACATGGTGCAGACCCAGTTTCAGAACTAGGTGGAAACTATGTAATCGTAAACTCAAGATTAGAGTTTGCTGAAGGTTCAGGTGACTTCCCAACAGACAATGATTTCAGAAGAGTTGGTTTAATACAAGACCCATTCAATGTTGGAACAACAACAGTTGCAACAGCATCTACATTGACTGCATATAACCAGTTCTCATGTTCAAGTGTTGCATCTTTAAGTATTGATGATACTATATTGAATGCAAACTCAAATGGAGCTGCAGTTGCAGTTGCAAAGGTTGTGTCATTAAGTACTTCAGGAAACATAGTTAAGTACACTACTATCGCAAATAATGGTGGTGAGTATGTAAACTTTACAAATGGTGACCAAGTTTATGTAGATGGTTCAAGTGTTGCAACAACAGTAGCACTAAGTGCATCACATCCCGAAGTTCAAAGATATTCAGGTGAAATCATGTATATTGAAAACAGAGGTGCAGTGACTAGAGCAGCTGACCAAATCGAAGATATTAAATTAATTATAGAAATGTAATTTACGGGGTTCTTAGAACCCCAACAAACAATTGGAAATACTATGCCTGAAAAGACAGACTTAAATATATCACCTTATTACGATGACTACTCAGAGGATAAGAACTTTCATAAGGTTCTTTATCGTGCTGGTCGTCCTATTCAAGCAAGAGAGTTAACTCAATCTCAATCAATTTTACAAAATCAAATTGAGAGATTTGGTGACCACATGTTTGAAGAGGGTTCTATTGTTCAAGGAGCTCAAACAGATGTCGACATGGAAATGTACTATGTCAAAGTCAAGAGTGCAAATCCGAATGATAGTGGAACTGCAACATCTGAGACTTATAGAACGTCTTTCCATGGTAAACTTGTCATCGGTCAAACTTCAGGAGTAGTTGCAAAGGTATTATCATCAAGTGCAGAAACTTCAACAGATAAGATGACCTTGTTTGTTAAGTATATGAGACAGGGAACAGATTCTGCAAACTCATTTAAATTTACTGCAAACGAAGAACTACGTGAATGTCAAGTAGATTCAGGTGGAACATATTCAGAAGTATCAAACAATAACGAATTCCAAGTAGAAACTACAGCAAATGCACCTTGTGGTATTGGTTCAATGTCAAAAATATCAGAAGGTATTATATATCTTAGGGGTTTCTTTGTCAAGGTTGATGCACAAGAATTAATACTAGAGAAGTATTCATTCAAACCATCATATAGAATTGGTTTGACAATTACAGAAAGTATGGTAGACTCATCTTCTGATACCTCTTTACAAGATAATTCAACAGGTACATCAAACGAAAACGCTGCTGGTGCAGATAGACTTAAAGTTGGATTAACACTTTCTAAGTTCACCATTACAGAAACTACAGATGCAAACTTTGTAGAACTTGCAAGAGTTAATCAAGGTGTCATTGAGATGAAGGTCAATAGACCTATGTACAATGCAATTGAAAACACACTTGCAAGAAGAACATTCGATGCAAATGGTGACTTTATTGTAACACAATTCACTCAATCAATGAGAGAACATTTAGATAACACTATTAACAGAGGGTTCTATCCTGCTAAAAATGGTGGAGATGAAAGTCAATTTGTTATGCAAATATCGCCAGGTAAAGCATACGTTAGAGGTTATGAGATTGATAAGATTGGAACAACAACAGTTCCATTCCCAAAAGCAAGAACAACTAAGTCACTTGCAAACACTAAGACACCTATTAGATTAGGAAACAAATTAAAAGTTAAAAATGCACACTCATTTCCCGAGTTTGGTAATGAGTCTTCAGGACAATCACAATCACCTTTCGGTGTTGTAAAGATTTATGATGCAGTTGTAGCTTCAGTAGGAACAGAGAATGCAAGTGGACATATTGGTTTTGCAAGAGTAAGAGATATTGACCATAAGTCAGGAACTTCATCAAGTGGAGTATTTGCAAATAGTTCTATCTTTAACATGTACATGTTCGATATTAAGATGTTCACAAAACTTACTGGAACTGCAAGTGGAACAATCAATGTTGGTGATAAAGTAACAGGAAACGAAAGTAATGCAACTGGTATAGTTGCATATAAATCTAATAATGACCTTTATCTACATGACGTAATAGGTTCATTCTTAACTTCAGGTACAGAAGATTTAACATTTGGAAACTCAACAGGTAGTTTTGCAAACATATCTGCAGTAAGAAGTTATAATATTGATAGAGCAAGGTCTCTATTCCAAGCACCAAAAGTCGGTGGTTCTGCACAAAAATTTACTGCAGACATTAGTTTAGATGCAGACAAAGTGTTGAGTGGAACACTTAACATGACTCTTAATAGTCCAACTGTAACAGGTTTTGGAACAAGGTTCTCTGCAGAATTAAAAGAAGGAGATATCCTAGTTGATGGTGTTGGTAATGAGAGAATTATTCAGTCGTTCAATGCAGACTTTAGTGAGATTACCTTAACAGATGGTGCAGTTGCAACATACAGTGGTAATGTAACAAGAAGACGTGCAAAACTAGATGACCAAGACCAAACTGCAAACATATTTGCATGGCCTAGAAACTGGGTTAAGACACATGATGCAGACTTTATAAAAGTAAGAAGACAACAAACAGAAACAATTTCATCTTCAGGTGCAATACAAATATCACAAACAGATGGTGCATTTGAAGCTAGAAATGCAGACAACTTTAGTATATCAGTTGTAGATGTAACTGGTGCAACTTCACCAACACTAGGAAATGGTGACATACTAAACATAGAAGATTATACAAGTGCATCTCCTACAGAAAATGGAGATGGTCAGAACATTTCAATCTCAGGATTTGGAGCTGCAAACGAAGATGTTATTCTTAAAGTAACATACTCTATTTTAATTGCAGACCCCGATGCAAGAAGTAAAGACCATAGAAAAGGAAGGGTTCTAAAAGTAAGTGGAGATAGAAGTGGTTCTTACACTGGTGTGTATGGTTCTGCATTTGCAGATAAAGAAATTACACTAGGTGTTGCAGACGTATTTAAGATACATGCTATCTATGAAGGAACAGGGGGAACAACACCTCTTTCTCCTAACGCAACATTTGCTAATACAGTAGGAACGTTTGCAAACTATGAGACAATCGTAGGACAAACATCAGATGCACGTGCAGTCATTATAGACTTTAACGCAGGTGCAACATCATATTACTATATGATATCAGGAGTATTTACCGAAGATGAGTCTATTGTAGGACAAACTTCAGGTGCAACAGGAACAGTAGATAGTGTATCACAAGGTTCACCAAATATCAAAAACAGATACTTCTTTGACAATGGTCAAAGAGATGGTTACTATGACTTAGGTAAAATATCACTTAAGCCTGGCGAACCAGCACCTTCAAACTCTATTATTATAGTGTTTGATTACTTTGAAGCAGGAGCAGGTGACTTCTTTGACGTTGGTTCTTATGACGAGAGTCTTTATAAAGAGATTCCAGTTTACTCACCAAACAAAGTAGACTTGGGTGGATTAGAACCCGATGGAACATTTGAACTTTCAGATTGTGTTGACTTTAGACCAGTTGCTGGTATTGTTCACAATGATACTGATTTTGGAACTGCACCTATGAATGTTGCAAGTCCAACCGACTTATCAACTGCAATTCAGTTTGCACCATTCGGATATGAAACTGGAACAAGTTTCGATAGTTCTAGAACAGGTATTTCACAAACTAATGCATCAACACCCGATACACCTATCAATGGTTCAACAGTTCAAGGTGATATCACTTTCTATGTTGGAAGAATTGATAAACTATTCTTACATCAATCAGGTATATTCCAAATAGCAACAGGGATACCAGCTTTATCTCCAACCAAACCAAAGGTTATTGATAATGCAATTGAACTATTCGAATTACAAATACCACCTTACACTGCAAAACTTGACAGTATAAGAGTAAGGTCACAAGACCATAGACGATATACCATGAAGGATATCGGTAAGATAAACAACAGGGTTACTAACCTTGAAAGAGTTACATCTCTTTCTTTATTAGAAAAAGATACACAAACAAAACAGATACTAGATGCAGATGGATTCGATAGATTCAAGTCAGGTTTCTTAGTTGATAACTTTAGAGGTCATAAGATTGGTGATGTAAATCATCCCGACTATAGAGTTGCTATTGACACTAAACTAGGTGTACTAAGACCACAATCTTATTCACAATTCTTTGACATGACACTGAATACTGCATCATCTCAAAACTTTACACAAACTGGTGATTTAATCACCTTACCATATAGTGAAGTTAGTTATGTTAATCAAAGTAAAGCATCAAGACATATTAATGTTAACCCATACCATGTGTTTGCATTTATTGGAACTGTAAAGTTAACACCCGAATCAGATATTTGGAATGATAGTGAAAGATTACCTGAAGTTAAAATTAACAGAGAAGGTAACTTTGATGCAGTCATGTCAGAAAATGCTAATGCAATGGGAACAGTTTGGAACTCATGGCAAACCACATGGGCAGGAGAACCTTCAGTAGTTTCATCAGAGGTATCTGCAACTTCTAATGGTTCATGGAGTGGAGACCCATCACAAGGTGGTGAATGGGTAGCAGGACTTGAGATTACTAGAGAGATTACAGAGACACCTGAAATACAAACAAGAACAGGTGTAACTACAAGTGTTGTAGAAGATATTGTTGAAACAAGAAACGATAGAATTGTAAGTGTTGCACTTATACCTTTCATTCGTTCAAGAACGATTGAGATTGATGCAACAAACTTGAAACCAAATTCAAACCATTACTTCTACTTCGATAATATTGCAGTAGACAAATATGTTAGACCACATAGTGCAACATATTCACAAGACAGTGGTGTAACAACAACATCATATTGTAAAACAGATGGTAATGGTAGACTTAGAGCATTCTTTACAATACCTAATAATGATACAGAAAGGTTCCCAACAGGACAAAGAGAGTTAAGAGTAACATCTTCTTTCTATAACCTAAGTAACCCTGCGTCTAATGGTAGTGGAATGTATCAAGCACAAGGATTATTGCAATCATCACAAACAGAGATTACTGCTACAAGAAATGGTAGAGTTATTCTTGACAGAGTTAGGGGTGAGAGAACAATTAATAGAAGAGGTGAAAGACTTGCAACATCAACATTTGATGAGAATGCACCACCAATACCAGTTGACCAAACACCACCAATTCTTGACCCAATTGATGAGTTACCACCAGTACCACCTAGAGGGCCACAATTACCACCACCACCGCCACCGCCACCACCAATCGTGCCACCAATATTACCACCAGTAATTGATAGACCAGTGCCGATAGAACTACCAATCATAATAGACGATAGGGGCCCTAATGTCAGAGACTTCGTGTTAGTACCTGATGGAAGGTTTGTGAGTTCAAGATTAGAAAGAGGTTGGGGTGACCCACTTGCACAATCATTCTTGGTTGAAGCAGCGGGTGGAATGATGATGTCATCAATAGACATATTCTTCCAATCAAAAGACGCTAACTTACCAGTATCAGTAGATATAAGAAACATGGTAAATGGATATCCTGGCCAGACAATATTACCATTCTCAACAGTGACTAAAAATCCTGAAGATGTTAATGTCTCAGAAGATGGTGCAACTGCAACAACATTTACATTTGACTCACCAGTTCTTCTAGAAGAAGATTGTGAATATTGTTTCGTAGTATACTCAAACTCAAATGAATATGAGTGTTTCATATCTAGAATGGGTGAAACAGACCTTGCAACAAGTCAAACAATTAGTGGACAACCATACGCAGGTTCGTTGTTTATGTCTCAGAATGCATCCACATGGACTGCAGAACAGACTGATGACCTCAAGTTTAACATGAAGATTGCTAAATTTGATACATCTAAAACCCCTGTATTATACTTTGAAAATAATGACTTGTCAAGTGCAAAATTACAAGAGAGTCCAATAGAAACATTTAGTGGACAAACATATGTTAAGGTATACAACTATATGCATGGTATGTACAACACTGCATCTAATGTAACACTTTCGGGTGTAACAGGAGATAAGACAGGTTGTGTTATGACTATAGGAACACCTAGTGTAACAGGAACACCTAATAATGGAACCTTTACGGGTAAAGCATCAACAGGTGGAACAGGAACAGGATTGACATTCGATATAACTGTAGTTGACAATGCAATAACAAGTTGTACAATTGCAACTACTGGAAGTGGATATACAGCTGCAGACTCAATCACTATTACAGATTTTGATGGTGCAACTACAGCTGATGCAACTGTAACAGTAAGTACTGTTGAAGACACATTAGGTGGAATACCAGTTAATGCAATTAACAAAACATTTACTACAATTGCAAATATGGGTATCGACTCATTCACTGTAGTACCCGACTTGTCACCATATAACCTTAAAACAAGTTATGCATCTGATGACTCAACATTGGGTGGTGGTGCAAATGTAATGTCAACACGAAACTATTACTTTGATGCAATTCATACAATGATACCAAATGTTCAATTAAAGAACACTAATATCTTTGTTGCAGTTAAGACAACCCCTATGAATTCACCTGAAGGGTCAATCAGTGGAACAGTATATTCTAGAAGAACAAGTTCAGAGTTTATAACACTGAATGATAACGTGTTCTTTGATTCACCAAGTATTATTGCATCTCCAATTAATGAAGTAAGTGAAATGTCAAGTACTAAATCATTTGAATGTGCAGTACAATTACAATCATACAACCCTAATTTATCCCCAATTATTGATACAGGGTCTATTGGTGCAATTGCAATTGCAAACAGACTAAACAACATAGATACCAGTGCAGATGTACCTACAGGAACCACGTATGTGAGTTCTAACGAACCCGAAGGAGATAACAATGCAATGGTGTACGTCACACGTAAGGTGAACCTTAAAACACCTGCTAGTTCAATTAGAGTAACAGCAGATGTCTTTAGACCACCTACAACAGATGTGAAGTTTATGTATAAGATTATTAAGAACGATGAAGACACACCATTAGATGATATCGGTTTCTCATACTTTAATACAGATGGTTCACCCGATATATCAACAGAAGCAGATGCAAGAAACTTTAAAGAATATGAATTCACTGCAGATGATTTGCCTGAGTTTAGTTCATTCATTATTAAAATCGTAGGACAAGGAGAAAGTACATCAGTAGTACCATTGGTATCTGCATTGAGATGTATTGCACTTGCAACGTAATGGGAGTAAAGGTAGACGGACACTCAAAACTAGAACGAGATGAGAGTTCACACGCAATAGTTAATACTGATATGGAACAGTATAGACTTGCAAAGAAACGAAAAGAAGTATTTCATAATCAAAAAAATGAAATAAATACATTAAAGGAAGAAGTATCTGAAATAAAAGGACTTCTTCAGAATATTTTAGGAAAATTAAATGGCTAAGACTGTAGACACATTCAGTACTATTGAAGACTTCAGAGTCAGGTATAACGAACTTGCAACTGATGTCGGAGATAAGTCGGGACTAAGAACTCAACAAACGGGTACTATTATTGATGCTGTAAATTCTATAGAAGATAAATCATTCTTCTTCCAAGAGTTTATTTACAATGTAACATCATCACAAACAGTATTCAATGGAGACGATGCATTTGATAATTCCTTACTTTTCAGAAGAGATAGAATTCAAGTATTCCATATAGATGGTGGAGTAAGTAAACACTTACTAGAGGGTAATGACTACTCTATTGCATCACCTGATGGAAATCTTCATAAAGAAATTCAATTAAACGTAGCTGCAGAAAGTGGAGATAAACTAGTTGTTTACTCATTCACTGGTTCTTACTTAGGAACTGTTTCAAGTGGAACAGGTGCAGTTGGATACTTCTCAGAAACATCTGCAAACACAATCTATAATAACAATGATAGTGGAATAATTTTAAATGGAACTTCAGTAGGAAGAACTACAGCACTTGAATCAGGTTATGAAATACAATTAGCAGGTGAAACATACGTAGAAGATAACGTAACACTTGCAACAAGTAAGACACTTACTGCACCTACTTTGACTACAGGTGGTGCATCTATTACAGGAACAACTGGAACAGGATTTACAAACATAACATCCACATTGTTTAGTGGTAATGTTAATGGTACAACTGCAACCTTATCGGGTACAGTTACTGGTGGTTCTTTAACAGATGGTACTTTAACTTCTACAGGTGGTACTATTACTGGTGCAGCTTCTATTACATCTACAAAATTCGTAGGTGATGTCTATAAGGATGATGGAACCACAAAGATTTTAGAAAACTCAACGGGTGCATTGACTGGTACAGTATCTAGTTTATCAAACCATGATACCGATGACCTTTCAGAAGGTACTGCAAAATTCTTTACTGATGCAAGAGCAAGAAGTGCAATTAGTGTTGGTGGAGATTTAACATATAATAGTAGTACAGGTGTGATTTCCTTTACTCAAACTGAAGGTGATATCACTGCAATTACTACAAATAGTAGTAGTGGTTTGTCAGGTGGAGTCACAGTAGGAGCAGCTTCTTTGTCTGTAAATACATCGAATGGTGTGAAAAAAGTAAGTAATAATGTAGTTTTAGATTATGAGACTGTAAGTTCTGCACCAAGTAGTGTTGGTTCAACTTCAACTGGTCACTTATGGTTTGTGATATGATATGTCAGACGAAATATATTTAAATACTGGTACAACGATACAACAGCCCTATCAAGCGCAAGGGCCTGCTAACGCACAACAACCCGTTATTGCACAACAGGTTAGAAACTATACTGCTAATGCAAGACAACCTAGTGAGTATCAGACTCGTACACCATTTACATATAGAAATCCAAGTAATGCACGTCAACCTAGTATAAGGAATACACAAAGTCCCTTTACATATGCAAGACAAGGTCAATCACCATTTACGTATAACTTTAGGTCACCTAGTACATATACAAGACAGGGTCAAACACCATTTACATACAGTCATAGACAACCTATAACATATGCAAGACAGGGTCAAACACCATTTACGTATGATTATCAGTCACCTTCAACATATAGAACCCCTGTAAATCAACAAGAACCTAATATAAGGAGTAAACAATCTCCTTTTACATATGGTCATCCAGCAGCTGCCCAATCACCTTTTACATATAACTATAGAAGTCCGTTTACGTATCAAAGAACTGGTCAGTCACCATTTACATATCAAGCAACTGGGACAACACCAGTGATATACAGTTACCAACAACCTTTTCCGTATATTGCAAATGGACAGCAACCAAACATAAGGAATGCACAACAACCATATCCATATAGTACTACACAAGCATCTTCCCATCAGCAACCAAATTTAGCAAGTGGAAGACAACCTTACATATATGCAGCGTACACTTATCACAATACTGGTTCTACAGGAACTACTGCCCCAGTATATCAAATAGATGTTAGTTCACAAGACCAAAATGATGCGAATGCTTATATTTGGGTTAAAACTGTAGGAAGTAATTTAGAAGTATATGTATCTGCAAACTTCGACAATTATGCTGACTTTACATCAACAAGTGGTGGCAGTGGGACTATAAGTACTAACACTAATTATAAAGTTGCAACATTGGTAGATGGAGCTGGGTATAAAGTAAGATATACAGCAGGTAGTTACTATAATATAACACAAGAGGGTGGTGAACCTACAGTAATAGGATTAGTACTAGCAAGTAATGTTCCAAACTCAACCAGTACAACTGGTGGTGTTACTATAGGAACAAACTCACTTTGGGGGTCAGGTAGTGTTCATTATGTACGTTCTAGAGTTCGTGCTTTGCCAGATGAAGGATTTGAAGGAATCGGAAGTGCTGGTGCGTCTGTAGATATAAATCTATTCTTTGATAAAACAGGAGCTACAACTATCTCATACCCAATTTCAATGATGTGTGAAACAGATTTCCCTGAAGAGGAAGAAGAGGAAGAAGGAGTATAAACCATGCCTACAGGACAACAGCCATATATATACCAACACCAAATCGTGTTCCAACAGGTAACTATTACTGAGCTTCAAGGACAGTCTCCTTTTACTTATCAACATCAGTCTCCTTTTACTTATCAAAATTCAGGAAGAAATCCTATTGCTAATGTATCTGCACAACAACCTTTTCCGTATATTGCAAATGGACAGCAACCTTATCCATATATTGCAAATGGACAAGAACCAAACATAAGGAATGCACAACAACAGTTCTTTTATCAAGACCAAAGGAATGCAAGACAACCTATTATCTATCAACATAGGTCTCCACTTACATATAGAAATCCTGTTAATGCACAAAATCCTATAAGTGGAGTTAATGCACAACAACCTTACCCTTACATTGCAAATGGTCAAAGTCCATATATTGCAGATGCACAACAACCATATCCGTATACTGCAAATGCACAAAATCCAAGTATCGAATCTGCACAACAACCTTATCCATATATTGCAAATGCAAGAAACCCTAGTACATATCAACATAGGTCTCCACTTACGTATAGGAATCCTGTATCGGGTCAACAACCTCATATTGTAAATAAACAATCACCATTTTTCTATACAGGTTCTTACCAAGTAGCGTATGCATATAGAAGTCCATTCATTGCACAAGTGCAACAACCCTCAACTAGACCTGTAGGCCCAGTTGCAAAAGTAAAAGGAATATACCGAAATAATAACGGAACTGTAGAGAAAGTAAACCAAGTATATGTAAATGATGGTGGTTCTTTAGAAAAAATTCATCAATCTGTACCTACTGCTCAGTTTCAGAAATAATTCTGTATAAATAGTTATATGGCTATACTTGCAAACTTATTCATCGACCAAGGCACCGACTTTTCTATTACTGTAGATGTAACAGATAGTAATGGTGAAATTTTAAATATGTCAGGATATTCTTCTGCTGGTCAAATTAGAAAGACTTATGAGTCTTCAACAGTAAGTGCAACATTCACCACTTCTATATCTGCAGCTGCTGGTCAAGTTACCTTATCTTTAAATGATACAGTAACATCAGCATTAGGTGCTGGAAGATATGTTTATGACCTAAACGTCACATCAAGTGGTGGAGTTACAACAAGAGTAGTTGAAGGACAAGCAATTGTAACGCCAGGTGTAACGAGGTAAATCATGGCAATAAAAGGAACATTAAGTAGAGTAGCAACCATAGGTGGTAGAGTCGCAGGTGCAACCAATGTCCGTGCAAAACAAGTAGCAATCGGAACTGGTGCTGGTGCAGACCTTTCTGCAAAATCAATCAACGACCTTGCAGACGTAACTGCATCTGAAACAGATGACGGACTCTTATCATATGATGCAACATCAGATAAATGGACTACGACTACAGTTTTAGATGGTGGAACATTCTAAAACACTAAATAACTATACAAATCAAGGATACCAACCAGTGAAGGTATCGACCCTCATAGTGAGAGGATAGAATTTTATATATTATGTAATCACGACCTCGACAGTGACAGGTCATTTAAAATAACTCAATTTTTATAGGAAAATAAAAATGGCAACAGTAATTCAAATTAAAAGAAGTACAGCGTTATCAGCACCAGCAATCTCAGATTTAGCAGAAGGTGAATTAGCGTACGTACAGGATAGAGCGAATTCAGGTGCTGGAGCAAAATTATACATCGAATCTGTAGATTCTGATAACAGTACTCCATTAATACAAGCCATCGGTGGTAAGTATTATACGGATATGTTAGCAGGTTCTTCTGCAACTCCTGCCAACTTTAAAGTTGGTAATGGTTCAACAGCAGGTGCAAGTGTACAATTAATGGAAGACTCAGACAACGGAACAAACTTTGTTGCGTTGAAAGCTGCAGATACATTAGGTGCTTCAACAACTTTCGTTCTACCAACAGCAGATGGTAGTGCAAACCAAGTCATCGGTACAGATGGTTCAGGTAACTTATCATTCTTATCAACAACATCAACACTAGCAGGTGCAACGGATTCAGATATTTCTTCTCCAACAGGTGGACAACTACTTGTTCATGACGGAAGTAATTCTTTTGACAACGTATCAATGAGTGGTGACGTTACTATGGCATCTAGTGGTGCAGTAACAATCGGAAACGATAAAGTTACAACTGCTAAGATTCTAGACAGTAATGTAACAGTAGGAAAAATCGACTTCTTAGTAGACGAAGACAATATGGCTTCTGACTCTGCAGTCAAAGTTCCTTCTCAGCAATCTGTTAAAGCATATGTAGATTCACAAGTAACAGCACAGGACTTAGACCTTGCTGGTGATAGTGGAACTGGTGCAGTCGACTTAGACTCTCAGTCAATCACATTTACTGGTGGAACTGGTGTAACAACTTCTGTTTCAGGTCAAGCAGCGACTTTCGCTATTGGTCAGGCAGTTGCAACAACATCTAACGTAACTTTCAACAACGTAGACGTTGATGGAACACTTACATCTGATGACATCACATCTACAAACATTGCAGCTTCAGGAAACTTAACTGTTTCAGGAAACTTGACAGTAAACGGAACAACAACAACAGTTAACTCTACAACAGTAGAAATTGATGACCCTGTATTTGAAATCGGTGAAGGAACTTCAGACGATAACTTAGACAGAGGTATCAAATTCAACTGGCACAATGGTTCAGCTGCTAAAGTTGGTTTCTTTGGTTTAGACGATTCAACTGGTAAATTCACATTTATCCAAGATGCAACAGACACATCTTCAGTCTTCTCAGGAAGTGCTGGTAATGTAGCATTTGGTGGAATAGAAGGTACTGGTCTTGCATTAAGTGGTTCAATTACATCTATCGATGGTGCAGCTCCAACAGCTGGACAGTTAATGGTTGGTAATGGTACTAACGGAGATATGGAACTTGCAACTTTAACTGCTGGTGAAGGTATTGACGTAACTAATGCAGATGGTGCTATCACTATTGCTTCTGAAGTCGGTACTGCTTCTAACCTAGGTGCTGTTATTATTGCAGCTGCTGAAGGTATGGACGTATCTTACTCAGGTGGAACTGCAACAATTAGTGCCGAAGACGCAACTGATTCAAACAAAGGTATTGCAAGTTTTGCTTCTGCTAACTTTACAGTATCTAGTGGTGCAGTTACAGTCACTGGTATTGACGGCGGAACATTTTAATAACGTTTAATACTAGGAGACCATAATGGCAACAGTAATTAATTTTAAAAGAAGTTCGACTCAGAATTCAGTCCCAGCTACATCCGATTTATCATTGGGTGAAGTTGCGATTAATACCTATCATGGTAGAATGTATACTGAGAAGAATGACGGGTCAGCATCGATTACAGAAATCGGTTCTAACCCTGCTTCTTTAACTGTTAATGATGCTTTTAGTTTTCCTACATCAGATGGTAGTTCTAATCAGATTTTGCAGACAAATGGAAGTGGAACAGTATCTTGGGCTTCACAAGCTAGTTCAGGTATTGTAATATTCACATATTCTATTGGGTCTACAACAACTACAGTAACTGGGAATGACGATAGTTCAAACTCATTATTGTATAGTGCTGGTACAGAACAGGTATTCTTGAATGGTGTTAAGTTGATAGATGGTGGAACCGATTATACGGCCACTAACTCAACTACAATTACACTTGAAGAGAATGCATTATCAGGTGATGTCATCGAAGTAGTAGCAATAACAGCTGCAGCTAACCTTGTTCAAGGTTACTATACTGCAAGTAGTTATTCTGCAACGACAGCTGACCAAGTATTATCATCTAATGCAATTGCAAACAAAGGCATTAAATATGTGCTTAACGCAACTCATGCCTCAGCAGGCACACACGCTGCAGAGGTTTTATTAATTAATGATGGTTCTAGTGCATACTTCGTTCAATACGGAGATGTGTACTCTAATTCATCGTTGTTCAGTTTGACTGCTGATGTTGATTCAGGAAATATGAGACTTCTCGTAACTCCTGCCAACACCAACACGACAATTGATACGTTCCAAATTAGACATTCTTAAGGGGGATTGAACTATGGCAAAATCAAATGCATTTAAAATCGCAGAGTTAATAAGAGTCTTCTCTTACGATTCATCTGCTGATGTTATCACTACTTCTAAAGAACTAGATACTAAACATAGAACTTCAAGTTCTTTGACAACAACTGCAACTACAGAGGTAAATTTAGATACCTTTGCTCATGCTTCATATAGAGCAGCGAGATACATTGTAGCAATGTCAAGTGGTTCGGATTTCCATTCCACAGAAATAGTATTAGTACATGACGGAAGTGCAGTGACGATGACACAGTATGGTACACTTAAATCTGCCTCTTTGGCATCATTTGATTCAGATATTTCTGGAACAGATGCGAGATTAAGAATAACTCCAGCGTCAAGCAGTTCTACAGTAATTAATATTCATAGAGTATTAGTTTCAGCGTAAAACTTCTTTATATTATACGGAAAGGGGAACTTCGGTTCCCCTTTTTTTGTTCTTTATTTCTCAAATGTTATAAATAGTATAACACAAGAGATTCTTTTATGGCAACAAAATCTAAATTTTATGCAGACCTAGGATTAGAATCAGCAAGTAATTTGCAAGTTGATGGTAATGCAACCATTACAGGTGATTTAACAGTTAACGGTACAACGGTAACAGTTAATTCTTCCCCAAACTTCAGTAGCTGATTCAATGTTAGAACTTGCAAACGGCAATACATCTTCAGATACACTAGATATTGGGTTCTATGGTAATTACGATGATGGATTATCAGACAGTGGTGCTACAGAATTTACAGGTCTATTCAGAGATGCAACAGATTCCACATGGAAATTATTTGATGGTCTTGAAGTAGAACCCTGGTTCAACTGTTAATATAACAGGAACAGGATATGCACTTGCAGACATACTCGTAGGAGATTTAACTGCAACAACTATCACTGCAACTAATAGTATCACAGGTGCTTTCTATTGTTTTCCCAACATCAGATGGTACAAGTGGTCAGGCAATAGTCACAAATGGTTCAGGAACCCTTATCCTTTGCAACAGTATCAGGTGGTTTAGACGGTGGAACTATAACAACTACATCAACAACTGCAACTACAATGGATAGTTTTGCAATAGGAACATATAGAAGTGCAAAATATCAAGTCTCTATATCAGATTCTACTAGTGGAGACTATCAACATACAGAAGTCTCAGTAGTTCATGACGGAACTAGTGCATACTTTACCCAATACGGAACAATAACAACAGATACAAGTGAATTAGCTACTTTCGGAGTAGACATAAACATAAATACCCTTAGAATCAGAGTCACATCTGCCTCAGCAAATTCAACTGTATATAAATTTAAAAAAATACTTGTAGATATCTAAAAAAAGTGCGTGCCGAGAGGACACACTTATTATAAATATCTGTATAATAACACATTCTTAGACTAGGACAACGAATATGGCAACAAAAAACACATTTGTAGTAGAGTATGGGATTACAGTTGGTTCTACCGAAATTATCACTTCTTCTGGAAAACTTGCAGCTGCAGCGATTTCAGAATTAGATACAGACAATCTTTCGGAAGGGTCATCAAATCAATACTTTACTAACGCAAGAGCTAGTAGAACAGCTATTTCACTTGCATCAGGCGAAACAAATCTAAGTTATAACTCATCAAATGGTGAACTCAGTTTACCAGGTGTTAACGGAGGGTCATTCTAATGGCAGGCGAAAAGAATTTTAATATTAAAAATGGTCTATCCGTTGGTGGTGTAGAAGTTATAACTAGTGCTGGTGCCTTTTAACAGGTACAGCAATTGTAGAATCAATTGACGATAGAGTCAATGCTCTATTAGTGGCAGGAACAGGAATCACATTAACATATGATGATTCTGCTGGAAGTTTAACAGTATCAGGACAACAAGGTGATATCACAGGTATCGTTGCAGGTGCCTTGGTCTTACTGGTGATGCAACTTCAGGTGATGCAACATTAGCAGTTGGTGCTGGAACAGGTATTACTGTAAATGCAGATGACATTGCAATCGACCTTAAAGATGAAGATGACATGTTATCAGACAGTGCATCTCACGCTGCATCACAGCAGTCTATCAAAGCATACGTTGATGCAAGTATCTTAACAAAAGATAATACAGACGAGATTACAGAAGGAAGTTCAAACCTCTACTTTACTGCAGAAAGAGTTGCAGATACAGTTGGTGGAATGGTCGGTTCAAATACAGAAACAGGAATTACAGTCTCATATGACGATAGTGATAACACTTTAGACTTTGTAGTTGGAACACTTAACCAAAATACAACAGGTAGTGCAGCTACTTTAACTACTCCAAGAACTATTTCAGGTACTGCATTTGATGGTTCTGCAGACATTACTTTAACGACTGCTGGAATTACAGAAAACACAAACCTATACTTCACAAACGAAAGAGTTGACGACAGAGTTAATTCTTTAATTGTTGCTGGAACAGGACTTACATCTACATATGATGACAGTGCTGGAACACTTACACTTAACGGACAAGTTGGTGATGTGACTAGTGTAGTTGCTGGTGCTGGTTTAACAGGTGGTGGAACTTCAGGTGACGTTACTTTAGACCTAGATGCGACAGTAGCAGGTGACGGACTTGCACACTCAAGTGGTGTTCTTTCCGTAACAGTAGATGACAGTTCAATCGAAACAGATTCAGACACATTAAGAGTCAAAGCAAGTGGTGTTACTAATGCCATGTTAGCAGGTTCTATTGCAAACAGTAAACTTGCAAATGATAGTGTAACAGTTAACTCACAAGAAGTTGACTTAGGTTCTTCTATCACATTAACGACTGCAAATGTCGGTGAGAATACAAACCTTTACTATACAGACGAAAGAGTTGACGATAGAGTTAATGCATTATTGGTTGCTGGTACTAACATAACAACATCATATGATGACAGTGCTGGAACATACACAATTAACTCTTCAGGTAAAACACAAGAAGAAATAGAAGACATTGTAAACGGATTAGTAGTTGGTGGAACAAACATCACTTCTACATATGATGACGCTGCTGGAACACTTACACTTGCTGGATTATCAGACAGTGCTATCCAAGGTAAAATTACTGTAACGGATGCTGGTGGAGATGGTTCACTTGCATACAGTGGTGGAACAATTACATATACTGGCCCTAGTGCATCTGAGACAAGAGCTCATTTAAGTGCTGGAACTGGTGTAACATATTCAGGTGGTGCATTCAGTATTGGTCAGGCAGTTGCAACTTCAAGTAACGTAACGTTTGCAGACTTAGTAGTAAGTGGTAACCTAACAGTTAATGGTGCTACTTCAACAGTAAGTTCTACTAATACAACAATGACCGACTCATTAATTGAGTTAGGAAATGGAACTACTGGTTCTCCAGCTGGAGACGCAGGTATAGTCATTGAAAGAGGTGATGAAAGTAACGTGTTTATGGGTTGGGACGACAGTGCATCAAGTTTTGCATTCGGAACAACTACTGCAACAGGTGCTTCAACTGGTGCATTAACAGTGACACCAGCAGCGGTATCCACGGGTGCATTGACAATAACAAATGCATCTAATAGTGGTGGAACTGCAAGAAATGTTTACCAATCAACATCAGCTCCTACGAGTGGTGATGGTGCGGTTGGTGATTTATGGGTACTTTACTCCTAATATAGGGGTTTAGTATCTCAATAAATAACAATAATTAATGGAATAAAGTAAATGGCATCAGGTTCACAAAAAGTAAAAACACCAACAGGTTGGAATTCAACCCAAGGTGCATGGGTAAAGACAGGTTCTTCCACATGGAAAGCAGTCGACCAAATTTATGTTAAAACACCTACAGGGTGGAATGATGCATCAGGTCAAGAATTAACTCAAATACCTTATCCGTATATTGCAAATGCACAAGAACCAAACATAAGGGATGCACAACAACCTTATCCGTATATTGCAAATGCACAAGAACCAAACATAAGGGATGCACAACAACCATACCCTTACATTGCAAATAATCAGCAACCAAACATAAGGGATGCACAACAACCTTATCCTTATATAGCGAACGCAAGACAACCTTCTACATATCAACATAGAAGTCCATTTACTTACAGAAACCCAAGTAATGCAAGACAACCTAGTACGTATCAACATAGAAGTCCATTTACGTATCAAAGAACTGGTCAAACACCTTTCACATATCAATATAGAAGTCCATTTACGTATGCTAGACAAGGTCAAACACCATTTACGTATAACTATAGGTCACCTAGTACGTATGCAAGACAGGGTCAAACACCATTTACGTATAACTTTAGGTCACCTAGTACGTATGCAAGACAAGGTCAAACACCTTTCACATACCAGTATAGAAGTCCCTTTACATATGCAAGACAGGGTCAAACACCATTTACGTATAACTATAGGTCTCCGTTCACTTACAGGAACCCTGTATCTGCACAACAACCTACTATTAAGAATGCACAGCAACCTACTATTAAGAGTGCTCAGCAACCTAATATAAGGTCAGCACAACAACCTAATATAAGGTCAGCACAAGAACCAAATATTAGGAATGCAAGACAACCAAATAACGCACAGAATCCATTTACGTTCCAAAACCCGTTTACATTCAATGCAAGACAACCAAACAATGCAAGACAACCAAACAATGCAAGACAACCGAATAATGCAAGACAACCAAACAATGCAAGAAGTCCAAGTATTGCTCAACAGCCAGGCTCATATATCGCATACTTCCAACAATCATATTTCTTTACATTTGGAAGTCCAAGTCAGTTCCCTGGCGAGGAACCTTAAGGAGTAAATTATGCCAATTGGATTTAGAGTCATACCATATCACGCACATGCAAGGACTTCTGTTAATGTACAGACGCCGTTCACTTTTCAAGCACCATTCACGTTTCAGGCACCCTTTACGTTTCAGGCACCTTTTACGTTTCAGAACCCGTTCATTGCACAAGCAAGACAACCGAATAATGCAAGACAACCTTTTACGTTTCAGAACCCATTTACGTACAATTATAGAAGTCCTTATACGTACAACCATAGGTCACCATTTACGTACCAACATAGAAGTCCTTTTACGTATCAACATAGAAGTCCTTTTACGTATCAACATAGGTCACCATTTACGTACAGAAGTCCTGTATCTGCAAGAGAACCAAACATAAGGTCAGCACAACAACCTTATCCGTATATTGCATCTGCACAAGAACCAAACATAAGGTCGGCACAACAACCTTATCCGTATATTGCTAACAATCAACAACCTACGATTAAGAATGCACAACAACCTTATCCGTATATTGCTAACAATCAACAACCTAATATAAGGAATGCTCAACAACCTTATCCGTATATTGCAAATGCACAAGAACCTAATATTAGGTCAGCACAGCAACCTTATCCGTATATTGCTAATGCACAAGAACCTAATATTAGAAACAATCAAGCACCATTTACATACCAAAACCCTGTAAATGGACAAGAACCTAATATTAGAAACGCTCAGACTCCGTTTACGTATCAAAGAACTGGTCAAACACCATTTACTTACCAGTATAGAAGTCCTTCTACTTATGCAAGACAGGGTCAGACTCCGTTTACGTATCAACATAGAAGTCCGTTCACATATCAAAGAACTGGTCAGACTCCATTTACGTATCAACATAGAAGTCCATTCACGTATGCAAGACAGGGTCAAACCCCCGAAGCAAGATGGGATGGAGTTGGTTCACAACAGTGGCCTGCAACACCTATTAGTGGATAGTACTAAAGTAAAAGAAAGAAGAGGGACTATGTCCCTTTTTTTTCGTCCTAAATATATGCATGGAACATATTGAATCATTAGAAGACCTAAAACAGGTAGTAAAACCAAATCAAAACTATAGGGAAAAATCTTTCCATATTGGTAATTTCGATTTAAAAAGAGAAAAGACTGAAAAAGAAGAAGAGACTTTAAGTATGTTAGAGTACCTTTTTAATGAAATATGTCCACCATTAAAATATTTCACTTGGGGTGATTTTTTAGAACAAAGAAAGAAAGACAAATTTACGGGTTTCAATGGTTTACAGAACCAATCTTCTACCTACCACTACTTCTTACCACATGGTTATACTGCAGAGGTAAGACCCGAAAAGGTGACAAGAGGTCATGCTGGTATGGATATGAAGAATTTAGAAGGCTATATTGATATTAGAGACATTGCAAATTGGGAAGTTATTGAAGGTGGAAAGGATAAAGACCATCCACATGCATATGAAAGTCTTTCCTCAATGTATTACCATAGTGCAAAAGCACATTGGATTATACAAGACATCCAAAAGAATGGACTAATACATCCTATTCAAGGTATAACAAAGGAAAGTGGAGACAAGTTTGGATTTGCAATTCATCCAGGCTCTGTTCGTTCAGGATGTTTTGAAGAGATGGAAGACCCATCTATGGAAGTAATGATATGGGACAAACATGATGTCATTACTGGTATTGAACCAATGACATTAAATGATGCACTTGAGTTTTGGAAAAATAGATTAGAAGAACAGGATGCAGATGTATACAACGTATCCTTTATGTTCAATGAAGGTCATTTAGAGTTCCAACACGACCTATCTAATTTAAATTTCAGACCAAAGGTACATGAGTTCAATAAGAAGGTACATGAACTTTCCAAAGGTAAACCCATCAATATTTACATTGGATATGATAGTAGACACACTACATTACCTGAAATTAATAAACATTCTATACTCACCAGTATTAAAAGGGGTCTAGGTAATGGTTGGTTTCATGACCAAGTCAGATGGGAACCTGAGATTAAGTTCCTTGACAAATCTAAAATTCCCGAGTATAATAGAGAGTATGCAAATCAATCTACTGAGTTTACATATAGTAGATTTCTAATTCCTTACCTAGAAAACTATGAAGGGTTTAGTATATTCTTAGATGATGATTTCATCTTTGAGAAAAGTATACTACCAATGTTCTATTATCTAAATCCTGATGATGCAGTTGCATGTGTAAAGTATCCACATTACGAACATGATACAACTAAATTTGATGGAGAAGTCAACATAGATTATCCATGTAAGTTGTGGTCAAGTCTAATGGTGTTTAATAATGGACATGAAGATTGCAAGAAACTAACACCCGAAGTTGTTAACACTTGGACTGGAAAACAGTTACATCAGTTTGAGTGGACAGATAAGATTAGTGAGATACCTCAAAAATATGTCTTTGTAGAGGGTTATGATGACCCCAAAGAGAAGTGGGATTTTACTGCAATTCACTATACAAGAGGTGGCCCATGGGTAGAAGGTATGGATTTTAGTGGTATAAATAATTTGGAACACTATAATAAGTGGTTAAACAAACATAAGAACGAGGTAATTAATAATGAATAGTTTAGTATATACAGAAGAGAGTAAGTTAATAGTTGAAAAACCTAATGGGTTAAAGTATGAATTTGATAATGTTGATGCTCCTGATTTAGGATTTGAGTATGATATGGTTGTCTATGATGACATAGAAGTCAAAGTTTTAAAGTGGGATGATGAGAAGGGTGACTTCAATTCACAAGATAAGATACCATTAACAAACGAAGAGAAGGATGCAATTGAAACTTACATTGCAAACTCTGAACCACCTATTGGATGGAACCTGAACAATCAATATCTACAACAAATAAATGAAATTTGTCATCAATATGTTGATGATTGTTCTGAAAAGTATGGTTTTCAAAATCATATAGAGTGTACATATGTAGGAAGAGAGGGGTCAGCACATCCTTACAGAAGTAATGCAAAACGTGTACTAGAATATGCAGATGCAGTATGGTGTATCTATGTACAGATTGCAGATGAAATTCAATCTACAAGAGAAGATTTATTAAAATCTATAGATGAATACCTTCAAGTTTTACCCGAAGCACAACAAGCTAGCTCCCGATTCTAGACAACAGTAAAAAGGTTTTCAGTGAAGATACATTATGTAACTGAACCATTCAAGTTATCAGAAATACCTTTAAAGGATGTTTATGTCTTTGATGATTTCTTATCTTCAGAAATGCATCGTGCAATAGATTCACATATATATCGTTCAAGTATATGGTCTAAGACAAATCAAGTTAGAGGAGATAGTCCTACTGGGTTAGCACATCATAGTTTTTGGGGTGCAACATATTTTCGTGGAGTAGAAGGTGGAAGTAAGAAAGTAGTTGATAATGATATGAATCCAAGGGATACTTATCTTGCACAATGGTTTAATAGAAAGATACAAACCGACTTTGGATTTCAGTGGGTCAGATTTCAATACATGGGACTGAATTCACAAACACAAGGTCTTCAAGGAACAACACATGCAGATTGTTCACCTGAAGATGAGTGGAATCTTTCATTTCTTTACTATACCAATAAATTTTGGAATAAGGAATGGGGTGGTTCATTGAGATTTTACGATGAAATGCAACAAGGAATTGATGGTAGAGATGAACATATTAAAAATCATCAAATTGGTGAAGTAGAGTTTAAACCCAACAGACTGTTAATGTTTGACGGAAGAATTCCACATGGTGCAGATGCACCTTCTCCTAAAGCAAGATATATGGATAGAAAATCCATTGTTCTTAGAGGAGACGAAATAAGATTAATAAAAGATACAAGTGAGTGGTTTCATGCCAACGATAGAATTTACAACATTTAATACAAAAACACTAGAGGACTTTAGGCCTGTTCTTGCTAAGAAACTTACACCTGAGTGGTGGAAAAAAACTAAAGTTAATGTTGATGTACGAGGACATAAAGTGCAAACTATACGTTCTTGTCCTGCTATGGATGATTGGTTAAAGAGTGGTTGGTTGTTAACTGCAAATAGAGACATACATGTAGATTTAGAGACTGGTTCTGATAGTACTTTTAAGACAAGAGCTCATAATGGGTATGGTTCTCCATCTCATCCTAATGTGCAGACTGCAAATGCATTTGAATACTTAGGAGATTCAGGCCCTGTTAAGGATGCATTCAAAATGAAGAATCCATGGAACATAATAACTCCAAAGGGGTATTCATGTTTTTACTTAGACCCATTCTTATTTCAAAATGAATACTTTGCAACATGGCAAGGTATAATAGATACTGATAACTTTAATAAAAATATTGATAATGCACAAATCATATTCTACCCTAAAGTAACTCACTCATTTACTATAACAAAGGGTACTCCTCTTTGTCAAGTAATACCATTCAAAAGGGAGACTTGGAATGCATCTTACATTGTACAGGACTCACAAACCTTTACAGAGAATAGGTCTATAGTTACCTCTCATCATGATAACGAGTTTCCTACTATGGACGAGATGGGTAGACATAAGGGTCTATCGGAAGAGGAAAGAAAGATAACTGGTAAGATGGGTGCATATAGAAAACAAGGATACTGGCAAGAGAAAGGTAAAAACTTTAAACAAGATAATCCACCACCTGAATGTCCTATGCATGTGGTCAGTGAAGACACACCTGAAATTCAATTAGAACTTCCAATAGGAGACAATAATGGCAGTTAGATTACTATTTCCTACCTTTATATTTGAAGTAGATTTACTTAATGATGATTTACATCCTAATGATGGACTCACTAAAGAGTACCTAAATCTATTAAAAGATACTATGGATGGAATGAGACAAAGAGACCCCGAAGGACGAAGAATATCTAATGCATATACTGGGTGGCAATCCAACGATGGTTGTGAAACAAATCCAATATTTGCACAACTACATAAAAAGATATCACGAGTCTTTCAGAGAGAGGTTATTCCATTTCATGGTTTGGACTCATCAAATGCAGTCATGCAAATGGGTAATATGTGGGCAAACATAAACGATTTTAGTGCATGGAACAAACCACATTTACATAATGGGTGTTGGTATAGTGGTGCATTCTATATCCATGCAGATGGAGACGAAGGTTCTTTAGATATTATAGATAAAGACTGTAAGGTCGTATCAGACTTTCCACATTCAACTAGAACACCTACATCTTATAGTATTCAACCTACATCAGGAAAGTTAGTGTTGTTCCCTAGTGGTACTATGCATATGGTAGAACCTAACATGACAAACAAAGAACGTTATTCAGTTGCATTTAATATTGAAATGAGATATCAGACTAATGAAGGTAGATATCCAATAAATGAAGATACTTACAATGGGGACGAATTTAAATTTGAAATAGACCCTAATGGAGACCCCATACTGAAGTAGATATCCTAAATAGATATATGGATATCATAGTAAACCCAGCAATTCTTTGGAACGTCATCATAACTGTAATAGTTTTGCCGATTGGATTCCTTGTTCGTTCAATCTTAACGGAACAAAATAGACTAAACATTCTTGTCAATAGAACTAGAGAAGAGATAGCTAGAGACTATGTTACTAGAGACCAAATAGAAAAAGACTTCGAAAGAATCATGGATACTATAACACGTATTGATGAGAAACTAGACAGACTTCAAACAAAGACATACTTCCAAGACTAAAAACGTATAAATAGTATTACAAAAGGAATACTATTATGGCACAACCGAATTCAAAAGACACATTTAAGCAATACATTAAGAGGGCTCTTGGAGCTCCAGTCTTGGAAATCAATGTTGATGATGACCAAATGGACGATAGAGTCGATGAAGCACTTCAATATTTTCGTGAATACCACTATGATGGTAGTGTAAAAACTTATCTAAAACATCAACTTACTGAAGAAGAACTTACTGCATGGAAAACAAACGAAACCCATAATGCCGCAACAACTGGAACTCAGAATATTGCAAACCAAACTTATGGAGAAGGTCAGAACTATATCACACTTCCCGAACATGTCCTTTCAGTTATAAACCTATTCCCATTCTCAAGTGGTGTCAAATCTAATATGTTTGATTTACAATATCAACTTAGACTAAATGACCTTTGGGATTTAACATCTACAAGTATTTTATACTACTCACAAGTGCAATCTCATCTTACAATGATGAACAACATGTTGGTGGGTCAGATACCAATACGTTTCAATATGCATAGTAATAGACTATACATAGATTACAATGCAGATAAACTAACAGCAGGTGAGTTCATTATCATCGAATGTTACAGAAAGTTAGACCCAACAGATATGACTGATATCTATAACGATATGTGGTTGAAGAAATATGCAACTGCAAAAGTTAAATATCAATGGGGTGAGAACCTTTCTAAATTTCAAGGTATTCAGTTGCCTGGCGGAGTTACACTTGATGCACAACAAATAAAACAAGAAGCACAAGAAGAGATTCAAAGACTAGAAGAAGAATCAAGATTGAACTTTGAAATGCCTGTCATGGATATGATTGGTTAATACGGACATAAATTATGCCTACAAATGTATTTTTTAACCATGCAGTAAACACTGAACAACACCTCTATGAGGACTTAGTTGTTGAATCGTTAAGAATGTATGGACATGAAACATTCTACCTACCGAGAGAAATTGTAGAGGAAGATACAATTCTTGGAGAAGATGTGCAATCATCTTTCGGTGATGCATATTCTGTAGAGATGTACTTAGAAAATACGGAAGCATTTGAAGGAGAGGGAGACCTCATGTCTAAGTTTGGTGTCCAAGTAAGAGACCAAGCAACCTTTGTTCTTTCTCTTAAGAACATGGGAAAGATTCATATCACTAGACTCTAACCTTGCAACATCACTAAGACCTAATGAAGGAGACCTAATCTACTTCCCTCTTAGTGGTTCAATGTTTGAAATTAAATTCGTAGAACATGAGAATCCATTCTATCAAGTTGGAAAACTATTCGTGTTCAAAATGCAGTGTGAACTCTTTGAATACAGTGGAGAAGATTTCGATACTGGAATGGCTGCAGACTTCATAGAAAACGAACAAGCATACACAATCGAGATGACTATGGCAAGTGGTGGAAGTGGAAGTTATACAGTTGGTGAAGTAATCAATTACAACTCTGCATCTGCTGGAGAGGTCATTGGTTGGGTAGAATCAACACGAACACTTACTATTAAAGATAACACTAGAACACTTGCAATCGGTGATACCTTAGTCGGTGTGTCATCAACTGCATCATATGTTATCGAAACAATTGTAGATGTCTTGACATTTGCAAACGATGGTAATGCACAAAACAAAGACTTTGAAGATAAAGCAGATGGATACTTAGACTTCTCAGAAACCAATCCTTTCGGTGAGGTCTCATAATGTTTGGAACATATTTTTATAATGAAACGATTAAGAGAGCAGTCTCTATCTTTGGAACATGTTTTAATAACATTACAGTTAAGAAAGTAAAAGCAGACGGAACTGTTCTAACCGAACAAAAGGTTCCAATATCATACGGCCCAAAACAGAAATTCCTAGAAAGACTAGCAGAAGATGCTGACCTAAACGATGGTATGAGAAGTGCAATCAGTCTACCAAGACTTGCATTTGAATTAAATGGTTTTAATTACGACCCACAAAGACAACAAAATAAACTAATTAGAAATACAAGAACAACAGTTGAAGCAAATGATATCGGAAAGAGAGGGTATCAATATCAACCAGCACCTTATGACTTGAACTTTACACTAAGTGTTCTTGCAAAGAACATGAATGATGCATTACAAATCGTAGAACAGATATTACCATATTTCCAACCCGAGTATACAGTCACTATGAAAATGATTGATACTATGACTGATTACAGAGATGTACCGATAGTATTGAATTCAGTTGCAATGAATGATACTTATGAGGGTGGATTTGAAGAAAGACGTGTAATAGAATATACACTAGAGTTCACAATGAAGTTATACATGTTCGGCCCTGTTTATACTGGTGAAGTTATCAGAAATGTTATTGAAAGAGATTACATTGGTGATGGTAATGATGCATTTACAAGTACAGAAATAGATGCAGCTGGTCTAGTCAAAGAGGTCAAACACTATGAACCTGCGTTCTCAGCAGTTTCAAATGCAGTTTCAGGTTCCACAACAGTGACCTTTCCTACTGCAATAAATAGTTCTATAAGTGCAAATGATGAGGTATTCGGAACAAACCTATCAACTAATCCGACTGTCTCAAGTATTGCAGAAGATAAACAATCAATAGTAGTGTCTAGTGCAGTTACTATAGATGCAAACACTACACTTAAATTTGTAGGTTCTGTAGATGCAAACGATACATTTGTAATTGCAGAAACTGTAAGTTTTTATGATGACGGAGCTGGTTCTACATTTACTGAAGACAAGGTCACCGATGCGAGTTAACTATGAAAGACAATATAGACGATAAGTTAAACGACTTATTAGATATCGATACAGAAATCAAAACAGTAAGTTCCAATGTAGTAAAGGTCACTCCTCGTTCAGAGAGTATTGAGAGTGACTATAAGTATGCACGTGAGAACCTCTACAACCTCGTAGAGAGGGGTCAGGATGCAATTGAAGGAATACTCGAACTATCTAAAGAAACCGAACACCCGAGGGCATACGAGGTCGCAGGACAGCTTATAAAGACTGTCGGTGAGACTGCAGAGAAACTACTTGATGTGCAGAAAAAGATTAAAGATTTAGAAAAAGATGACGAAAGGAAAATAGGTACACAACACAATCACCTATATGTGGGGTCTACTTCAGAACTACAAAAGTTCCTAAAGAAAGAGAAACAAAAAGAATAGAGTATGGTTGCAAAAATTAATGATGGTTATCTTGGTAATAATCTTGTAAAACGTGCTGGTGTAGAAACCAAGTATACGGATGAGGAATTACAAGAGTACATAAAATGTTCTAATAACCCTGTTCATTTTATAGAATCATATTGTTCCATTATATCATTAGATGAAGGTCTTGTCAAATTTAAACTTCGTGGATATCAACAAAATCTAATAGAACACTATGATGATAATCGTTTCAATGTAGTTCTTGCATCACGTCAGAGTGGTAAGTCAATCACATCATGTGCATATCTATTATGGTATCTACTATTCAATCCCGAGGTTACTGTAGCAGTTCTTGCTAACAAAGGTGTAATTGCAAGGGAAATGATATCCCGTATTGTTACCATGTTAGAGAGTGTTCCATTCTTCTTACAACCAGGCGTCAAGATTCTAAACAAAGGTAATATCGAGTTTGGAAATGATAGTAAAGTAGTTGCAGCTGCAACATCTTCGAGTTCTATTCGTGGATTGTCTATAAACCTCTTGTATCTTGATGAGTTTGCGTTCGTAGAAAATGCAGAAGAGTTCTATACATCTACCTATCCCGTTGTTACCTCGGGTAAAAATTCAAAGGTTATTATCACATCTACTGCAAATGGTGTTGGTAATATGTTCTATAAGATATATGAGAGTGCAGTTCAGAAACAATCTGAGTACAAACACTTCCTTATCAACTGGTTTGATGTGCCAGGCAGAGATGAAGAGTGGAAGAAACAGACCATTGCAAACACATCCGAAACCCAGTTCGAACAGGAGTATGGAAATAGTTTCCTAGGAACAGGAACAACATTGATTAATTCAAATACTTTACTAGGAATGAGGTCAATTGACCCTGATTGGAATCGTGATAACATAAATATATACGATAGACCAGTAGAAGGACACGAGTACGTTTGTACTGTTGATGTTTCACAAGGACGTGGTATCGACTATTCTACTTTTTCTATCTTTGATGTATCGGTTCAACCCTTCAAACAGGTTGCAACGTATAGAGATAATATGATATCCCCTATGTTATTACCCGATGTTATCAATAAGTATGCACATCCATACAACGATGCATTAGTTATTATAGAGAATAATGCAGAAGGAAGTTTGGTTGCAAAGATGTTACACTATGATGTCGAATATGAAAGTGTATTCGTTCAAGGAATGAGTAAGGCAGAAGATATTGGTGTAACAATGAACAGGAAAATCAAGAGGATTGGATGTTCAACATTAAAAGAATTATTAGAAGAAAATCGATTGACGTTAATCGATAGGACGACTATAACAGAACTGATGACCTTTGTCCATAAAGGAACCTCATATGAGGCAGACAGAGGGTATCATGATGATATGGTTATGAATTGTGTTTTGTTTAGTTGGTTTATAACAACCCCCTATTTCGAACACTTAACAGATAAAGCTGTAAAAACGTTACTGTATTCTGAACAACAGAAACTAATAGAGGATGATTTACTCCCAGCAGGAGTCTTCGGTGCATTAGAAGGTCAAGAAGAGACCTTTGTAGATGTAGAAGGGGATAGATGGTTTGTAGATAGTACTTCTTAGGATTCGTTAGAGAATAAATACTTATAAATAAAACAGTAAACACTTTTTACATTAACAGGAGAAAAGTATGGCATTTCAAGTATCACCAGGCATTCAGGTCTCAGAAGTAGACTTAACGAATGTTGTGCCAGCGGTATCGTCAACAGTCGGTGCATTCGCAGGTAGTTTCCAATGGGGCCCTGTTGATGAGGTAGTAACAGTTTCCGATAGTCAAGGTTTAGTAGATAACTTCTATCATCCAGCAAATACAGATGCTGGTGCAGAAGACTTCTATACTGCAGAGGGGTTCCTAAGATATGGTTCTGCTCTCAGAATAGTAAGGATTAATGCAACTGGTTTGTATTCTGCAAACTATTCAGGACATGCAACTTCATTAATCAAGAACCTAGAAGAATATCGTTCAACATATAAAGATTTATCACAACATGCAACAGTTGGTAAGTTCACTGCAAAATACGCAGGATTACTAGGTAATTCACTAAGAACATCAGTATGTGCATCTAGTGATGCATACTATAATGATGCAGTATCATCCTCTAGTGCATCTGCTGGTGCAGCTGCTATTGGTGCAACTGCTATTACTTTAGTTGCTGATGGTGGTGTAAAATTCACTGTAGGTGATATTATAACTTTTGCTAACCACACTACACATTATCAAGTTACTGCAATTAATACTGATGTATTAACAATTAAAGCACTTAATCAACCTGCTGGAACTGGACTAACATCAGCAATCGTGAACTCAACATCTATCGATAGATACTGGGAACACTATGCATCATTTGATAAAGCACCAAGTAAGAGTGCATCTGCACTTGCAGCTGGTGGTTCAGATGATGAAATGCATATTGTAGTTATAGACGAAGATGGTTTATTCACTGGAACAGCTGGAACAGTATTAGAAACATTCGGTTTCGTATCAGGTGCAACAGACGCTAAAGACGCATCAGGACAATCAAACTACTATGTAAACGTTTTAGAGACTGGTTCTCAGTATGTTTATGTAACTGGACATGAAACTTCAACTCACCCAGCAGCTAATAGTGTACATACACATGCATTATCAGGTACTACTGCATTCGGTAGACCTTCTGCACCTATTCAAACATCAATGGCTGGTGGTGCAAATGGAAGAACAGGTACTGCTGGAGAGAAACATGGTACATGGACAGACCATTTCAGTGATGGAGAAACATCAGACGTATCATTCTTAGTTGTTGGTTCAACAAGATGTGATAGTGGTAGTGGTGTTGACCAAGATACACTTGCAGATTGGACAACATTAACCAACCAAGCAATCCTACTATGTGAAGGAAGAAAAGACTGTATGGCAGTTGTTTCTCCTAGAAGAGCATCAGTAGTTAACGTAACTTCAGAGTCATCACAATTAACAAACGTCTTAGCGGACTATGCAACAGCATCATCTTCTTCATATGCAGTATTCGACAGTGGTTGGGTATATGGATATGACAGATACAATGATAAGTACTGTTGGACACCTGCTTGTGGACATACTGCTGGTCTAATGGTTCGTTCAGACCTATTGAGAGATGCATGGTTCTCACCTGCTGGATTCTCAAGAGGACAATACTTAGGTATTACTAAACTTGCATTCAATCCTTCTAAATCATCTAGAGATGACTTATATAGAAATAGGATTAACCCAGTTGTAACATTTGCTGGACAAGGAACTGTATTATTCGGTGATAAGACTGCATTAACAGTACCATCTGCATTTGATAGAATTAACGTAAGAAGACTATTCATCGTATTAGAGAAAGCAATTGCAACTGCAGCTAAAGCTCAGTTGTTTGAATTCAACGATGCATTCACAAGAGCACAATTTAGAGCTGCTGTTGAACCTTTCTTAAGAGACGTTAAAAACAGACGTGGACTAGTAGACTTCTCAGTTGTTTGTGACGAAACAAATAACACGGATACAGTGATTGACAGAAATGAATTTGTATGTTCAATCTTTGTCAAACCTGCTAAATCAATTAACTTTATTACATTGAACTTTGTTGCTGCGAGAAGTGGTGTCGAGTTTAGTGAAATATATGGTGCAGTTTAAGGAGCATAAAACATGGCAACAATAGACCAATTTAAAGCACAATTAATCGGTGGTGGCCCAAGAGCAAACCGATTTAGAGTGTTCTTACCTAGAGCAGGTAATAAGATAGAATTTTTGTGTAAAGCTGCACAAATACCACCTGCTACTATAGGTACAGTCCCAGTAAACTTTAGAGGACATATCCTTAAACTTGCTGGTGACAGAACATTTGAACCATGGTCAGTAACTATTATTAATGATGTAGAATTCTCATCAAGAACTGCTCTAGAAGGATGGCAGACTGAGATTCAATCATTAGATAGTGGTGAAGGCTCAACAACCACTGATTACTTACTATCACGTGCGTATGTTGAACAGTTAAATAAAGATGACTCAGTACTAGCGAGATATGAATTCTTCAATATGTTCCCAACTTCAATCGGTGCGATTGACCTATCTTATGAAAATGTTGATGCACTGGAAGAGTTTACAGTTGATTTTGAATTCTCTCACTGGGAAAGAGTCATTTAATAAACGTGAAAAAGACCACTTTAAAGTGGTATAAATATTAGTATGGAAATTTTTGGTTACGAAATAACTCGTAAAAAAGACGAGTTGAGAAATTTAGAGGTTGCAAATGCATCCTCTTTTGTTGCACCTGTTGAGGATGATGGGACTCCCGTTATTGCACAACAGCCTGGTGGGTTTATATCAGGTGGTGCGTATGGTTCATATGTCGATATGGAAGGTGGTATTAAGAATGAGACAGGTCTCATTAAGAAATACCGAGAAATATCTTTAGTCCCCGAGTGTGACTTAGCGATTGAGGATATAATAAACGAGTGTATTACATCGGATGTTCAAGACCGAATTGTAGCACTTGACTTAAGAGATGTTGAACTATCTGAAAGTATCAAAGGAAAGGTGCATAACGAGTTCAATAACATCTTATCTATGATGAAGTTCAATCAGAACTCTCATGAAATTTTCAGAAAATGGTACGTAGATGGAAGAGTATACTTCCATAAAGTTGTTGACTCTAAAAATATCAAGAAAGGTATTGTCGACATAAGAAACGTTGACCCGTTGAAGATTAAAAAAATCCGAAACGTAGAGAAAGACAAAGACCCGAAGACGGGTGTAGAAAAGATTGTAAAGGTTGAAGAGTTTTATGTCTTCAACGATAAAGGTTTCGATAAGGGTGGTTCAGCTGGAGAAGGAAACACACTTAAGATTGCTCCCGAGGCAGTATCATATACTACTTCAGGACTATTAGACTACAGTAAGAATGTAGTCATCGGGTATCTTCATAAAGCATTGAAGACTGCAAATCAGTTATCAATGATGGAAGATGCACTTGTTATCTATAGGATATCAAGAGCTCCCGAAAGAAGGATATTCTACATAGATGTAGGTAACCTTCCAAAAGCAAAGGCAGAACAGTACCTTGCAGACGTAATGAATAAGTATAGAAATAAACTTATCTATAATGCAGATACTGGTGAAATCAAAGATGACAGAAAACATATGAGTATGTTGGAAGATTTTTGGTTACCGAGAAGAGAAGGTGGTAGAGGAACTCAAATTGAGACTTTGCCTGGCGGACAGAACCTTTCAGAGATAGAAGATATAGAATACTTCAAGAAGAAGTTATATCGTTCACTGAATGTTCCAGTCTCAAGAATGGAATCAGAGAATGGTTTCAACATGGGAAGGTCTGCAGAGATTACTAGAGATGAAGTTAAGTTCAACAAGTTTACGAACAGACTTCAGAAGAAATTCTCAAGAGTGTTTACAGACATTCTTAGAACACAATTAGTGTTAAAAGAAATTGTAAGTGCAGAAGAGTTTGATAAGTTTAGAGATTTTATACTCTATAACTTTGAAACAGACAATCACTTTAAAGAACTTAAAGAGTTTGAACTGTTAAGAGATAGAATGGATGTTCTATCACAAGTTAGTGAATATGTTGGACAATATTACTCTAAAGAGTATGTTAGAAAATACATTTTAATGCAGTCCGAAGATGACATTAAATTAATTAATGCTCAAATTGACCTAGAGTCAAATGATGAGGACGATAATGATGAAGAAGGAGATGATTACTAATGAGTAGTGAAATAGCAAAAACAATAGTTGACCAAATTGCAAATGGTAAACTAGATGCGGCAAAAGAATCAGTTTTTACTGGTATGAAAGAAAAGGCTGCAGAAACTGTTGACATGAAAAGAGTCGAAATGCAAGTAGACTGGGTAAACAACACGAGTCAGGAAGACAAATAATGAAAACATTTGCAGAGATATCACACATCTTACACGAAGCAAAATTTAAAATTGCATCGGGTGAGAAAGAGTTATCTAAAGAAACTGCAAAGGTTGGTGGGAAGAAAGTAAACATTGTTTATGTGCAGAACAAACGAAATAAAGTTGATGTGTACATGGACGGAAGAAAATTTAGTGGAGATATGCCGTATAAAGATTTGAAATCTGCTCAGAAAGAGATGAAAGATATCAAAAAAATTATGGGTAACATGTCCGAAGAAGGAATTACAATAGGGGAAATCTTAGATGAAATTAATATCTGAATATAATGACTACTCAATATCACCAGTAATCGTTGAAGCAAACGAAAAGGGTGAGAAAGAACACTTTATTGAAGGTGTTTTCATGCAGTCCAACATCAAAAACAGAAATGGTCGTGTTTACCCTAAAGAAGTAATGTTAAAAGAGGTCAACAGATACAGGGACGAGTTCATCAATAAGCAACGTGCTTTTGGTGAGTTAGGACATCCTGAAGGCCCAACAATCAATTTAGACAAAGTGTCTCACATGATTACATCTTTAGAAGAAGATGGTAATAACTTCGTGGGACGAGCAAAGATTTTAAGCACACCCAATGGTCAAATCGTAAAGAATTTAATCAATGATGGTGCTAAATTAGGAGTATCATCTAGAGGATTAGGTTCCTTGGAAGAAAAAGGTGGTATTCAACATGTGAAAAGTGACTTTCAACTTGCAACTGCAGCTGATATCGTTGCCGACCCGTCTGCACCCGAAGCCTTCGTAGAAGGTATTATGGAAGGTGTTGAGTGGGTAATGGAGAGTGGTATCCTTAAAGCTAAAGATGCAGAAATTATGCAGAAACAACTTAAAACTGCAAAACTAAATAAGTTAGAAGAAACTAAGTTAAATCTATGGAAAAGGTTCGTTGAGAGTCTATAACATATAAATAAAAAAGAGAATACAAAATAATCTCAAACAGGAGAAAGAAATGGCAGATTTAGAAAATAACCTAGAACAAGCAATAGAAGAGGCAATGCAGCCTGATTCTAAAGCAGAAAAAGGTGACTCAAAACCTGTAAAGCAAGGTTCATCAGATGCAGCTTCAATCGAAGGTGGAAAGGGTGAAGTCGTCAAACCTGAAGAAAATCCTGTTGACAAAGCAGTTGCCTCAGTAAAAGGTGCAGAGAAAGGAACCAAAGAAGTGAGTGGAGATGCTCAACAGAAAGGTGAAGCTCCTGCCGAGAAGCAAGTAAAACTTAAAAAAGTTAAAGAAGATTCTGATGAAGACAGTTCAATGTCTAAAATGGAATCAATCAAGGCTATCGTCAACAACATGAAGGAAATGACTAAGGAAGAAATTCAACAAGTATTGGGAACAATATCTGAAGAAGAGTTAGACGAAACCTTGACTAAAGCAGAAGTCGCAAGACAAGTAGTCGAATCATTAAAAGCAATGGACGAAGAGTCAGTTGCAGAAACATTTGAAAAAATGAAGAAAAAGTCAGACGATGACGAAGATGAAGACGAAGTCAAAGAAGAAAAAGATGAAGACGAAGATGAAGACGAAGATGACAAAGAAGTCAAAGAGTCTGCATCAGTTGAAGCATCTTTAGTTGAAATTGAAATAGATGACGACCTATCAGCAATTTCTGAAGCATTAGACTTATCAGAAGAAAATGCTGAGAAAGCAAAAACTATCTTTACAGCTGCAGTGAAATCAAAAGTTGCAGAACTTAAAGAAGAGTTAGAGTCTCAGTATTCACAAAATTTAAAAACCTCAGTTGATACTGTTAAAGGTGACCTTACGGAAGCAGTTGACAAGTATCTTTCATATTGTGCAGAAGAGTGGACGAAAGAAAACGAACTTGCAATAGAAAGAGGTTTGAGGTCAGAAATGACAGAAGGGTTTATTGATGGATTAAAGACATTGTTCACTGAACATTATGTCGAAGTTCCTGAAGATAAATACAATGTTATTGACGAACTCGCAAATCGTCTCGATGAGATGGAACAAAAACTTGATGGTGAAGTCACTAGAAATATGGACATCACTGAAGAGTTAGATACTCTCAAGAGAAGTAATGTGGTTAGAGAAGCTGGAAACGACTTATCTGAATCACAAAAAGAGAAATTAGAATCTTTATCAAATGGTGTAGACTTCAAAGACGTAGAAGACTTTCAAGAGAAAGTAGTTGAAATCAAAGAAGCTTATTTCCCAAGTGATGTAGATTCTATAGTAGAAGAAACTCTAGTAATGGAAGGTGAAGGTACATACGAGGACGAAAGTTCTGAACCTGTACTTGACCCAACTATTGCAAGATATTCATCTGCGATTAGTAAACTTAAACCATTAGGTTAAAATTAAAGGAAAATAAAATGTTTTTATCAGAAAACTTACAAGAAAAGTGGAGCCCTATTCTAGAACACTCCGATTTGCCAAAAATCGAAGACAACTACAAAAGAGCAGTCACAGCAGTTATCCTAGAAAACCAAGAAAAAGCTCTTAACGAAGATAGAGTTACTCTTGACGAAGCTGCACCTTTAAATGCTACTGGTAGTTCTGCAATTAGTAACTGGGACCCGATTTTAATATCCCTAGTTCGTAGAGCTATGCCAAATCTCGTTGCATACGACATTTGCGGTGTTCAACCAATGACAGGCCCAACAGGACTTATCTTTGCTATGAAAGCAAGATATAACGATTATTCTACAGCTGGTAGAGAAAACAAGACTGAAGCATTATTCAATGAAGCAGAAACTGGTTACTCAAATGCAGCTCAAGATACATCTACTCCTATTGCTGGCTCAAACCAAGACCCGTTCGCTAGTGCATACGCTACGAACACTGGTGCTGGTATGTCAACAGCAAGTGCAGAAGCACTTGGTGATGTTGAAGCATCAAATGGTTTTGCTCAGATGGCTTTCACAATTGAGAAAGCAACTGTAACAGCAAAATCAAGAGCATTAAAAGCTGAGTACACACTCGAATTAGCACAAGACCTCAAAGCAATCCATGGTCTTGACGCGGAATCAGAACTTGCGAATATTCTTTCATCAGAAATTCTTGCAGAAATCAACAGAGAAGTTATCAGAAATGTTAACATTCAAGGTAAAACTGGAGCAAGTGCTACTGCATCTGCTGGTACGTTTAACTTAGACGTTGATGCAAACGGAAGATGGTCTGTTGAGAAATTCAAAGGTCTATTGTTCCAAATCGAAAGAGAATCAAATGTAATAGCAAAAGAAACACGTAGAGGAAAAGGTAACTTTATCCTATGTAGTTCTGATGTTGCATCTGCTCTTTCAATGGCTGGTGTATTAGATTATACTCCTGCGTTATCTACTAACTTAAACGTTGACGATACTGGTAATACTTTTGCTGGTGTTCTAAACGGAAGAGTTAAAGTATATATCGACCCATATGCTGGTGTTGATTACTTAACAGTAGGTTATAGAGGGTCTAACCCTTATGACGCTGGTTTATTCTATTGCCCTTACGTTCCATTACAAATGGTTCGTGCAGTTGGTGAGAATACATTCCAACCAAAAATTGGTTTCAAAACTAGATACGGAATGGTATCTAACCCATTCGTAGGTGCTACACCTGCTAGTGGACTAGCTTCTGCTGGAACTAACCAATACTACAGAAAATTTGCAGTTAGCAACATTCTGTAAGTCAATTAATTTTGATACTAAAAAGGTCTCTTACGAGACCTTTTTTTTTGTTTAATGACTTTAATCGTTCAATGTCTAGGGAATACCCTATTCTTTACAGCGTGTCCTTCTAGTGAGGCCTTACCCCAATTTTATCTAGGTGCATAGCTCGGCACCATAAAGAAATTCGTTTACCATACTTTCCCAATTCGTCAAAAATTTCAAGTACTTCTCTGTTCGGATTCTATCCACACCTCACGATTATATGCCACGTCTTAATTGACTTTAACAGTGTGGAACACCTTTTCTATACGGAACAACCTCTCACAACCAACTTACTTCCGTCTCGATTTCCTACTTTACTAGTATACCAAAAAGTTAGGTACATTGTCAACCTAAATACAAGGTAAAGAATAATCTTTACATTACACATACACACACAGGAGAAAAATATGAGTAATTCAGGAAAATCAGGGTTCGAAATCAGAGCCGACTTATTATCACAAGCAGAGGGTCTAATCGTCCTCAATTATCAGAGAGAGGTTGATGCTGTCTATATGCATAACGAAAACTTCCCAAATGATAAGAAACCTTTACCACTAAGAGAAATCACTGGTGAAGAGGTCATTCAAACTGCAAGACAGTTAAATGAGTTTGTAATAGAGAAGTAACCTAAATAGTAGTACACGGAGATAATTATGTATGATAAACAAGTGAATGTAATGGAAGGGCCATGGGAAGCAAAAACGTTTCCTAATGGGGAAGAGACAACGAATGTATTAAGTCGTAAGACAATCACAACGTTAATTAGAGATGGTTATCTATGTGAAGAAACTACAACGAGAGAGTATCGAGATGGAGATTATTTCGATACTTCCTCGTCTAAACGGATACTAAAAATAAATGGTTGATATCAATAAATCGATTCTTAATAAGAACAACTTCAGACTTATCGTTGATAAGTGTCCTACTGTTGAATACTTTGTAAGGTCAGTAAATATTCCTGGCTTAACATTTACAGAAGTAACTCAAGCGGCAGGTGTTGGGTTGGATGCATTTTTCCCTGGCGACAAAGTGTTCTATGAAACTATGTCAGTAGAGTTTCTAGTAGATGAAGACCTAGTGAACTTCAAAGAAATCTATGACTGGATGGATGCAATTGTTCCCGTTAGAGACCCATCATTATATAAGACTTACACATCAACAACATCTACTGAAAGTAAACAATACAGTGGAACAGATAATACAAGTCAAACATCTGATATTACACTAGTAACAAATACAAACAAAAACTTACCTAATAGATACTTTAGGTTTCATGACTGTTTCCCAATAGGATTGAGTGGATTACAGTTAGAGAGTGGTGCAGAAGCAGAACCAGTAACTACTACAGTTGACTTTAGATTTAGTTATTACGAGATAGAAAGTACTTCCTAAATTCCCTTACTAAATACCCATATATGTGGTATAATGGTATATATTATGACGTTAGATGAATTAAAGAAACAGTGGACGGAAGATTGTCAAATAGATGATATCGAATTAGATAATGCATCACTTGAAGTTCCTAAACTACATGCAAAATACCAAGACTTACTAACCAGTAAGATACTTGTACTAAAACAATACCAAAACAAATACAATGAACTACTTAAAGATAAGTGGTTGTGGTATAATGGTAAAATGGATGAAGAGACTGTTAGAGAGAAAGGTTGGGAACCCGACCCATTTAATGGTCTTAAGATAATGAAGAATGACATGCAAATATTCTTCAATGCAGATAAAGATTTACAAGACCTCAATGCAAAGATTGAGTACCTCAAAGTTACTGTAGACTTCCTAAAGGAATGTATGCAAAATATTACATGGAGACACCAAACGATTAGAAACACAATCGATTGGAGAAAGTTCATGGCAGGACAATAATGATATTAAACAATTACTGTTACACAATACCTATGTTATTTGATGATAGTGAAGTCGAACAGATACATCAACATGCAATGCAATATCCTATTATGGAAGGACAGGTAGGTTTCCAAAAGAGTGACCCCGATGGGGAAGACAATGGTGGAAGAACCGATAGTAAGATAAGACAATCTGATGTAAGATGGTGTGAAGACATGTTACCACAACATTTAATAGATAAGTTATATGGTGCAGTTGAACATGCAAAGTCAGAATGTGGTTGGGGATTTGATTTTGAATATCAAGAAAAAAACCAGTATACCATATACAAACATAGACCCGATGCAGAAGTAACGGGTGATTTCTATACATGGCATACAGATGCAGGCCCTACTCCATATGAACATAATGGTATGATAAGAAAGTTAAGTTACACTATTCAACTATCCGACCCTGATGATTATGAGGGTGGAAACTTTCAATGGATAGAAGATATACGTGCAAAGGATACTCTTACTAAAGGTAATTACAATAGAAACATGGAAGACTTTGTTGTCACTGCACCATTCTCTGCAAAACAGAAGGGGTCTCTTATCCTATTCCCATCATTTCTACATCACCAAGTCACACCCTTAATAAGAGGAACTAGAATATCATTAGTTGGTTGGTTATGTGGATATCCTTATAGATAAATGAAAGTTACAGTATCAAAAGTGGATGAGGTCTTCATGCACGTTGATTGTGATGATGGTCTTGCAAAAGACTTACATGACTTCTTCTCATTCAAAGTACCAGGCGCAAAGTTTATGCCTTCCTACAAGAATAAGTGGTGGGATGGTAAGGTCTATCTTTTTTCAATAAAAACACACAAAATTTATATCGGACTACTTCCATATGTAGATGAGTTCTGTAGAGAAAGAGGATTTGAGTTTGAAGGTGTTACAGATATCCTAGGAACTAAAACAAGAGAGAAAGTCAGTCAATCTTGGTTAGCAGATTTAAAACTTCCCTTTGAACCTAGAGATTATCAGATAGATGCACTCAATGAAACAATTCAATATGGAAGACAACTACTATTGTCTCCAACTGCAAGTGGTAAGTCTCTTATCATTTATTTACTTGCAAGATACTATGATAAGAAAACAATAATTATTGTTCCTACTACATCGTTAGTAGAACAGATGACAAAGGATTTTGAAGAATATGGATATGATAAAGATGTGTGTAAAATTTATAGTGGTCAACCTGTATTTCCTGCTGACATTACGATATCAACATGGCAAAGTTTTGCTAAAGCACCTAAAGAAGTCCTACAAGGATTTGACGTAGTCGTAGGAGATGAAGCTCATCTATTCAAAGCAAATGTACTGAAAGGTATACTTGAAAAGATGAAGACGACTGCAATCCGTATAGGAACTACAGGAACCTTAGATGGTTCAGAGGTTCATAGATTGCAACTAGAAGGGTTGTTCGGCCCAGTCAAAAAGGTCATAACCACAAAGGAATTAATGGACGAAGGAACTATTGCAAATTTAAATATTGATTGTGTCATACTTCGTCATACTAAAATGAAGAAAATGACCTACCAAGATGAGATGGATTACCTCGTATCAAGTGATAGTAGAAATGAGTTTATATGCAACTTAGTGTATTCCCTAAGAGGAAACACACTAGTATTGTTTCAATACATAGAAAAACATGGTCAACCATTATGGGAATTGTTCAATCCCATGGTCAGTAGAATGAATGGAACATTGCATTATGTTCATGGTGGAACTGATACAGAAGACCGAGAAATGGTTAGAGAAATAGTCGATAATCCAAAAAAGAAAAATAATGTCATACTAGCATCATACGGAACTTTCTCTACTGGTGTAAATATAAAGAAGATTGATAATGTAGTCTTTGCATCACCCTCAAAATCAAGAATTAGAAACCTACAATCTATTGGTAGAGGTCTAAGAAAAGCAGATGGTAAAACAGAGATGAGGTTATTTGATATATCAGATGACTTACAATGCAATAATCATACTCTCAACCACCTCAAAGAACGTATAAATATATACAACGAAGAAAACTTTACATACGAGATAAGGCAATTTGATTTAAAATGACAAGACCACAAGATTTAACACCAAGACAATACGAAGTTGTAAAACTTAGAACTGGTACTGAACTTGTCGGAATGGTCAGAGAAACACCTAAAGGATTACAGGTAACCCTACCTATGATATGTCAATTATCAATCACTGGTGGTAATTCAACCCTTGCAACATTCTATCCGTATGCACCCCTATCTTCAGACCCAGTCTTATTGATTGCACCAAATGATGTTATGCATAGAAGTGTTATGAATGAACAATTCATTCCGTTCTATGACGAAGCTTCGTCTAAGTGGTTGAACATGGTAGAGACAGGGAACTATTCCATTGACTAATGATTTACATTCTCATAGTAGAAAACTTGCAAAGGGTTTTGTTGATGATGCATTACAACAAGTCATAGATGCAACTGGTGGGGATATCACGGATGAAGAACTTGACATGTTAGAAGAGTTTGAAGCATTTCAAGAATCCAAAGAAAAAAAAGTTATTCATTAATTCTTAGGTTTTCAATCTTACTAAATAAGTGCGTAGACTCAGTGTACTTATAACTGATTATACATTTTACTTATAACTTAACTTTAGGAAAACCATGACCACAGCAACTTATTTTGCGAAGAGCATGGTACGAAAAGCTAGAGAAGTCAACCATGTCATTCGTCCTCAAAAACGAAAATTAGTTGACACTATCGAATTTCTAGTGCTGATGACTCTTCCATTCTTACTACCATTTATAGTGATGGCGTTATCCGTAAAAGGATACTAACCATGAACTTACAAAAACTTAGAGAAACTTTGGAGATATCCACGTTGATGGGTATCTTTATAATTTCAGTATTTTCAATTACAGGAATATAATATGAAAGGATACATTTTTACAATCTGTATTGCAATGGTTACGACTATTGCATTTGCATATAACGGACTCGAATACAAAGGAGTACCTAGTCACACCTCTTGCACTGGTCAGTGTTATGTTGACTATGTTGCATTGAACGGAACACCTGCTGAGATGGAACAGAGAAAGAAAGAACTTGCAAGTACAGATGAGTTTAGTGATATCAGAGGTCTATGGGCAGGTTGTGCAGCTTGTCATGGTGCAGAAGGTCAAGGTATGGCAGTCTTCCCTAAACTTGCTGGTCAGTCACAAGACTATATTGTTGGTAGACTTAATGCATATAAGAATAGAGAAACAGTCGGTAACATGTCTTCTACTATGTGGTCTCAAGCAGGAATGTTAAGTGATGCACAAATTAATATGATTGGTAAGTTTATAGAGGTGGAGTTAAAGTAATGTACGTTCCTTGGTTTACAAAACCCGATACTCAAAAGAAAATACTACAGGTTGTAAATCTCTCTCCTGATGTGTCCGTTTTAGATAAGATAGAAGAAGTTCACCCAATGAAACAGATTGCAGTGATGTCAGTCGTGCAAGTCCTCGTTTTCGGTTTTATGCTGTTGTCCTTTTGGTTAATCAACGTAGGATTGGACAGATTATGAAACACTATATAGTATATACAGTTTTAGGATGGTGCATGTTTGAACTTGCCGTTGGTGATATCGATAGAATGAGTCGTGCAATCAGTAGTCCTAGTAAGAGTAGAGTAGTTTCCTACACTTAATCCCTTATTATAGTATATCCCCCTTGGGACATATTCATTTTATCATACTTTTCCCAGTTGTCTAGGGACTTTTTATAAATACTTTAAAATAAATAAATATGAAAAAACCCCTTGTCAATCCCCATTTAATCAGTATAATAGAGGTATGACTACTAAAAAAGACCCTAAAAAAGCAGAACATTACGTCAACAATAAAGAGTTTACTGCAGCTGTAGACGACTTCAATAAGTCAGTCAAGAAGTCAATTGCAGAAGGAAAGGAAACTCCTAGAATGACGGAATACATTGGGGAATGTATTTACAAAATTGCTACTCGTTTATCGACTAGACCAAACTTTATCAATTACACTTACCGAGACGAAATGATTTGTGATGCAATCGAGAATTGTATCCAATACATAGGTAACTTTAATAGAGAAAAATCAGACAATGCATTTGCATATGTCACTCAGATTTGTTATTACGCTTTCTTAAGAAGGATTCAGAAAGAGAAGAAACAAGTCTACATCAAACAACAAGCAACCGATGCCACAGGTATCACCATGGATGCTTTCACAACAATAGATGGACAACATGATTCATCACTTACAAATACAAATGTAGAGTGGATGCAAGAGAACATGAATCGTGTTGAATACGAACCTCGTAAATCCAAAAGAAAACCAAAAGAAAATACAAAAACTAACTTAGAGAAATTCACCAAAGAATGAAGTTTGCAATCCTAAACGATACCCATGCTGGGGTACGTTCTGATATGGTCGAGATGTCCGAATATCAAGGACGTTTTTACAATGAAGTATTCTTTCCATATATGGAAGAGAATGATATTACACATATAGTTCACTTAGGTGATTACTTTGATAGAAGAAAGTATATTAACTTTGCAACTATGAAAGCAAATATAAAACACTTCATAGAACCTATGACAGAGAAGGGGTTTACTATGGATTTAATCCTAGGTAATCATGACACTTATTATAAGTCAACAAATGAAGTGAATGCACCCGAGTTACTTTTATACAATCAACCAAATGTAAACGTTATTGCAGAACCCGAAGTAAAAGAGTTCGATGGTTTTAATGTTGCATTAGTTCCGTGGATTAATCCCGAAAACTATGCAGATTCAGTTGAGTTCCTTAGAAGTGCAAATGCATCATGGTGTATGGGTCACTTTGAATTTGAAGGTGCATTGATGATGCCAGGCATGACATGTCAACACGGGTTCGACCATTCCTATGTTAAGAGATTTGACAAAGTATTGAGTGGTCACTTCCATCAGAAATCAGAGTTTGCAAACATCCGATATCTTGGAAGTCAAATGCAATTCACATGGTCAGATTATGGAGATAACAAATACTTCCATATCTTTGATACCGATACACAAGAGTTAACACCAGTCTTAAATCCAATAGAAATGTTTGAGAAAGTATTCTATGATGATACTAAAGAAACATTCGAATCAATTGCAAATGCAGATTACAGTAATGTAACCAAGAAGTTTGTAAAAGTGATAGTAGTGAACAAAGACAACCCATATTGGTTTGATACATTCTTAGATAAGATACATGCAAATGCACCGATACATTTATCAGTAGTAGACGACCATAAACACATGGATGTGTTAGGAGACGATGAGATAGAAGATATAGAAGACACTCTAACTATTCTATCAAAGTATGTGGATGGTTTAGATATCCAAGGCAAAAAGAAACCACTCAACGAATTAATGACCACACTATACAATGAAGCCTTAGATGAACATTCCTTTTTATGATAATATTTAAGAAAGTAAGATATAGAAATCTCTTATCCAGTGGAAACAAATTTACTGAAATTCAATTAGACTCACATAACACCACCCTTATTTTAGGGGAGAATGGTGCTGGTAAGTCCACACTTCTCGATGCATTATGTTTCGGATTATATGGACGTGGGTTCAGAAACCTTAAGAAAGAACTACTAGTCAATAGTATGAACGAGAAAGAACTAGTCGTTGAGATTGAGTTCTCTATTGGTAAGAAACAATACAAAATCATGCGTGGTGCAAAACCAAACAAATTCGAAATATATGTTAATGATGTGTTCGTCAATCAAGATGCAACAGTCAGAGACTATCAAGAACACTTAGAAAAGAACATACTCAAAATGAGTTTCCGTTCCTTTACTCAAGTCTGTATCCTTGGGTCAGCAAACTTTACACCTTTCATGCAGTTAAAGACTGCAGAGAGACGTAGACTTGTAGAAGACCTATTGGATATATCAATCTTCTCAACTATGTCAGACATATTAAAGAAGAAGATTTCTAACCATGTGATTGAGGTTAGAGAGAATAAACATGAAATACAAATTATGGAAGAACGTATCAGTGGTTTGAACTCTCAACTTAATGCACTCCGTGAAAATAGAGAAAAGAAAATCTCTAAGTTTGAAAACACTGTAGAAGAAACTCAAACTAATATCACAAATCTCATGGAGACCATAAATGAAAAGACGGAAAATGTGGTGGAGAAAAAATCCACTATCTCAGATAAAGATAAAACAGAAACTAGACTCAAACAAACAGTTGACATGGAAGCTAAACTTGAGGATGCTAAAAGAAAAGCAATTAAGGAAATTAAATTCTATGAGACCAATGATGATTGTCCCACATGTAAACAAGGATTAGATGAAGAACATAAGAAGAAACACATTGAGGAAAAACAGGACAAAGTTACAGAAATCAAAACGGCAGTTTCTACACTTGAAGAACAAGTTGAAGAACTCAACAGAGAAATCCAACGAATCGATGGAGTTCAAGACAACATAAACACTATTCAAAAAGAAGTTGGTATACTACAAACTGAAGTGTTATCTAATCAGAAGTTTATTACAAAGATTCAGAAAGAGATTGATGATTTGAAGATTGAGATAAGTGGTAATGGTGATACTCAAAGTAAGATAGAAGACAGTGAAGAGAAACTAGATATCTTACATTCTAGAGCAGAAAACCTAACATCACAAACACACTATTTTGAACTAGGTCAGATGTTACTAAGAGACCAAGGTGTCAAACAAAAGATTATCAAACAGTATGTTCCAATCATGAACAAACTAATCAACAAGTATCTTGCACAACTTGAATTCTATGTTGGGTTTGAACTCAATGAGGCCTTCGAGGAAACCATCAAGTCAAGGTTCAGAGACGTATTCAAATACGATAACTTCTCTCAAGGTGAGAAGATGAGAATCGACCTTGCACTACTATTCACATGGAGAAGTGTTGCAAGAATGAAGAACAGTGTTAACACTAACCTATTGATATTAGATGAAGTATTTGATTCATCACTTGATACTGCTGGAACAGACGACTTCTTTAAACTTCTCTATACACTTACAGAGAAGACTAATGCATTCATTATATCACATAAAGGGGATGCACTCTATGACAAGTTCGAGAATGTTTTACGATTTGAAAAATATAAATCGTTCTCTCGACTTGCAGAATAGATAAATAGTAATATGAAATCATTTAAAGAACATCTCGTAGAAACTCCTATGAAGGCAGATTTCCAAGACATCTATAAGAGAGATAACAAGAAGAAATTCAATGATAAGGCTCTAAAAGGTGAATTGGAACTTGAAGATGGTGGTAAATTAGGAAGACTATCTAAAGACGACCTCGCACTAAAACAATTAATGTCAGTAGATGATGAAAGAGAATTGGACGTAGCACCAATCAGAAGTCATATCAAAACTAATTGGGGTATCAATACAATTTCTAAAGTCAGTAAAGACATGAATGGTTTGTCTATTGGTGAAGGTGGTAAGAAACCTAGTGGAGAAGACTGGGAAGCTATTATTGCAGTTGCAGTAAACAAAATCAATGGTCTTAAGTGGAACACTGGTGAAGAATGGGAACGTGCAGAGAAGTATTGGGGAGACCATGAAATACCTGCTATGAAACTTGGTCAAGAGTTTATATCCAAATTAAAAGTTAAGAGTCTTAAACAATTAGGTTCTTCAACAGCAAAAACTTCACCCACATGGAATGCACCAAACAAAACACCTAAAACGGATTTGATTGATGGGGAAACACCATATATCTCTTAAGAAACATGGAAACTCTCAATTGATGTCGGGTAAGAAAGAAGAAGTTCTTGCAACCTTTAAAGCTGCACAAGAAAATTTTGGTGAAACCAAAGCAGGAAAAGTTGTAATCAAAAAAGTAATGAATACCTTAGAAGAGAAGATGGTTACACTTACGGAGAAGGGAACAGTAGATTCAATAAACAAACTTAGAGGTAAATCTAATCTTACTTCACAAGAACTAGACCGAATTAAAGAATTGGATAATGCACAACTAAATGCAAAAGAAATTAATGACGAACTAGATAACATATTTAAGTCACTACCATTCAAATCTCACGTTGCATTTGAAGCTGCAACAGGTAGAAGTAAATTTGCACCTTCACCCGAAGCAGTTGCAAACTTAGTAGTAGTGTTTAAAGACACTGGTTCGATAACAGATACACTAAAACTAGATTCTGCTGAAGGAGCAGGAATGAAACTTGCAAAGGGTAATGACTTTTATGTCTCATTCAAGAGTGGTGGTGGAAAAGGTTCCAAACCATACCTTTCAATGAGAACAAAGAAATTAAAAGTACAATCTTTACAAAACTCCTATGCAGATGATACTTTCCGTAGTATAATTATGGAAGAGATAAACAAAGAAGGATTACTTACAGAAGACATGCAACAACTAGATGAGTTTGCAATATTCAACAAATTAGCAGGTAAAGTTAAAGATGTGTCTATGAATGTTGTGACCAAAGTTAGTAATGCAATGAAGAACATCTTAGATAGAATTAAGAAAGTTTTTCAGTACATCTACAAACTAGGTAAACAAGCAGTCAAAGCTCTAATGAACTTCTTTGGTGTTGAAATAGGTAAAGTTAAGATAACAAAAACTGGTGGAATAGTACCACTAACGGATTAATTATGTATGAATTGGTAGAAGAGGCCTCCAAGGTCTTAAGGACTCCACCCCTTAAATTTGATTTTGAAAACCCATCCCAAGACCCAAAAGAAGTAGAAGAACAACTTGCAAATGCAATGGAGAACTTTGGTGGGATAGGACTTAGTGCAAACCAAGTTGGATTAGATGTCAGATGTTTTGTAATGAGAACCCAAGATGGTGCAGTGTGTTTCTTCAATCCCGAACTAACAAAAGTATCACAAGAAACTGATTTACTCAAAGAAGGTTGTTTATCTTTCCCCGATATATACCTTATGATAAAACGTTCCAAAGTTATTGAAATGAAATACAATGATAGTGAAGGTAAAGAACACATAATAACACTTGATGGACTCGGAGCAAGATGTGCTCAACATGAGATTGACCATCTAAACGGAATAGTATTTTTACAACGTGCATCTAGATTGAAGTTAGATAGAGCATTAAAGTCACGTCCCAAAGAACGTGCAAAGAGAATAGAATATGAAAAACGACAAGCACTTGCAAAATATATCCAAAGCATGCAGTCCAAAGATGATACCACAAATGTTGACACCGATGGAGTGTCAGACACTAGTCCAGTGGTACAAGAGTCATCATCAACTTAGAACTATAGGGGATAATACCGATTATCGTGCAATCAATCGAATGCACATTCATAATCCATTAATTCGAGACCTATTCGTCAAAGTAGACTCACAAGTCATTGGAGAAATCCGTAAGGAAACCGACCAAGTAGTGTATCCCGAAATGTCATCCATAACAGAGTGGCCCGATAGGTGGTATTCAACCACCACACTTAGACACTTATTCTAGGTATGAGTTAGATGAAAGAACTACAGAAGAAGAGAAAGATAGACTTGCAGAACATCCTTCACGAGAGTGGACATTAATCTTATTCTTAAATGATGATTTTAAAGGTGGAGAAACCTATTTCCCCGAACTAAAACAAGAGTTTACACCAGTAGAAGGAAGTGGTCTACTGTTTCAAGGAATTTACCTACACCATGGGGTAAATAAAGTAAGACGTGGTTCTAGACGAACCATATCCACATGGTTTACTACAGATTTTTCTAATATACTCCATCCCGTTCCAGTAAGAGATTTAGAACAAGACAATCTTAGTATCAAACAAACAACCCACTCGTAGCTCAACTGGATAGAGCAATGGTCTTCTAAACCATAGGTTACAGGTTCAAGTCCTGTCGGGTGGGCCAAATAATCACAAAAAACCCCTCTAAAAGTTGACAATGCCCCTCACTTTTTTGTATACTATGTATATAATGAAAAAAGGAGATAACATGTCAAACATTCACAACGACAACATTAATCAAGAAATTATGGAAGATATCCTATCTATGGCAGATAAGGATATTTGGAATGTAATTTTTGCAATTGAAAACGAATTTGGTATTGCAGAAGTACCAAGTCCTACAGGTGGTGCAAATGGTTTCATTGCAAAACTGTTCGAACTTAGAAAAGAAGCGAGGTCTATTTAATGTTGGATACGAGTTACATAGAAGTTGGGTATGATACCTGTAAGTATACTATAGATGGTATAACAACCACTGCTATAATCAAAGAGGTTACTCCTCATCATATCGCAGTAAAACCTATCAGTAGACTAGGTAAGAATGTATTTGAGACTAATTTAGATACTACTTTCATAGGACAAATATTCTCTTCAGATTGTTATGATGCAATTGACTTAGAGATATGGATGGACGGAAGAGGTTGTGATAACTCTGCAATCGGTGTGAGTGGTTGTTATGAACCATACACTATGTTAATGACAGAGGTTGCTTAATGAAATATCTCAAAGAGATTACAGATTGGGATATATCCAATCACACTTACATAGTCAATGATGCTGGACACTTAGTTGGATACATCAAGACTGGAACTAAAGATGAGATAATCTTCAAGTCCCCAATGAAACAATTCTCCAAATCTAGGAGAAAATTCATTACCCTCAAAAGATAAATTTGACAATGGGTATCACTTTTTGATATACTATAGTCTGAATCGGGAAACAACTTAATTATGAAAAATACAAGAAACCAAAAAGACCAACTTGCAAAACTAATGGCTGCAGAGAATATCACTGTTGTTCATAAGAAAATACCAACTGCATATTTTGATGTAAAGAATAGAATACTTGCTTGTCCTATCTTTAAGGAAGATATGTCTGCAGAACTTTATGACTTATTCATGGGTCACGAAGTTGGTCATGCATTGAATACACCTTACGAGGGTCTTCACTCTGCATTAGAAATGAATAGAACACTTAAAGGATATCTTAATGTTGTAGAAGACGTTAGGATTGAGAAAGCAATCAAGAACAAATTCCAAGGATTAAGGAAGTCATTCTTTACTGCATACAATGAATTAATGACAATGGATTTCTTCGGTCTTGAGAAAAGAAATCTTTCAGAACTTTCATTGATTGACAAAATCAATTTACAAACTAAGGTCGGTTCAAGACTTGGTCTTCAGTTCAATAAAGTAGAACAAGAATTCTTAGACATGTCAGAAGCATGTAAGACTTGGGAAGACGTTGTTGAATGTGCTACTGCAATCTATGAGTGGTCTAAAGAGAATGAGACAAGGACTGAAGATGATGAGATGTTAGTTCCTCAAATGTTTGACCTTGATGAAGATGGAGACGAAGAGGGTGACGAAGAAGAATCAGAAATGGAAGAGATGGAAAACGAATCTCAAGAATCTGCTGATGGTGGTGATTCAGACGAAGATGATGCAGAAGAGGATTCACTTCCCGAGTTAAATGAGGTTGACACTGGTGACACTTCAGAGGAAGAAGCAGAACAAGAAGGTGACACTGATGATGCAGAACAACAAGTCAAGTCTACTGGTGGTAAAGAAGGTGGTGCTGACCAAGGTTATCATGACGAAGAAGATGGTGCAAGGGAATCAATCACTGAACACGCTGCACATAACAATGAAGACCAATTCATGTCTTCAGAGAATGTAGTCAAAACTACAATCGACTTAAAACCACTTTTCAAAAAAGAAGATATGAGAAAAGGAATTGTTGATTTCAAACAAGTCTTAAGTGACTGGAAAACATATGTAGAAAATCCTTCAGAATATACTACACCCGAGAAACATGCACATAATTATGCAAGGGGAGCTTTCACTGCAAAGAAAATAGAAAACAAAAACAAAAAGATTGTTGCTCACATGGCAAAAGAGTTTGAAATGAAACAGTCTGCACAACTTTCTAAGAAAGCATTCACTGGTAAAACTGGTAAGTTAGATATGAATAGACTTGCAAAATACCAAATCGTTGATGATATTTTTAAAAGAGCAGTCTACTTGCCTGAAGGTAAGAACCACGGACTAAATGTTCTTTTAGATTGGAGTGGTTCAATCAATAACCAAGTGAATGACCTTTTAGAACAATCAATGATACTTGCAGAGTTCTGTAGAAAAGTTAACATCCCTTATAGAGTTTATCTTTTCAGTGATGCATATTACCCTAGTGGGACTGAAAGAGACTACTATGGAAACAGTGGTAAACTGATTGAGATTATGTCTAACGAAATGAACAATAGACAACATAGAGAAATGATGTCCTACCTAGGATGCATCTACTCTAATCACTTTTGTGGAAACATCAATTGGAGAAGTTATGAGAAAACTATTCAACAATACAATGACTTCTTTGGTGAGTTTGAAACAATTGATAATGATGGAAGATACTGGGACTTAGAATACAACTTCAGACCTCAAAACTATAGACTCGGTGGAACACCTCTTGACCAAACACTTATTATGTTAAGACAACTACTTCCCGAGTTCAATGCACAATACGGAATTGAGAAGTCAATCCTAACAGTTATCACTGATGGTTATTCTCATGGTGCTGACTTCCTTAACAGAACTATTGAAGAAAAGGAAGACATGGTTGCACAAGAAAAGAACTGTAATGATGATGGGATTTCTTGGAGAGTAGAAAAGTCTAGAGACCTAATTGACCCATACTCTAAACAAAGTGTTTCCCTTCAAGGTCAAGCTGGTACTATTCAAGAAATGCATTTCTCAATTACTCAAAACTTCTTGGAGTGGATATCAGAAACATGTAATGTTACAGTTACTGGGTACTTTGTTCTTGGTAGAAAACATGACGTGTATGGTCATCTTCCTTATACTAACGATCATACAGGACAGACTATGATGACTTCTTGGAAAGAGATAAGAAAAATGGTATGGTAGTTAACTGCACAAGGATACAACAAATTATTCCTTGACTGTGCAACACCTTGGGACTGACAGGTGATGATGAACTTGGAGACGACTTCATCGATGCAAAAAAAGTCAGAGTGATGGCTGCATTCAAAAGAAATCAGAAATCCAAAACTACATCAAGATTTTTAACTAACGAATTTATAAAGGAGATTGCATAATGGATAAAGTTATTTTAGAAAGGAATGAGTATAAGAGCGTTTGTCAACAAGGTTGACAGCATATAGGCTTGACTCAAGGAATCATGGTTCCACATATGGTTAACCACGATAAGGAATTGGATGTATTTGAAATCACACTATTGGATTCAGATATGGACACTACATTTTTACAGGAGCAAGTATAATGAATGCATTACAAGTTGAAGAGAGTTACTACATTTCACACACTACCGATTACAGTTCATTTGCAGATGCAATTCAGAACGTGGGCCCTGGGCCATGCACAGTCTTTGATTGTCCAAATCAAGTGAAGTGTAAAGAAGAAAAGGTTGAGTGTAAAGCATTCAGATATTGGGTGAACAATGGGTCATTTGAAACCTATTCAAAAAAAGATGGTGGTATGATATCTATAGAAAAAGGTGTAGGAAAGTTACTTCAACCAATAAAATAAACTTGACAAAGCCCCTCACTTTTTTATATACTACTAATGATGAGAAAAAAAGTTAAATAACGGAGACTATATTATGACTGATACAAAAAGAACTTACGACAGAAGCGAGTCGATAACAGTGGCGGGAAAACCGTTTCACTATACGCCTGATAGGAAAGAATTCCTAGAAACGTTGACCAAGACGTACCCTAATAAAACTTCCTTTACGAAGGAAGAGATTAATAACACTGGTCACTTCCCATATTGGATTAAATCTGCAAGGTATAATTTCAAAGAGGGTGTTGGTATCTTCAATCTTGAGGGCTGCTATCAGTGGTTACAATGGTGGGTATGAACCCGAAGTTGTTACACCAAAAGTTATTCCGATTCCTGCTCAACCTGTTGCAAGTAACATGCCTGTTGCTGCTCAAACTGAGAGTGTGAATCTTATGTCGGATGCAAAAATAATTCCCGAGAAGATGGACAACTATGTTCCATTCGGACACTTCAAAGATGTTAAGAACATCATCAAATCTAAAATCTTCTTTCCAGTATTTGTTACTGGTCTGAGTGGTAACGGTAAAACACTTATGATTGAACAAGTGTGTGCCCAACTGAAGAGAGAACTCTACAGGGTCAACGTTACAATCGAAACCGATGAAGATGATTTAATGGGTGGTCACACTCTAGTCAATGGTAACATTGTCTACAGGGAAGGGGCCAGTTATCAAAGCAATGAGAAAAGGTGCTGTCCTTCTTCTTGATGAAGTTGACTTGGGTTCAAACAAGTTAATGTGTCTACAATCAGTTCTTGAAGGTAAAGGATACCTAATCAAGAAAACTGGTGAGTGGGTTGCACCTAAAAAAGGTTTCACTATTCTTGCTACTGCAAACACGAAAGGTCAAGGGTCAGACGATGGTAAATTCATCGGGACTCAAATCATGAATGAGGGCGATGCTTGAAAGATTTGCAATTACCATGCAACAAGAATATCCGCCAGTGGTTACTGAAAGAAAAATTCTTGAAATGGAAATGGCATTGACTGGTGAAGTTGATTCAGAGTTCACAACCAAACTGGTTGACTGGGCAGACATTATCAGAAAGACCTACTATGAAGGTGCTATTGATGATGTTATCACAACAAGAAGACTTGTTCACATCGTCAATGCATTCAGAATGTTCAATGACAAACTGAAGTGTATCACAATGTGTATCTCAAGGTTTGATGAAGAGACTAGGAATAGTATTCTCGACCTCTACTCCAAGATTGATGCTGGAGTGGACTTGAATGCAGAAAACTCTATTGACGAAATGGAAGACTAGGAGTATACTAGTATCATGTCAAACAAAATAGAATACAAATACAATGAGAAGGAACTCCTTTCGGAGTTCTCTTCTTATGTAGATGCCACATATGGTGCTCACTACTCTAAAGATAAGTTTCAGGCGACTGAGTTTATTATGGACGGTGGTCACGGTGAGGGATTTTGTATCGGTAACGTGATGAAATATGCACAACGATACGGTAAGAAGGATGGTTATAATCGTGCTGACCTTCTCAAGGTAATCCATTATGGATTCCTTGCATTGTACAACCACGATGTTTATAAGGAGACTAAGTAGTGATGAAAATTAGTGATGACACGAGGAATGTCTTAAAAAATTTCTCAACAATAAACCAAGGTATTAAAGTCAGTGAGGGCAACCAACTGAAAACAATATCGAATATGAAAAACATTCTTGCAGTTGCAACTGTATCTGAGGAATTTCCTCAAGATTTCAGTATCTACAATCTGCCAGAGTTCTTAGGTGCAACCAGTTTACTGGAAGACCCCGACTTTCAGTTCAATGATTCTTCTTTGAGTATTGCAGATAGCAATTCTTCAATGAATTATTTCTTTGCAAGTGAAGGTATGGTGGTAACGCCAGATAAAATGATTACAATGCCTGAGTCAGAAGTATCATTTGATGTGTCTTCAACACTGTTGAATGACCTTAACAAGGCTGCAAGTGTTCTAGGTGTAGGTGATTTGATTTTAAAATCAGATGGTACTACTATAACCTTAGAAGTTACAGACAAAAAGAATGACACTTCAAACACATTCAGCAGAGTTGTTGGAACTGGAAACGGTGTGTCTTTCATAATGAACTTTAAGATTGAAAACTTGAAAGTGCTAGAGGGAAACTATTCAGTTTCAGTATCTTCAAAAGGTATCTCTAACTTCAAGAACAAAGATATTGATTTGGAGTACTTTATCGCATTAGAACCCGATTCAAAATATGATATTTAACCTATATATTAGTGTGAGTATTGTACTAGTCTCTACAATTATCACGGGAGTAATTCAATCTCATCAATCTTCAAGGGTGAATTACACTGTGGACTCGGCGGGGAGTTCATCTCTATTATGAAAGAAGAATTTTTATACGTGGAAAAGTATCGACCTCAAACAATTGAGGATACGATACTTCCCAACCATCTAAAAGATACATTCAAAAAATTCGTTCAAGAAGGCGAGATACCTAACTTATTACTTTGTGGTTCTGCTGGTGTTGGTAAAACAACAGTTGCAAAAGCACTGTGTAATGAGATGGGTGCCGACTTCATTGTAATCAATGGTTCGGACGAGGGTAGATTGATTGATACCCTAAGAACTAAGATTAAAAACTTTGCATCTACAATGTCACTTAGTGGTGGTTCAAAGGTGGTGATACTAGACGAGGCAGATTATATTTCTGCTGACTCAGTTCAACCTGCTTTGAGAAACTTTATAGAAGAGTTCTCTTCTAATTGTAGATTCATCTTTACTTGTAACTACAAGAACAGAATTATTGCACCACTACATTCTAGAACAACAGTGATTGATTTTTCAATCAAACCTTCAGAGAAACCTCAACTTGCTCAAGACTTTATGAAAAGGTTGATGGGTATATGTACAACCGAGGGAATCGAATACGAACCAAAAGTTCTTGCTGAACTGGTTATGAAGTTCTTCCCCGACTTTAGACGTTGTCTGAATGAAGTGCAACGATATGGTATTGGTGGTGTCATTGACACTGGACTTCTATCTACACTTAGTGAAGAGAAGTTAACACCTCTTATTGATATGATTAAAGAAAAGAATTGGAGTGGAATGAGAAAGTGGGTCGGAGAGAATTCAGACAATGACTTTAATACACTTTACAGGAAAGTGTTTAATTCACTTGAAGTGAAACTTGAACCATCTTCAATACCAGCTGCAGTTCTAATCATTGCAGACTATCAATACAAATCTGCATTTGCAATGGACTCAGAGATTAACTTCACTGCATGTCTAACAGAGATTATGTCGGAGTGTAAATTCAAAAATGGGTAAACTAAGACAGTGGTTAAGAAAGTGGATTGATGCACAAGTAGAAAGGTCATTACAAAGACAAGCAAATAAAATGTTTTCAAAACACAGCGTAGAATATAGAGATGGAGATAACACATGACACAATATGACGAAACAGTAGATAGACAAAGGAGATTAATCCTTGCAGAGGAATGGGCAAGTGGTGTTAAATCACTTCATGCACATTCATTAACGTCACTATGGTACGACACTAGGGGTAATGATGGTTCAGTAATGGACATAGAATACAACAATGGTGTCGTCCAAAGAGAGATTAAAGAAACAGGTGAAACTGTATTCTTTGGTGAACCTGTTACAGGTGACGACCTTCTACAACTCTTCGGACAACATACAGGAAAGTAAATGTCCAAACGTAATCCTTTTGACTTTGTCAAGTCCGTATCCTATGATAAAAAAGATATCATGGTCGACTCTGTTGAAGAGAAAGCTTACGCCCCCCTTCCTAATAAACAAATCATTATCTTATCATCAAGATTCTGTTTTCTTTACTAATGAAATGAATTGCAGACATGGGTCAGACCATCGTCTTCAATATGTGTTTTTCCTAAATACTCTTAGAAAAAGACAAAGATTTTCAAAGTGGTCTAAACCATATATTAGTAAAAAAATCGATGTCGTAAAGAGTTACTATCAGATATCAACAAGAGAGGCAAAAGAATATGTATCCCTTCTATCTGATAAACAAATACGTGAATTGAAAAACAGAATGAATCTTGGTGGAAGAGAAGATGGATGAACATAACCCTATAGTAGACGAACTAGTCGAAATAACATTTCCCGAAAAGGACGATTTCCTTAAGATTAGGGAAACACTTTCACGTATAGGTGTTGCATCAAGAAAAGAACAAGAACTATTTCAATCATGTCATATCCTTCATAAACGTGGTCATTACTACATTACTCACTTTAAAGAACTATTCAAACTAGATGGTAAGCCTAACTCAATAGATGAGTCTGATATAGGTAGAAGAAACACCTATAGTTAAACTATTAGCACAATGGAAACTTCTTACTATAGTAGATGAAACTAAAGTATCTGACCCTACTGCACCCCTATCCCAAATCAAAATCATTCCTTTCAAGGAAAAAAGTCAGTGGAAATTGACAACTAAATACAGTATTGGGTCTAATAATTCATAAATACTACTGTTAATAACTAACAGGAGATACTTATGTGGGACTTTATTAGTAGTATTTGGGCATTTATGTCTGCTATACCAGCAATCATTTCAATATGTTCAGTAATCGTTATGATGACAGACACACCTAAAGACGATGCTCTTTGGGCTAAGTGTTATAAATACATAGAAGTCTTTGCACTAGCAATAGGAAAAGCAAAAGACAAAAATCCATTATTGGATAAATAAATAGGAGTATATCATGGAAGCATATGTAGTTATAGGTATAATCGTTGCAATCGTTGTTGTCAAGTTCGTTTTGGACGGCAACAAAAAACCAACAGTTAAATCTAAACCAGTACCTTCTAAGCCAGTACAGAAGAAACCTACTACTGCACAACTTAAGAAATTGACGAAAAATCAATTACTTGATATTGCAGATAAAAATGACATCAAAGGTGTTACAAAAAGTGGTGCTAAAGCTGTAGTTGTCTCTCAAATAAGAGATAATTGGTCTGAGGGTGATGAGTTTGAAGAGGAGTAATCCACTCTAACGTTCTTAAGGGGTCTTTATGACCCCTTTTTTTCGTCTAAGAGAAGTCGAAAAAGTATAAATAATGGTATGGATATATTTGTATTGATAGGTGAAGTGGGAGCTCCGATTGCTGGAAGTCTAGTGATGGGGTTCTTCATATTCACTGTTATCAAACAAATTCTAGAAGGTGTCGTTGACGACATAAAAACTTTAACCATGTTCTGTAAGTCACTGGAAAATCGTGCAAGAACCATGTCTAATGAGATGATAAAGATAGACATGTTAGTGTCAAGTGCCTTAGAATTGAGACCCGACATAGAGAGAGTTGCACGTGCAGAGAACTTTGTGGAAGATGGGAAAGTGGATACGAGGAGAGATTAGTATGGAGACGGAAGTAGTTGAAGTAGTAGCAAATACAGACCCTACATTGGTGTCCTTACTTAATGATTATGGATTTCCTATTGTAATGATGGTCGGACTTGGATATTTTATATACTATATTTGGTGGTTTGTGGGTGAGAAATTAGAACCCGAAATTGAAAAACAACACTTTGCACTTATCAGAGTGATTGACCAAGTAAGAATGTTAGACCAAGACCTAATACGTTTACAACAAAAAGTGGATGTAGTTCTTGAATACAAAGAGAATGAAAAGAAGAGGAAAACGAAATGATTAAACCAACAGTATTAATTATAGGTTTATGTTTTGCACTTAGTGTAAGTGCAGATGAAATTGTTCACAAATTTAAGAGTCCATCCTTTAGTGGAATAGGACAGAGTTCTCATTATCTTACGATTGAGAACCAAGAGAAATCAAGACGTGATAAGATTGCTCAGGACATAGAAGATAGAATTGCAAAAGCAGAAAGAGATGCAAATAACACTACCCTTGCAAAATTTCTTAGAAATGTCGAAAGTAGAATTTACGCTCAGATAGCAAAACAGTTAGTAGAAAATATGTTCTCTAACGGAGAAGCAGCAGACTATGGTGTTTTCACTATAGAAGGTAATACAGTTACATACGAAAAATTAGTTGGAGAAGATGGTGCAGAATTCATCAGATTAACTATTGTTTCAAGTGATGGCACAACAACAACTTTAGATATACCAGTAGGTACAGGAAGTTTCTAAAAAATGAAAAATCTCGGATTGGTAGGATTGATTATCTTGCTCACCAGTGGGTGTGCAAGTATTCCTTCGTCTTATGATTCGTGTGATTCAACTGTAATGAGTAAGGTAGGTACTTGTATAGAAAAGGCAGAGGTCGTGAAGATACCGACCTATCAAGAACTTTCAGACTTACCACCTGCTAAAGTAATGCCAGTAGTTGCAGTTTATGGGTTCTTAGATAAGACAGGACAAAGGAAGAGAATGGATGGAGTTGCATCTTTCTCTACTGCAGTGACCCAAGGTGCAGAAGCATTTTTAATTGATGCACTTAAGACTGCTGGAAAAGGTAAATGGTTTAGAGTAGTAGAGAGAACAAATTTGGATGCACTTGTAAGAGAGAGACAGATTGTTCGTTCTGCTAGAGAAGACTTTGCAAATCAAGAAGGTAATGAGGATTCCCCAACGGGTATTCAACCTCTCTTGTTTGCTGGTATCCTACTTGATGGTGGGATAATTGGTTATGACACTAACATTGAAAGTGGTGGTAGGGGTGCAAGAACACTTGGTGTTGGAGCATCAGTTTCCTATCGAAGAGATGTGGTGACTGTAAGTTTGAGAGGAATCTCAGTTCTTACAGGAGAAATATTACTTAATGTACAAACCACTAAGACTATTCTTAGTACTGGTGGGGGGTATGATGTGTTCAAATTTATGGACATGGATACCCAACTTGTGGAAGTAGAAGACGGAGTTGCAACAAACGAAGGAGTATCGAAAGCTACTCGTTCTGCAATTGAACTTGCAGTCTTAGAACTAATATACCAAGGACACGATAGAGGTTTTTGGAAAATAGAGGAAAAACAAAATGAGGAATAAATTATTCATTACATTATGTTTATCATTAGGGTTAACTGGATTCGTATCTGCTGGAGCAGACGATAACGAAATTTGGTTACAACAGTCGGGTGACAATTTAGTCTTAAATTTCACTCAAAGGGGTTATGGAAACAAAGTCGGATTAGATGACTTTTCAGGAACATCAGCTGATATGATTATCACTGGTGCATCTAACACCTTTACATTAGTGCAAGACGGAGATAACAACAAATTATATGGGCCTTTTCTTGCAGATAGTTCAACAGTAAATTTAACGTTTACTGGTGATTCTAACTCCATGGATTGGAACGTAGGATATGTTGGTAGTGCAGATAACTTAAACATGTTAGGTGTTATTACAGGTGACTCAAACACATTTGACATTGATGTCGGATATGATGCATCTGCAGAATATCTTAACTGGGATTTAGTACTTACTGGTGACTCAAACGTATTCACTACTAAGATAGATAGTGACAATGCAGTTTGGAACTGGACTATTACAGGTTCATCAAATGATATTAATACTAACCAATCAGATGCAACCGATAACAGTATCACTGCAGTCTTAACTGGTTCTACAAATGATATAGACATCATTCAGAAAAGTGGAACTACAGGTTGTCCAACTGGTCAGTCATGTAGTGGTATTATTGATGTATCTTTCGTGACTTCTAATGCAAATATTGATATCGTTCAGAAAGATTCTGGCGAGTAGTCTTTTACTTATTGGTTCAGTTTCAGCTGAACCGATAGGTGAGATTATAGAATATAAGGGTTCAGCAGGACTTCAGAGAGACGGAGAGTCTACTCTTGTCAGTGCAAATACTGAACCTGAAGTCTTGATGTATGATACAGCAAAGACCCAAAATGGTAGAATGAAAATTCAGTTCAAGGGTGACCAAGAACTAGACTTAACAGAACATACCAAGGTTTGGATAGACGAGGTTTACTATGACCCCGACCCATCCAAGTCAAAGATGGCCATAAGAATGGCACAAGGCACTGCTCGGTTTGCTTCGGGTTTCGGTGGAAAAATAAAGAAAAGTAACATAAATATATCTACACCTACTGCACAAATTGCTGTGGTTGGAACCGACTTCACTACAAGTATTGATGAACTCGGAAGGTCACTTGTTATACTTTTGCCTGATAAATTTGGTAATCCTTCAGGTAAAATTATAGTCAGTAACGCAGGTGGAAGTGTAACACTAGAAGAGGCCTATCAAGCAACGATGGTTTCAACTTTTGATGATTCACCCACTAAACCAGTGACAGTGAATGGTATTGATGGGAGTATGATTGACAATATGTTTATTGTGAATCCACCCGAAGAGGTTACAGAACAAGTTGCAGAAGAATCGTCTAACAACGAAAATGATAGTAACAACATTCTAGACGTGGACTTCCTAGAGTTCAATGATTTAGAAGAAGACTATTTTGAAGATGATGAATTGGAATATACAGAACTCGACAGAGACTTATTAGATGTCGATTTCTTACAAGATTTACTGGATGTAGTTTTAGAGATTGACCGAAAGGTTGGTATTGATGCACAAAGAAGGTCAGACCCCTTTGGAGTTGCAAGAATAGAAGGAACTGCATTTGGGTTGGACAAGGACTCTCAATACAATACAATTGTAGATAAGGGTCTTGGTCAAATTTGGTTCTATAGGGAAGTACAGGGAATTATCTCTATTAAAATCCCAATCTATGCACAAGCAACGATTAGAACCACTACAGACGAAAAAGGTTCACTAATTAAAGTGGGTGATGGTTCGTCTATAAATATTACCATCACACAAACAAACTAGGAGAATTATATGAATAGTATGTTAGAAAAACTTCGTAATTGGCATGAATTTCAGTTAACTGGATTTCAAGATGCAATGAGACTTGACGATTACCATATGTTATGGTTATCATTTAGTAAAGGAGTAATATTCACATTATTATTTTTATGGATTATCTAATGAAAAGAATTATATTATTAATTTTATTGACACCTCTAACATGGGCTGGGGATAACCACGTCCATGTTGAGCAGGTAGGAAGTGGAGACGTTGACCTTACCATAACACAAGCAGGTTATGACAATGAAATTAAGTTCTCATTTGCACATAGTGGAAACACATTCAATCTATTACAAACAGGAAATGGAAACTCTATTTCTTGGGTCTCTTACTGGGGGCCAGGAAAGTCTTGGGGTGGTGACGTAGACGGAATCAACAATACTGAAAACGTAGAACAGAGTGGTGGTGCAACATATGGTAGACACATATGGGGAGACAGTAATACAGTAGACATATATCAAAACGGAAGTCACACACATAACATAGACATTCACTCAAACTCAGTAGACCATGAACTACACCAGTCGGGTAGTGGTTCACATTATGCACACACTTACTTTTATGGAAGTGCAACAGGTTCAGATACCAGTATCATGCAGAAGGGTTCGGGAAATCACAATGCACAAATTCAACTTCAAGGAAACTATCCTACAACACTGAATCTTTTACAAGAAGGTTCAACAAACAAATCATATACACTCACCCAAAATTGTGTTACAGCAGGTGGTTGTTCAGTATCGGTCACTCAACAATAATATGGCATATTCACAAAAAGTAATCGACAGATTTGAAGGTGTTCTCAATGCACCCGAACAATTCTCTGTTGGTAGATTCGACCCCAATGACCCTAATGTTGCAACAGGAATGACTGGAGCTCCTGCTTGTGGAGATGTGATGAAACTGCAACTCAAACTTGACGAGAACGAAATGATAGTAGACGTGAAGTTTAAGACTTATGGTTGTGGAAGTGCAATTGCAAGTAGTTCATTATTTGTTGACTTACTCAAAGGTAAAACTATAGAAGAAGCAAAACTTATTAAAGATAAAGAGATTGCAGAAATTCTAGAATTACCACCCATAAAATTACACTGTAGTGTTCTTGCAGAAGACTCAATCAGAAAGGCAATAGAGGATTGGGAAACAAAGAGTGTATAGTTGGAAAACAGTCCTCATCACAATCGGTGTATTTGTAGGACTTAAAATTTGGTCTCCTTATCTCGTAGAGAATATCACTTGGTCTTACTTTGATGTTCTTCATCAGAGTCAGGAAAAAGTTCAGGTAGATGACATAGTCTTAGTAGACATAGACGAGAAGTCACTTGAAGTGTTCGGTCAATATCCTATCAAACGTAGTATCTATAGGGATATCCTACTTGACACTCATTACACTAATACACATGTTTTCACTCAACTCTTTAACCAACCTGATAGAAATCAGGGAGAGGATGAAATCTTTGCAGAAGGATTAGTCAATAGATTGACAATTCTATCAGCTGCACCTACCATTCAAAAGAACACTGGTTCTGCACCCTTCGTAGGTAACTCTACTTTCGGTAGTGGAAAGGCAACAGACCACCTATGGAATTTTACAGGAATATCAAGTCCTATCAGGATACTTCAGGATAATACTTACGGAGTTGGGGTTACTGTTGCAACACCTAGTGTAACTGGGACTGCAAACTTTGATGGAACGATAAGGTCTATCCCGTTAATCGTAACTGCAAACGAACAGGTATATCCGTCTCTTGCACTGGAAACACTTCGTGCATTAAAAGACCAACCATCCTATCAAACTAAAATTACAGAAGTCGGAGTAGAGTGGGTAAGAATGGGTAGAGACAAACCTATTACCACCACTCCAACAAGTGATGTTATGGTAACCTATTGGAATGAGTTCCAACGGGTTTCTGCAGTAGACTTACCTAATCTAAATCTTACTAATAAGATTCTTGTATGGGGTCTGACGGCAGAGGGTTTAAATAATCCAGTTTCAACCCCAGTGGGAATATTGTATCCTCACGAAGTTCAAGCAAACCATATCCAAACCGCCTTGTCAGGAGTTCAAATACAACAATCCTACTATCTTGAATTGCTCGAGATTGTTCTTCTGATGACAGTTCTTGTATTGATATTGGTGATGGTTTACAGGCTTCCCACAATTCTTTCGGGGATAATGAGTCTAACACTTGTAGGACTTCAAATCTTCGGGAGTTATTATATTTGGACTTCAAGTCTCGTTCTTTTCGATACCTTCTTTTCATCAATTGCCTCCTTGATTGTGTTTGGTCATGCCTCTTTCAATCAATACTATACAACCTACCAACTCAAAGAAGAAATTAAGAAGCAGTTCCAAAAGTATTTATCTCCTGACATGGTTGACCAACTCGCAGAGAATCCCGATTTACTTAAATTAGGTGGAGATAGAAAGGAACTTACTTTCATGTTTATGGACATATGTGGATTCACCCCCATAAGCGAACACTACATGAAACAAGACGACCCCGAGGGATTAGTAGAATTGATTAACAAATTCCTTGACATGCAAACAAAGATAATCCTAAATAATAATGGAACAATTGATAAGTATATGGGCGATTGTATTATGAGTTTTTGGAATGCACCTTTAGATTGTCCCGACCATGCCGAGATGGCAGTCAAGTCTGCAGAAGAAATACTAATTGCTACCAAGGAACTCAATGAAGAACTCAAACCACTCGGCCTTCCCCCTATCAATGTTGGTATTGGTATTAACACTGGTGAGTGCATCGTTGGAAACATGGGGTCAGAACTTAGATTTGACTATTCCGTCATTGGAGATGCCGTCAACCTTGGAGCTAGACTCGAAGGACAAACAAGAAATTATGATGGGGTGGACGTGTTGTTGGGACAAGAAACATATCGACAATGTCCGTCTAGAGCATTCACTGAAGTCGACAGGATTACAGTTAAAGGAAAATCCGAACCAGTTACAGTTTACACTATCTGAACCACCTAGTACGTTTGACTGGACTGCATTCTATACTCTTCAACTACTAGATATCTATTCTACATATCGTGGACTTAAATATGATTGTGTCGTAGAAATGAATCCAATCGTAGGAGAGTCTCCTTCAGTTGCTAGAATGTTTGCAGTTAAGACTGCAATTCTAATACCTGCTATTGAGGTGGATAGAAGAAACAACGAAATAACTGAAGATACATTCCACGAAATGAACTTTCTTATGTCCATAGTAGTTGCAAATAACTTTGACCAAGTAAAACAGGCAAAAAAATATTGCAATAAAAGATAAAAACCCCTTGAAATTTTAGAAAAAGTCCTTATAATAGTAGTATGGTGTTATAAATACCATTGTGATGCCCATTAGGGGTCACATAACAATAACTTGCTTAATAAAGGAGAAAACTATGACTATCTATGACGATGTCTTCGGGAAATCATTCCCATTCGCAATCGGGTTCGACAGAACTCTACAACTATTAGAACGTGCTGATACACATTCTAATGTAAACTATCCACCTTACAATATTGTAAAACACGATGCAGAGAACTTCTCTATCGAACTTGCAGTAGCTGGATTTGATAAGAAAGATATTTCAATCTCAAAAGAGAAAGAAGTTCTTGCAATTGAAGGTAAACAAAAGGATGGAGAGGAACTTGAGTATGTCCATAAAGGACTTGCATCACGTTCATTCAAAAGAACATTCACACTTGCAGACGATATAATCGTTAAAGGTGCAGATATGAAGAATGGTATTTTGAGTGTCAGTTTAGAGAGAATTGTGCCTGAGGAAGACAAACCTCAAGAAATCAAAATTTCTTAAAAAACCCCTTACAGATACACCTGTTATGAGTTATAATGGGTGTATCTTTTTTATATTATGGAGAACTAAAAATGTCAGAAGAAATTCACATGGGTAAACCACTAGAGGTAGGAATGTCCTTACCCGAAGTAATAGTCCCAGTCAGAGTCGATGGAGACTTTGTAATGTTAGACACTAAAGAACAATTTGCAGATAAGAGAGTAATCTTATTTGGATTGCCTGGTGCATTCACCCCAACATGTTCATCACAACAATTGCCTGGCTTTGAGAAACTATTCTCTCAATTCCAAGAAAAGGGAATTGATGAAATCTATTGTGTATCAGTTAACGATTCATTCGTAATGAATGCATGGTTTGATGGTCAAGGGATTGAAAATGTGAGACCACTTCCCGATGGGAATGGTGAGTTTACACATGAGATTGGTGCAGAATGTAGAAAGTCTAATCTAGGTTTTGGTATGAGGTCTTGGAGATATGCAGTTGTAGCCAACAATGGTATTGTTGAACAGGTGTTTATTGAAGAAGGATATCAAGACAATGCAGAGAACGACCCTTACGAGGTATCAACACCCGAAAACGTTCTAGAAAACCTCTAGACAATACTACGCTAAATATAGTATAATAGGTTTATGTCATATAGAGTAATCAAAACATATGGAAATGATACTGGATTATCATGTGCATTCCGTCAATGGAAAGCAGATAGTCACTGCAATCTAATACATGGATATGCATTAGGTTTTGAAATTACTTTTGAGTCAAAGACACTAAACGATAAGAATTGGGTTATTGACTTTGGAGATTTGGGTGTGTTAAAAGATTTTCTTAAAAAGTCTTTTGACCATACAACTGCAGTTGCAGAAGACGACCCAAACCTTATTGAGTTTACTAACCTAGAAAAATCGGGTATGATTAACTTGTTCATTATGAAAAATGTAGGATGTGAAGCATTTGCACAATTAGTGTATGACTTCTGTTCAACCACTTATGGTGACGACAGAGTTAAAGTCGTATCAGTAAGATGTTTTGAACATGGAGCAAATAGTGCTGTATTCGGAAATTTTTAGAAGTATTCAAGGTGAAGGTCATTACACGGGAGTCCCAACTGTTTGGTTGAGATTCTTTGGTTGTAATTTAGAGTGTAATGGATTTGGCCAGACCAATCCTAAAGACCCATCTACATATGAACTACCTTACGAAAAGATTGACCTAACAGAGATAACATCCGTAGAGGAATTACCAGTATTCAAATACGGATGTGACTCTTCTTATTCATGGTCTAAAAAGTTTGCAAAGATACAAAAGAAAGGAACACCCGAAGAGGTTGCAGAGAACCTTCAATCTCTGATTACATCAGACCAATATCATATTGCATTCACTGGTGGAGAACCATTACTACCAGCTGCACAAAAGAATATGGTAAAGATAATGGAACACATGAAGCATCATGACATTACCATTGAAACTAATGGTACTCAACAACTTAAAACAGAATTTCACAATTACTTTTCATTCTATGACAAAGAGTTATTCTTTTCAATCAGTCCTAAGATACAGGGAACTAGTGGAGAGATAGATGCAGTCAAACCCGAAATCATTAAAACATATCATGACCTATCTGATAAAGGTCAACTTAAGTTTGTTTGTAATGGAACCGATGAGTCATGGGAAGAGATTGAAAATGCAATACAAGATTGTAGAGACCTAGGTATTGAATATCCAATATGGATTATGCCTGTAGGTGCATTAGAAGAAACACAAAAAGACAATGCAGCTATGATTGCAGAACAAACAATGGATAGAGGATACAATGTATCTGCAAGAGTTCATTGTTACATATGGGGAAATCAAATTGGAACGTAATCTAATTATATCCTGTTGTCCCGATAAATTGGAAGGAAGTCATAAGGCTATTGATATCTATCAAGGAAGAAGTTACAAACTAGTACGTTCAGAAACGCTAAATAATATTAGAGTCTTTATACTATCTGCAAAATATGGTCTACTAAAGTCAGACACTATGATTGAGAACTATGAGTTGAAGATGGATGAGGAAAGGTCACTAGAACTAATAGAAGAAGGAAGACCATTTGAGTTAGAAGGGGAAGTTTATGTTTATGGTGGAAAGAATTATAGAAATGTAGTTAATGCATGGTTTGATAATGTTACTGAACTTGTCGGGCCAAATAGAGGAATAGGAGACCATTACTCTGCATTGAAACAGTTTATTGAAAAGAACCAAAATATAGGAAGGTTACCATTATGAAAGATAAAGTATTAGTAGTATTAAGTGGTGGACTAGATTCATCTGTTGCAACTATGATGATGGTTGATAAATATGGCTCTGATAATGTACAAACTATAACATTTGATTACAATCAGAAACAAAGAGTAGAGATTGAAAAGGCATTTGAGTTAACAAACAAGTTAGGTATTAAATACAAGTTAGTCAATTTAGATATGTTAGGAGATATTGCATCACCTATGTCTGCAAACATAAGTGGTTCTAATATAGACATGCCTAATATTAAAGAAGTATTAGGAGACCCACAACCAGTTACTTATGTTCCATTTAGAAACATGATACTATTATCAATTGCATTGTCTCATGCAGAAGTGCAAGGGTGTAATAAGATTGTTACAGGGTTACAAGTACATGATGAATATGGATACTGGGATACAACTCAAAAGTTTGTAGATTCTATGAATGCAGTTGCATCACAAAACAGACAACATAAAATAGAACTACTTGCACCTTTCTCAGAAATGTCAAAAACAGATGAAATAAAGATTGCAATAAAACTTGGAAAATACCCCTTGTTAAAACATACCCTTACATGTTATAATCCTACTAAGGATATTTCTTGTGGTACATGTCCATCATGTGCAGAAAGAATAAATGCCTTCATGAATGTAGGTAAGGTTGACCCGATACCTTATGCAATAGAGATAGATTGGA